TCGTAAATACTAGCTAATTCCTTTTTATCTAATTCATACTGTTGTAGAGTATTCCATTCCTCATCTGTCATTGATTCGTAATGAATTACTCCATTATTATCTCTATACTTATTAGATAAAGTTCTTATCTTAGACATTATCATCTCTCTTGCTGAAGCAGCTTCAGGGCTAAGAGAATTCATTAAATCGTAGAATTCATTAGTATATTTACGTTCACAGTGCTCTGATAACCATTTATTAAGTCTTTTATTATACTCTGTTCTAGTAGCTATATTTTCAGGTAATTGAAGAGTCTGATGGTCTACACCAAATTCTTTCTATAACTATTCTTTAAACTATTTTAAATCTTTATAAAATCTACCATAGTTCAAATCTCTAATTATATAACCGGTAGTATTACCATTCTCATCTACTTCAAATAATAACTTCTAATTTCTATTTCCCGCTACCTTTAATAGTTTGTTTAGTTCATTAGCTTTTTGAAACACTACTTCATTTATACTATTTTCAGTATTCTATAGTATATTAAATAAACTCTTGATAGCTTCATCATTGATTCTATCTCCAGAACCTAATACTCTAGTAATGTAGCTGATATCAAAATCTGTCTTTCTAGTATTTTCAGATATATAGTTATATATAGTAGGACTATTTACCTTTATACCTTCCTTTAACATGATTCTCTAAGCATTAACCACTTGCATACGTTTAACTGCATCATAGCTCTAATCTAAAATACTCTTACATAATTGTAGTTCTGTCATTAATTTATTATAATTTACTTCTCCTACAATTTGTTTATAAGTATTCATGTTTACTAAAGAATTATATATATCTTTAGCCTACTCACAGTAAAAAGCAAAATAGTTCTTATTTAATGCTACGAGTTCTTCGTCTGTTAGAGCATCAGCCTAACCTTTATAAGCTTCTACCACTCTGTTACCTACATCTCTAACATCTAACTTTAAGTCTGTAATAAAAGAAGCTATAACATCAAAATCGCTTATAGCAGCATTCTATAGATTAGCAATTTGATACTTAATGTTCTCTATTACTTCCGTTCTTTTAGATATATCAGTAATATCTATACTACGTAATCTAGATTGTAAACCAGATAGTAAGTTCTATCTTATATCAGACAATCTCTTATCTAACTCTTCTTTAGTATCAAAGTTATATTTCTCTGCTTCATGAATATTTGTTTCGAGTTGTTTAACTTCATTATTTAATGATTTCTCAAACCTAATATTAGCAGATTCATTATTGTCTTCTAGATTAAAAGATAATAACTCCATTAATAGATCTCTAGTATTCTCTGTATTTCTTACATGTTCTTTTCCAGTAAGTAAATCAATGATTGCAGACCATACCTCTCTTATCTTACTTATAGCTTCTCTAAATAATCCTTTCTATCTAGCATCATCTACTATATTATTTACAAATTCTTCATTAGTAAGAAATTCAGCTATAAATTCAAATTCATCTTTTAAACCGTATAATCCACCAGTCCATTTGCCTTTTTCATCATGTATACTCTAATATAAAGATCTATTAAATTCTAGTAAGTCTTTTACTTTATTATATACTTTTATTTCTAAATCAGTACCTACACCATTTTTAACATTTTCAAAAGATCTTGAAGTAAATGCATGAACCATTTCATGTACAATACTTCTTGCATTGTACTCCATATCTGTTTCTTCAAATATCTCTTTACTAATCCATATAGTGTGAGTATTACTACTATACCACATGTAATCCCCATTAGCTAATTGATCTCCTTCCTCTGTTATACCAATATATACATCAGTATCAGAGAATAAATCAAGTATCTAGTATGCTATAGAATCTTTTGGTATATACTGTTTTAAGCGTTCAACTACTTGTCCTGATGTAGTACTCATATGAGGAGAACCATCTGACCAAGTACCGGTAATATCACCTATATTTGAAAAGAAATAAGAAGGCCACCCCTAAGCCGGTATAAACGTTTTAGCTATCTATCTAATAGCTTGATTACGATCTCCGTCAAAACGTCTTAAAAGGTCTGAAAACAGCTCAGACTAAGACCCATCTGGGCCCTAGTCTATAGCATAACCATTATTTTCAGATATGATATAATAAGCAGCATCTTCACTGCCTAACACTCTAGCAACTTCATCAACAGCTGCTTTTACTTCTTTGTTATTTAAATTTAAACACTGCATAATTATTCACATTCTTTTTTACGTTTCTTACCCATTTCAGCGAGATAAGTCATATCTACCACATCTTCAGTAACATCCATGTTGAAAGCTTCATTTGCAATAGAAGAAGTATCTACATTAGCAAAAGGATCTTCTGTTTCTTGTGAGAATTGTTCTTGCATATCAGAGAATATATATAACTATTCATTTATGATGTCCATAGCTTCAGATCCATCAAATGATTCTTCTAAACTAACATTGACAAAGTCTGATACATCTGTTTCATCATATACTACATTATCTTCAGATAACGGATCTATATTAAAGGTAGTATCTACTACTTGCGTATCAGATACATCACCTTCTATTTGCTTCTATGTTCCGTTTATTTTTACCTAAATATTATCTGAACTAAGAGGTATAAACTGTTTAGTAAATCTACTTTCATCCTTTAATTTAGGTAATTTAACTCTAGACATTGCAGTTTCTGCTATAACACTATCATCAGTTAATACATTTTCGTCAAACGCATTCTAATCAAAAGCTGATATATCCAAACCACCTTTTGCAAATTCATTAACTCTAAATCCATTTTCTTTAATACCTAATTTAGGTATTCTCTTATAGATTAGTTTAGCTCCTCTTTTACTCTTCTTACCTTCATCATTTACATAAGCTATTTCGCCAATTAATTGATATAATTGAATTGAAGTATTATATCCAGAACCATTATTTACAGTTATGAATTCCGCTCTTCTAGTTCTATAGTGAGGAACAGCAAAACTGTCATACATAGTAATAGCTTTACCTCCAATGTTACTTCTAGATTTAGACAATACAATATCATAATCACTACTCTTAGAACGGTCTTCCTATTGTTGTTGGAAAGGATCGTTGCTATTAGGCTTAAGATTGATATTATATTTAGGAACTATATTAGGATCATCCCACATATTTCTAGCTATTGTTAATCTAATAGAAGGAAAACTCATAGATTGAGGATCATCCCCAGTTTGAGCTATAGAACTATATCCAGATATATCTCCTCCATTTTTAAATTGGTCTAATACTTCTTTAATATTAGATACATAACCATTATCAATCTTATATTGAATAGGAACTAAATGGAAGAACGCATTTACTCCTCTTTCATCATAAGAAGTATAATATGCATATTTAACCAAATCTTCTGCAAATTCTCTAACTATATCATCGGTATCTTCAAGTAATTGAGCGAAAGCAGATATTAACTGATTCTCTCTATCATAGTCATTGTTCATTGATGATTCAGATAGAATAATTCTGTCTACATTCTACCCTTCTAAGCCATCTGCTGGATATTCCTATAAATAATTTAATAATTCATTCTTTATAGTTCCATCTTGATTAATAAGATGTGGAAAAGCCTCTTTATTAAGTAACAGATATCTCTTAAGTTTAGTTAATCTAGAACACATAGTATTCTTACCTATAAACATACATCTAAATTGATCATCAGTCATTTTAAGGAAATCAATGTTAGAAGTAGCTCTAGCTCTAATTATACTATCGATCATTCTATTTATATTCTGAACAAACTTCTTATCACCCTAGTGTTTATAGGATATTAAATCGTTGCCATCTGTGCCTTTGATGATATCTCCTCCTACAATATTACCCATTACTGAATTAAATATATTCTAGTAAGTCCAAGTTGCAGGGAACGTTTGACTCTTAAGAATCTTTCTGGCTATAGTAGTAGCATTATATAACTTCTTACTTAAGAATGTATTACTAAAGTAGTATTTCAAAGCATCGTCTACTTCCTTACCTTTTATTTCAAATACTCCGGAATTATCATATATAAATGTCTAGTATGAATTCACAAAGTTTAACTATAGTGCAAGATTATTACCAAATTTCTTAGTATCAATCTGAGATCTATGTACTAATTCACTAAGTGTTTTAGCATCCATACTTAGTTCTTTATAAGCGTGCAATACAATAATCTATTGATATAAGAATAGTAAATTATCCTGCTTTCTATTCTTTAAAGCGTATATAAGACTAGATTCATCAAATACCTGTGTCTTATCTATTACTTCACTCTTTATTCCAGGGTATGCAGAGTACCCAATTTCTTCAGCTAAACCATTATATTTAGCTTTCCAATTTTGTTTACTTTCGCCTTCTGGCAGAGCATCTATGGCTTCTTTAAGTAACTTACCATACACATTGTATAATCCAGTAATTATCTAGTTTTCCTATAGATTCTCAGCTCCATATACTCCTTTACTATTGATAACTCTATTGGATAACTCTTTTAATATAGGTTGAGCTAAGAAATAGAAAGTATTCTTACCTTTACCACCTCTAAGTAATAGGTTAGTCATATTATAAGTAACCTGATTAACATTTAAAGCAATAATGTAAGGGTCTTTAGCAACGTCTACATGAGCATTAATCATAGCAGATAACCAGTCAAGAATTCTAAATCCATCTTGACCCTTAATAGCATCTAAATCTCCTAATTGATATACATTACTATGACTGTATATCATATTAAGATGCATTAACTGTGTTAATACATGATTAGTAGAGTTAAGAGCAAATGGAGCAATACCAGCTTTACCACTAGTATATTCTTCTTTTCTAGATTCCTAGAACGAAGGCAATAATTCATAGAAAGGATCTGCTTCTTGTTTACTAGAACTTGATATTAACGGTAATACATCGTCTTGTAGCATACCAGTAAGAGTATCAATAGACGCTCTAGTCTCAGCCATATTCTTAGTATCTGATACTACTAATTGATAATTCTGTATTATCATGTTCTGTAACGCTTCAGGACTTTGCTCTCTTACTTTGTCATTAGTATATTGAACTATATTTCCATCTGTATCGTAATTCAACATAGCAATATACAGTTTATCAACGTCGAAGTCAGAACCAGTCATTGCTGTAAATTCGTCAGGAACTACTATAGTATCGCTGAATCTATCAGGAAGCACATCTACTACTTTAAATGAGAAAGTAGAAGACAAACCCTGAGTAGGGATACGATAGCCAATACCTTGTGGAGTAGAATTAGTGCCAATTATATTATGGTCAGTTAACCATTTCTTCATAGTTCCATAAGAAGTCTAATATTCTTTTGGTACTATATGTCTAAAGAAGTTAGTACTTAGAATAACATCCATACTTCCATCTTTATTTAGGAATCTAAGCTTCTTACCACCATTAAATGCACCATTTAACTCTGATTCTTTCATTCTAGCATCAGTTGCTTTTAAACCAAATGAAGACATCTGAATAGCAGAACCGCCAGGAGTATTAATATCTACTACTTCTTTGTTTATAAATGATATAATTCTACTTTCAATCCACTGTCTACTACTCTGGGCTGCTAATGGAACAAGTATATTTCCGTCCTAATCAAGAGTAAGACCTTTAACAAACTCATCAGACATACCAGAGCTAACTGCCTAACTAACCAAATAGTCTGATAAAGCCTTATTATTCAGTTTGCCTTTATGGAAGAATCTCTTAATTATTCTCTTATAACCTATATCAGATAACTAATTGATAGCATCCATTGTTTGAGTCTTAATCTGTTGACCAGTCTTAGTAGTGGCTTTATTAGTACCGTACACTCGATCGTCTATAAGATTACCCAAACATATTTTAACAGCCTAAGTACCAAATGAACGGTCAATATGTTCGTGTGGATCTGTGTTCAACTGTAAACGTAAATTACGAATATCTTGAACAAATACAGGTAAATCTCCTTCTTTCTTAGTAAGATTGAAGGATTTTTTATTCAAACCTTCAACATTAAAGTGTTCGTTTTTAGGACCTTCGTAAGCTTCAAATTTAGTTCTACCGCCAACCTTAACAGCAGATTCAAAAGTAACCATATCGATTACTCCCAATTCTTCATTATTCATACGGTCATACAAAACCTTATTATCAGCCTTAGCTATTACTTTGAATAATGGGAACATAGCCATCTTATCGAATACAGGAACATTTAGATTTATATCACTTTCTCTATGATCTCCAAAATATACCATCTTTAAAGGTTTAACTACAAGAGCTAAAGTTTTCTGATATAATTCTGGATTATTCATCCATGACTCATCTTCTCCTTCCATTATTTGATAAGCTTCTTCGATAGCATCACTCCATTGTCCTAAAGCTTTCATAATACGTCTATACATAGCAGGACGAATATACACAGCAGCATCAGACTGATTAATATTACCACCTTTAATATCTCCTTTATCGTCCCTTCTGAAGTCGTACGGTCTAGCACTAGCATTAGTATAGCTATCTACAAACTCTTTCTAATTTTTAGTAAGAGAATTATAGAAGGCATCTTCTTTCTGTTTAGTAGATAAAGCCTCTATAATTTCATTGTCGCTTAAATTAGGATGAGCTTCGCTGTATAAATCACGTAGAATAGAGTTTCTGAATATACTTTTTAATTCGTCATAATAATCAGAACCAAGCATATTATCAGCAAGATGCATTACTGTTACTTTAGTATCATTCTCAGCCGGATTATCCCAGATAGTTCTAAGATTAGTACCAGTAGATAATACAGAAGACAAACGTTTAATCTTATCAACATCTTTACCAGTTATAACATCAATAGAATCTCCTTGTTCGGTCTTAAATTTAGACTTCTTCCACTTATAATAAGCAGGATCTCCTGTAAAACACTTCTCTACTTCCATGATAGAAATAGCCTGATTAGCTACATGAGAACCAATTACAGAGAATAATATATCTTGATTCTTAAGACCAGACTCTTCAGATGTATACATTGAACTATCTAGTTCTGATTTATAGTAATCGAATATATTACTAGGTATTAACTTATTAACATATTCGCCATTTGAATATCCAAGTATACCTCTCTTTACAAGAGCTCGCATTTCTCTTTGAGTAGCATACAGTAACAAATGATTTATTGCAGAGAATATAGGAGCAGAAGGTTCTATAACTTCTTTAGAATTAGGTTTAGATGCACCTAGCAGTAATACTTTTAGATCTGATAAGTACTTCTGAACCTCTTCTGTAGTACCATATTGTTCTAATCTTGCTAATTCTTGGTTGACATTTAAAATATCTTCACCAAGTCTTAATCTAGTAAAGTATCTGAATCTACCTCCATTGCCAGTATGATCCATCTTACCATTTTTAATCTTACCGTGGTAATTATCTACTCTTAATGTAGGATGCTGTGCAATATAGTCTTTTTTCTAGAAGTAATCCCATACTGCATTAAATTCATCTAACCAATAATTAGCAAATATATTAAGAGTACCTTGACTAAATCTTCTTTCTCCTACATAAGTAGAATTTTCAGCTGTTAAATCTTCTCCAATAATAGCTGCATAATTAGCGTCTCCTTCATCAATATATTTACTAGTAAGAACATCTTTTACCATTTTAATGCCTGATATACTATACCAAGTCTTTTTATCAGACATAGTAGGTAATATCATTCTATCATTAAAAGTAAGAGTAAGCTTAGCAATATAATCTTCAACAGGAGTAATACCGAAATAATCTCTACTAGACTCATCTATATTCAGTGCTAAGAAAGTATGCAATTTAAATTTAGTATTCTTAGCATTAGCTATCAAGCTATGCGCAGAGAATGGAGTACTTAATATCTATTGTTTCTTACCATTAGCGTCTTGATTAATATTACGCACTTGGTCTGTCATATAGTTATTTTCACTAATAGGATAAATCAATGCACCATCTGCTCCAACAACACTGAATTCTTGAGGAGAAGGATGTACTTTACCATAAGATATCGCCATTACAGCTATCTAACTATTAGAATTTCTACCAAATGTAAACATTCTATCTAAAGTTCTAGAGTATCCACCACCTGATGTAGATTTTACACCTATATCTTTAGTTTCAGCTAATTTAATCAAAGTAGCTAAAGTACCTTCATTAAATCTCTCTGTTTTACCAGCTCCAGTGCCTTTCCAGAAATTATATAATTTATCAAATTCAGTAGCTCCAACATAGAAGTTATTAAGCATATAATCTAATGCTAAGTTATCCATAGGAATAGACAAAGCATTAAATACATCCAATAAAGTATCCTTTATTTCCTATATCTTAGTATCATCTACTGGTTTACCTTTCTTTATTCTGTCACTTACTATTTTAAAAGTAGAACTTAATTTACCTCTTCTGTCTTTTAAGAATTTAGCAAACTCTGGTTTGATGAAAGGTCTACCGCTATCTGTTCTATCTATAGCGTCAGATGCGAAGAACATACCTGACCATCTAGCAGGGAGTCTACCTACTTTACGTAAATTATCACTATCTTCTACAACCCAATTAAATTTACTTAAGCTAGATTGTATTTCACTAGCTATTTCATCTTCAGACTTACCTCTTGTATTTATTTTAGGATGTTTAGTAGTAATAGTATCTAACTATACTTTAGAACTCTTTATGGTTATCTCTAACTAAGTTTTAGTATTGTCAGATATAGGAGCTTCTTCAGAAGTGAGTATATCATATAATGATTTAAAGAAAGGAATAGTATTACCTAAATTAGCGCTTCTATCTATTATATCCTAGTACTTATCTATATCCCATAGGTTCTCCATAATTTGATTCCATACAAAATTGAAATCTTCAGTTACAGGGAGTTGGAACATATCATCATGTACAGGGAATAACTCTTTAGTTATAACACCAGTTTCTTCATTTTCAACAAATTGGTATTCATACTTAGGTATAGAGTAGAAGAACAGTTTAGCTCTAAAGCTAACGTTATCTTTCTTACTTACTTCACCTTGATTCTTATCCCAATTGTTTTCAGATTGTTCACCAGTCTCTACTTTTAATCTAGACTCTTCCTCATTATCTACTTTTTCTACTTCTCTAATTCCTAATTGTTCTATCTTCTTACGAACATATCTAGTAAATATATCTTTGTTATTTACTATATCCTGAGCAATATCTACATATTCGTCAGGTATCCAACCAAAGTCTATATTCTACTGTAATCTGTCAAATAACAAAGAAGTATTAAGATTATGAACATCCTCTATAGTTCTAATATTAAATATAGATAATGCCCCACTAGTAAGAGAATTAACAGCATGATAGAATACATCTGGATCAGTTATATGAGGTAATTTAGCTTCTTCCTCTTTTGATAAACCTGGTATATAGTAAGACAAACCCTCTGGTTTACGGCTATAGAAATCTTCTAATGCTTGCTTAGAGGCTTTATAATCCTTAAACTAACCATCGTTTATACTCTTGAAAAAAGCTCTGATTATATTTCTATGAGAATTCCAGAAGTACAAGGTATTATATATCTTCTTAAAGATTCTAATGACATTATATAATAAACCTTTACCGTTTTGATCCTTAGCGTAATTACGGAATTCTTCAGCAAGCGCTTCCTCTGCTTCATCTTGAGTAAGATTTCTAGCACTTCTTTTAGATTTAGAATATTCTTGATATAACTTAGTTCTCTATTGTTCACTCAATAGCATTTGAGTTACATAGTGGAATGCTTCGTGATATTCTACACCTGCACCAGATTGTCTAGATAAAGATATACGAGGTATTAATTCGTTAGAAAGCGCATCCATTACTACACTGAACAAACCGTACGCCTCTTCATTAGCTCCAAACTTAATCATTTGGTCTGTTACTAATATCTGATCGCTATCTATACCTAACTTATCAAATAACCATTTCTTAGCAGAATCTTCATTAAACTTACCTCTACCTTTAATAGTTGATTTAAGACCACCTAAGAACTTAATTGGAGTAAGAGTAACTTCTCTTTTACCAGTCTTAGGATTGAGAACAATACCCCATTTAAGGTATTGACTTTCTTTCATTCCATTATCTGGTATACTTAATCCATATTTCTCAAGATTCTCAGGAGTAGCTCTTTCTGCAATTACAACTTTCTTACCACTAGCTGTCTTAGCTTGAGAAGGTTTGCTTACATCTTCTATTACTTTATCTTGAGTATTAACAGTAGGCTTAGGTTTATCTTGTTGTTTCTATAATTCTTCTCTATTTATTGTAGCATCATCTGCATATATAAATGGAGCATAAAATGCATGTTCACCTAAATCTGTCTTTAATATTCCATTATTAATAGCCCATGTAATTACTAGAGGAGAATCAGATACCTTTACAGCCTTACCGTCTTTAAAAGTATAACCTATTTCTTTTAAAGAAAATGTTAAGTCTTTAGAGAATATAGGTATTCTACTGTTTTCGTCTTTTACTAGATTAGGAGAACTATTAGCTATAGATACTAATAAGTCTATAAATTCTTGAGGGAATTCAGACATTAATACATCCTTATCAGTATTCCAGTGTATATTCTATGAAATCTAGAATACTATTCTTCTCTTTTCAAAATCTGTTAAAGTAGCTAAGTTAGTAAATTGTGTACTGAATCTCTTTTCGGTTCTAGGACCTTCTTGAGTATATACAGTAGCGTCTTCACTGTAGTATCCATTAACAAAGAATCTATTGCCCTTATCGTCAGTATATATACCTAATTGTTTTCTTACTAAGAAATTATACTTAACTCTTTCTACTCCTTCTAAACCATTAGTAAATGTATTAGAGCCACTATTAGCTAATAATGACAATAAGAAAGAATCAATTACCTTAGCATTAGAACCTCTTACTGATGTCTGACCAGTAATAATATTAAATATTAACTCAGCAGTAGAAGGAGTAATGGGCTTTCCTTGCTCATCTACATTTTGAGTGCCGTCTGCGTTAAAGGCCAGCTTAACCTATTCCGGGTTGTTTACTTCAGGTATTCTGTGTAATTCTTCAGATAACATAATAGGTAATGTAGCAGTGCCAGAAGGAGTATTTTCAGGTTTAGGTATAAAGTATATTTTACCAGCATAACCTACACCTTGTGTTTCTGTCTTATCTCTAGTAAACATATCATCTATAGAGAAAGGATCAACACCAAATGGGCCCGTACCATATCCAAACTGGATATCTCCACTAGTTATTTGTTCAGACATAGCAATAGCATCTTCTGTTATACCAAAATCACTTACTTCAGTTAGCTTTCTAAACTTTGGTAATCCTGCCTCATCTACTTGATTATCAAGCTGACCGTTACTTATTCTTATTTCTACAGGTTTAACATGCTTCCTAGCAGTTAATGGTAATGTTTTAGTAGTAGAATATTCTGGAGCGTAAGCCTTAATTATCTTAGCTCTCAATTCTCTTAACTTCTATATCTACTCATCTATTTCATCCTAAGTCATTTCCGTATCTCTCATACGGTCATACAGACTCTAATTGATTGCTCTAACAGATGCATTATACAGTTTACCATCCTTCTCTATCATCACGTGAATAGCTAAATTATCTATAGCACTATCAAATGACATGTCATGTTTAAAGGATGTAACTACAAAGTATATATCATCAGCTGTTGATAACCATCCCGGAATAGCTAAATTATCAGCTAATTCTCTACCTGGTCTTCTATCAACTTTACCACCATCTTTACCTACAAACTTTACAGATTTACCAGCTACAGTAATAGGCATAACTTCATCTGTATTAGGCTGGAAGAAGAAAGTATTAGCTATATGTAATCTTCTGAATTTCTTTCTAGCAGATACCCAACCATTAGCTGATCTATTATAATATGAAGAAGGCCCTTGTAATCTGGAGTCAAAATCATATGATTCTTCAAATACTGATTGCTCTAATATATCCTAATCATTTACAGGTATACCATTTTCAGGATTACCATCAGGCATGTATACTAGCTAATCGTTCTAAGCATCATAAAAAATTTCATCAGATTTTGGAGTGTCCTCTATTTCTGTAACATTTACTGGATTCTCTACTTGAGGAGCAATATCTGAAGCTGCAGGAGTATCCTCTACTTCTGTTACTGTAGGCTATTCTGCAGATCCTTCTTCCTTGTCCTGTAGTGATTCCTCAGCAGGAGCAAATTGAGCATCGTCTACTTCCTCCTATTGTCCCTAAGATTCTTCAGTAGTAGAATCATCTGTTTGCTATTCTTCTACCTCTTCAGCAATATCTGTAGGTTCTACTGATGTAACTTCTTCAGCTGGATTCTGCATCTATACTTCATCTTCTATATCTTGATTAGTATTAGTAACGTCATCCATTTCTACATCAGCTTCTACTTCATCTACACTTACTCTATCTTGTAGAGGAGAACCTTCTATAGCTTCCTCTAACATGTTTAGTTGATCTTCTAGACTACTTATTTCCTATTCAGCTATCTATACATCTGGTATAGTAACCTCTTCTACTTCATCCATAGGAGCAACCTCTGGAGCTTTTGTTTCAGTATTGGGATTTCCTTGTTCTATATCTGTTAAATTACCAGTATCTTCAGCTATCTCCTCTCTACTTACTTGCTCTTGATCTTTTTTACGCTGTAAATCTTTCTGGATAACAGACATAGCTCTTTTACGCTGTACTAAATCCTGGTCGGCAAGTTTATCGTCTTTGCCCCATTCTTCATTTACAGAGTTATCATAATCCTATATAATCTAATCAGAAGTTCTAGTCTTACCGTTTATCTTGTCTGTCTACATCTCATTAGTAAGTATTTGCTTCTGCTGTTCTTCGGTAAGATTATTATAAGTAGGTTTATACAATCTAGTATCACCTACATATTTTCCAGTAGTATATGCTAAAGCATGAGCGAATAAATCAGCTCTTGCCCCATCATTAACATACTTACTTATGGTAGCTACAGATAATTGATCTGCAAAAGGAACAGATAATCCAAGATCCATTACCTGTTCTCCTACTTCTTCTCCTAAGAATCGCTGTATAACTGGTTTACGTTCTTCTATCTGAGATTCTACATACTTTATAATACCAGATATACCATCTACATTTACATCTAAATTCTTATCCTCTTTTAGTCTTTGTAAATCCTGCTTTCTTGAATTAAGTTCATCTCTAAGAGTAAGTAAGTCGTTGTAATCTTGAACAGCAACCATTCTGCCCATGAATTCATTAGCATACTCTTCTTCAGACAGTACACTTCTTTCACCTAATAATTGGTCTACGTATTCAGATAATTCCTTTTTACTTCTAGAAGTAATATCAGATGCAGGTAAATCATTAACTATCTGTCTTCTTCTATCACTACGTTTTTTATCATAGCGAGCTAAATAATCAGAATAATGCTGCTTTATTTCTTCTTTTAAGTCAGCATCTTCTCTTATTTTCTGAATAACACTTTCTATTTCTCTAGTAGAAGCTTCAGATGCTTCACTAGCATCTTTTAATCTATCTTGAATATATACAGCATTTTTTACTACAGATATAAAGTCATCATTATTTATTCCTAGTTCATCAGTTATACTACGTAAAGACTTATTATTAGATAATCTTTCTATGTTGTTTACTAATCTTATGTCTTCATCAATCATTTCATTAGTAACACCTTCAGGTTTAAATTTATCCTTAAGAGTTTCTAAGTTATTGATTATTCTAGAATAACCTTTTCTCCCATCAGAACTAGCAGCATTCATAAACTGCTCTACTTTATTTTGTCTTTCGGCATTACCATATCCGTCAGCAATATAACCTCTCAGATTACTATCTGTAAGATATTGAGCAGTAGCACTATATACGTCAGGTGAACTAAATACTCCAGACATAAATAATCCAGTAAATCCACCTATATCCATAGATTTACGTAAATCAGCATCACCATTTAGATTCTCATCTGGGTGAATACCATAGTATGCCATATGCGCTTCTCCTGCCAATTTTAATGCATTAGCAGCCCCCTACAACAGACTATAATCTCCAGCATTATCATACTTACCAGTTCTATAATAATTACTTACTACTCCTTGTTGACCTTCTTCAGTCTTTTCCATGAAATAAGAAACACCTAGTTTCTTACCAATATTGGTAAGATTACTTATAGCATTGTATGCTCTAGTTTTACCTCCAGGAGTTTTCCATGCTTTATCTACAGCTCTAGCAATAGTACGATCTATAATACCATCAGCTGCTGCATATAAATCATCTTTACGTAATCTATCAATTACAGCAGTTTCTAGTCCAGAGGATATATTACGATTACCTACAGCTCTTTTAGCAGCTTTCTATAATCCAAAGTAGTTCTTCATATATGAACCACCAAACATAAACATACCTTGAGCTAAGTCAGATAACATTAAAGCTTGATTAGTCTATCTAACTACATCTAGACCTTTTTGAGAATCATTTACTAGCTAATTAAAATTAGCATCGGGAGTGATTATATTCTGTGATAAAGCGTTTTCTAATACTTCATAATCTGTCATTTCAGAAGTATCAAATCCTCTGGCTTTTAGCTACTCATCGGCAGATTGTATTACACTGGGAAGATTAATTCTCATCTAATCTGCGCCTTCTAATACTCTCTACTTAAATGAATCAAATACTTCAGCTTGAGTTTCTGAATTACGAGTATAATTAGTAATCGCAGCTTGTGTGGCTAATTCTGCTGCGCCTATTAACAAAGGAGCGGTACCACCAGAACCTGCTGCCATGGCAGCTTTAGATGCCCATTTAGCGGCCATACTAGTACCAAATTGTCCTAACATAGCCCCAAATTCAGAATAACTAGTACCTAACTCTGGTAATGCATAAATCCAAGATTCTGGATTAAATGCAGATATTTGATTATTCTCTTGTCTTTCTCTGAATTCAGTAGATATCTTACTTGGATTGTATAACCAATTACCATGCTTTAAAGTATGTATCATACTTTGTATTTGCTGATTTTTATCAGCTAAACGAGAACTTACAACCTTTTCAGCATTATTAAGCTGTTCAATCTGCTTTGCTAAATTGCTGCCTTGGTTTTTACTACTCCACATATATTCTATTTGATCTGGAGATAGTTGATGAGTTCTCCCAAAGATTGCATCGTTTATACCGTCATTAGCTAGTAAATGCTTAAAGTTATTACCAGGATTAAGATCACCAATATAATCTTCTGCTAGCCAGTCGAAACTATAGTATTTCCATAAGTCTGTTACAGAACCAAATTTATCAGTACTGAATAATTTACCAGGTCTAGTCTCATAGAATATATCCTGTAAATACGGATTAGTTCTAGCTAGCTCTTTTAAACCAGGTTGATGATATATGATGTTACCGTTCTAATCTAATTGGTTTACACCATTTTCTATATTCTTAATATTATCTTCTAGTTCAATTATTCTATTCTGAGCTGATTGAATTTGCGTAGGTGTCCAATCTGTTGCAGAATCAATCTATCTTTGTAAATCAATTAATTCTTGTTTACTTGTAAGATAATCTTTAGCTAGATTAATAGAATTTAAATAGTTAGCTTCACCCTCTCTAACTTCATTCTATAATCTACTTAATTTAGATTGATCCTTCTTTTCCATAAAACTACGATATACATCTAAAGCTTTTATGTCTCCAGACTTCTCAGCTTCATCGTACATATAGTCTAGGACAGTGATATTCTTATCCTTATCATCTGCGTCTTCACTAGACTGAAGTAATTCAGGCATACTTCTAGATGTCCACCAATTAGATATTCTACTTTTACTATCTTTTGTAGAATCTTCATTAGTAGTTTTATTATCGTAGTTTATATCGTTCTCTCTATCTTCTAATCTTCTTTGGTAATAATCTGATCTAGAATCGTATGAATACCCATAATCACCTTGTAAGGTATAATTAGGGTATTCACTAGCGATATTATTATCTGTATTTTTACCTAGAGTATAGTTCTATTGTCTACTCATAATATTATATTAAAATAGTCTGTTACTTTCAGATTGAGCTTGCATTACATCTCTAATGTCTTGTCCTATGTTTCTACTCTTAGCATGTAACGCATCATTCTCAACTGCTTCTAAACCGCGTCTGGGTACAACCGTACTTACTGGAATTCTTAAATAAGTACCTTGTTTAAGAGCGGTATTAATCGAAGTTCTAGTTTCACCATAATCATTTGTAGATTCAGTTACTCTTACCTGATCTTCGTCGAGATTTACCCAATCTCCTTGTACTTCTGCTAGATCTCTAGCTGTATATTTACCTTTATCTATTTCTGATTTAGGAATAAAAATATATTTATTGTGGAATATATTTGAACCATCTGTAGTAATGTTTGGCGTTCCGGCTACTAAGAAGTTTTTGAACTGACCTTTTTCAAAATCATCCTGCAACTTACTACTACTACCAATCTTTCTATCCATTAAATTCTCAGCAAGACGTTTTCTAAGTAAGAACTCGGAAGAAGAATTACCCACTCTCCAGCCTTGAGAAGTCATCTTGCCTGTCTGAGTTCCTTGAGCAGTTAAAACTTCATTTGCTTCTGCACCTATGCCACTGCTCAAAGTTCCAATAACATCGTTAATTGCACTATTTAAACTGTTATTAGTTTTAGCACTAAGAGTAAACATATCATTGAGTTTCTTTCTAGCATCTTGAACTGTAGGTGCATCTTTTAAAGCTGAAGCAAAAGTATCTCTTGCCGTTATCTCTAATTGGTCAGTTAGATTAAGTAAACGATTCTGTTGACTTCCTGCGCCTGATCTTCTGGCCAATGCTACAGCCAATGGATCACGTTCTGCTTGGTCATAGGCAAATTCTCTACCTGCGGTAATGAGTGTTCTATTAAGCTGTTCTTCAGCATTCTGTCTACTAAGACCTTGTCTCTATAATACTTCTAAATGCTTTTGATATTCTGGGGTATTCTGTATACTAGATAAATTCCTTTGAATTTCATAGTCTGTTCTATCCGTAGAAACTCCTTGATGAATCCATCCATCTTTAACTCCCATAAAACTAGCTTTTAAGTTATCCACGTATGGTCTTACTAAGTCTACTTCAGATTTATAAGCAAGAGGAGCTATATCGTTAAATATTCCACTATCTACTGTATTATAGTTAGTGAAATCTACGTCATGCCAAAGAGGGTTGTACATCCCCTTTATCATTAATTCCTAATTAGCCTTTTGTCTTGCTAGCATTCCTTCTCTACTTTGCTTTAAATTACTAAGAGTAGCATAATCAAGATTAGCAATACGAGAATTTAATCTAGCTCTAAAGTTAGCATCTTTCATAGCATCTGGATTAGTAGCAGCTTCATCTATTAAATCTCTTATCTTTCCTAAAGAGTTCTCATAGTATCTCTAAGTATCTACAGCAGAAGGAGATTGAAATTCTCCAAACTTACTAACAGTATTAGTAAATTCATTAGCAGCTTGTTCAACAGCTTGTCTTTGTGCCTAACCTATTCTATACAATTCACCAAAATTAATTGGTACATATGTATTCATTATAGGAGCTTCTGCAGCTCTATCGTATCTATTAGCTTGCATCATTTACCTCCTTTTCTTTTTATTGTACTACGATTAGAATTCATCATAGCTCTGAGATCATCCTCAGTAAAACCAGCTTGTAAGAATCTTTGATACAAAGGCCACATTTCCATATCTCTAGCTTTCTGATTACGCATTAACTCTCTATTCTGAGCCCATTGACTTAACTGACTTAAACCAGTCCTACGTATATTTCTAGCAGTAGCTCTATTCTGAGCATTAGCTTCATTAGCCATATTCGTAGCATTAACCCATTGCTGTCCTAAACTATTCATAGTATTAGCATAATCACCTAAGTACTGATTGTTAACATTACTTTCTTGAGATCTTAAACTAGCTATAGCTCTGTCAGTATTAACAGCTGACTGTAATCTATAAGCTAAATTAGCTCCAGTACTAGTATTAATCTGACTAGCATTATAATTACTAGTAGCTCTATTACGGTTTAAATCTTCAATAGCAGGACTAATATCATATCTACGTCTACGCATCGTATTACTAATACTAGTAGCATAAGGATTATATACTGCATCAACTGTTTCAGGTCTACCAGTAAATAGATTAGACATAACAGGAGTTAAAGAAGCTATCCCTGACAATGCGCTTCCTACTTTATCAAATAATTTATCACGTCTGTCTGCTCTAGTTTCTCTATAACTAATATCATTAGGTGTAGCACTAGGAGACTCTACAGTATCATAGTCTGTATCATATACAGATTCTACTGTTGGAGCGTCATACCAAGTAAACGGTAATTCTGGTTTACCTTCATCAATTAATCCTGTATTCATAGAAGTAGAAGTTGCTTTACGTCTACGTGTTGGAGTACTAGTACTTGCTGTAGCTGTAGTTGATGCAGTTGGCACATGATACCATTGATTATTGCCAGTTCCCCACTGCACTCCAGCACCCCATTTACGATTAGGATTATAGATAGCATCTACTATTCTATCTCCTAAACCAGATTTAATTTCATCACCTAAAGCAGCTGCTTGTATCTACTTAGTCTTAGGTTTAATACCTTTACTCTGTTTAACAGATTCCTGCATAGCAAACAACTGATCATGAATCATATTATTGTTCATTTCATTTAGTTTTGCTGCATTCTCTGCAAATCTGTCATTATACTTACTTTTCTTTTTTGCCATCATTTTCTCACCAAGTTGTGCAAATGTTTCTTTTCTACCAGGTACTTTAAGTTTATCACTTAGTACTCTACTGCCTTCAGGTAAACTAACTAAATTACTATCAGTAGGATTATTATTCTCTGGTACTTTACTTATACTTCCATCTGGAGTCTATATTAATTCACCATCATCTACGTAAGCTAAAGAGGAAGACATTCCTCCATTGGCCATAGTATCTGTATTCATCCCTATCATATCATCATATGCTTCACTTTGTAGGTAATTAGTACCTTGTACAGCAGCTCTATTACTATAAGCATTCTTCTTAATTGCTGCTCTCTTTCTACGTAATCTTCTATTACCGAATGCTCCAATTAGACCACTACCAAGACTACCTTCATCATAATCTGTGAACGAAGTCATTTCAGCTTCTTCACCAGATCTGCCTATTAGCCCTATACCTGCTCCTACTGCAGCACCAATTGGACCAGCAACTTGGAAACCAGTAGCTGCACCACTGGCTATGTCACTTACAGATTGTGCAGCAGCTTGCCCCCCTGTAGTAGCGTTAGATTTCTAAAAAGGAGTAGTTAAAGTATTTAATATATCAGGAGCATTTTCAAGCATATTGCCCCCAATTTCTTTGAATTGAGTTCCAAATGCATATGCTGGTACTTTTGTTTTCTTTTTACTTTTCATATTAAATTAATGAATTTCTGTATGTTGTTGTAATCTATGGTATTTCAAAAGTATGATCTATATCAGAATCTAACTCATAATCGCATATCATATACTTACCTCTTAACCTGGCAGGTAACGATAATGCATCTTCATTCTTATCTGCTCTAGGTACTGGGAATCTAAATGTATCTTCTCTATAATCGGTTATTATATGTTGTTCAGGAGTAATAACATTACCTTCTTCATCAAATTCTTCTTCAGTGTGTTCTCTAATAGCTTCTTGATGTTTAGTACTGAATTTCATATAATCTATGATATCGTCCTTAATAGACTCTTGATTACCATCTCTAAACTCTCCTTGTAATCTAACATTATCAAATACTTTAGTATAAGGAGCATTCTTATTAATAACTATTTCTAATTTAGCTTTTCTATCCAAAGGAGTTAATCCTATTACTCCAGTATCATGTATAGTGTGCAATTCATTATCTTTTATTGCTACTACTCTATCAGAAATAGGTAACGACCATTTAGGGTTAAATGTATAGAAAGATGTAAATCTACCTAACTACTCATTAAATATTAATGGTTTGTTTAATATATTAAACCACACCTCATTATACTTCTTATCAAATAAAGACATAGCTTTTGTTCTATCTTCTTTAATATTTTTATTAAAGTAAGATTGTACCTGTTTCTCCTTAGATATTTGACTTACTTGACCAGTATAAGAACACAGTTCATTCTTATCATAGTCATACCAGTATAACACATTATCTGAATTAATTATACTTTTATCATTCTTAATAGATGAACCATTAGTAGTAGTTATATAGTCAAATCTACTTAATATACCACCAGTGCCTAGTACTAACTGATTTACATTATCATCAGTAATAAGTGATCTTTCATTGACAGAAGCTACTCCTACTCCAGTATCTTGGAAATAGAACAGTCTATCTTTGAATACTTTTAGATTGGTTATGTCTCCCCACTGATTATCTACATCTAAGTAATCAGCTACTTTGAATTTAGACCACTAATCTATTACTTCATTATTAGTCTTAGCCTATGAAGTTAATATTCTATTAGTATACCTTACGTCTTTATCAGCATACATAGAATTAGGTACATACAATTTACCAGTATTCTATGCAGAATAAACAGAATTATATACAAAGTAAGGAAGATCTTGTACGTGTATATCCTACATCTAAGTAGGCTCTAACTGCAACCAAGAGTCTGCAAAATTTGAACTAGTTACTGTTCTATGAATCTGATCTCCGTGGAATAAATTCATATTAATAGAACTTTCAAATGGTATATAAGCTCCTATATAATTCTTCATTCCATCCCATTCTTTAGCGTCAGGTAATTGGAATAGCATAGTATTAGGATAATCTAATAAACTTAAATAAGTATCTCCTCCAAATACATATTTACTATCATGTGCTGCTATACTTATGTATACAGAATTCTGTCTAGATGAGAATGTATTACCACCATATATAGAATTACCATCACGTTTAACGTTAAATACAGGAATAGCATTAGTAGAATCAAATGGATGGAGCTCTGGGTATTTGTTAGTAGGTACACTATTAAATCCGGAGAATACATTCTATAATTCAGGTACATGAGCTATAATACACGGACCAGCTGGGCCTTGTAATGATTGATTATCATTGTGAATAAAGTCAGACATAGAGTAATTAGTATAAGTTCTATTACCTACGTTTATTCTTTTAGCTACTACATCTGGAGCTCCATACATATTATAGTCTATGTTAGGTGGATATTTAGCATCTTCAATATAGGATGTAGATTGAGATTGTCCAAACGTTGGAACAAAGTATTTAGCTATTGATGCTCCACGGTATACCTTATTACCTCTACTATCTTGATAAGGGAATCCTACAGCTAATACATTAAGACCCCATCTACTACCATAACCTACATATGGCACAGTATCTTGCTGCAATACTCTACCATCTATCTGAGTAACGTAATCCGCCGCAGCAAATATACTACGACTTACACTATTACCAATAGTATTACCATTTACATAGTTATCTTTAAAATCATCAAACTTGCTATCATTTACTTTACCACCTACAAATGGAGAATAGTATGAGCCTATACCATCTAAGTATACACTTCCCTCAAACAGTTTAGTTGCATCATCACCCTGTACACATATTTCTGGAGATACTAAACGTATATAATCATTTACTCTCATAGTAAGAGAGAAATTACCAATATCTTCCGCTGTACCTGTTGATATTGCTAATTGTTCACCAATCAAACTACAGAAGAAAGGAGTAGGTCTCATCTCCAAACTACTATCTAATTCAGATCCCTATCCTACATATTTATCCTGCTCTTGAATTCTATACTCATATACGTAACTACCTACTGTTTGCATAACTACAGTCCTATCACGTTCAGTTCTATCACAACGAACTATCTCGTAACTCACTGCACCTACAGGCATCTTCTTTACTTTGAATTCTACGCCCAAAGCATTACCTATAAGAGTATTGTTCTCATATCTAAACGGAGGCATTTGAGAAGCATGAGGCATTCTAATATCCCCTATCCAGAGTACAGGAGAAGCTACAGATTTATCATTATAGAATATTATACCAAACCTATATACCTCGTCTCTTTGATAACCTCTATAATTAGCAGCTATATAAGGATCAGCATAGTTAGGTATATATGAATTGTTCTACTGTTCTTTAGTAGGTTGTACTATCTCAGGCATCTTGTCTGTACCTCTATTGATATATCTAGTATTGTTTCTAACAGTAGATACATCCATACTACAAGATTGATCTAATCTAAACTTATCTTGTTTATTGCTTAAATTTATATCTGTAGTTATGAATGAATATTCTATATTAATACCATAACCACCTAATTCACCTTCCTTATTGTATATATATACATTCTAGGAATTAGATGCATCCTTTGTATACTTTGTGTTATTAAAAGGATTTATACAGTCATGAGTAATAGGAATGCGTTTTATAGCTTCATCATCTGTTATAGATAGGCGAATGTTATTACTATCTAAACTAGATAATAACTATACACTTCCTTCTGAATTAGCTCTATACGCTCTAGCATCATAGTCATTACCATCTTCATCTTCTGGTATCCAAGTATTCTCTGTTACATTAGCAGCGAATAGTCTGTTTTGCATCTTAGCAAGAGTCTACGCTATAAACTAATAACCAGTCATAGCATTAAATTCATCTATGGATATATCGCTCAATGTAGAACCATAATCTACATACTGAATATCTGTTTGACCATCTGGAATATCTATTTCATCTACTATACTAATAACAGGAGTAGAGTTGTTCTATTCATAAAATAGACGTATTACTCTTAACTTATTGAAGTCCTAAAGAGATAATTCAGTAGATAACATTACTGATTTGTTAGATGATTTATTCAAGCCAGTACCTTTATATTCAGAACTACCTTGGCTAGTTACACTATTTGTTAAGTGAATTAGCTCGCTCATTGGAGAAGTAACAGTTTCAGTACCATGCACATTAAATAATTGATAACAATACGTTACCATTCCAGCTTTAAGGTTACCTTCGGATAACCAACGGAATTTAAACGGCAATAAACTTACTACTGGAGTTATTTCTAATGAACCAGGATTGATTATATTCCCATTCTCATCTATAAGATTAGAATTGTCTATATACTTATTACTCATTATGTTAACAATCTTAATAGGACTGTTTCCATCAGTAAAGTATATCTTTATATTAGTATCTGATTCATAGTTACCTACAATACTTAGTGTAGGATTTTTAGATAAATCTTCACATAATCCTAAAGCTCCTTTACATACTAACTTGATTTGAGGCATGTTGGTATCGAACCCCATTAATCTGTATATCTTATTAATGTTATCAGATGTTTTAGTTATTACTACTGCAATATCATTTATAGTAGTAGTACCTATTATCGTCTCATCTTTAGGTATAATAGTATCGTATCTTCTAGGGTTCTCTATACTTTGTAATACTCCTGTAGTTCCTCCATCATTAGTGATAACACGAACATCCTCAGCATATCTATACTGAGTATCCGGTATCAAATTTACGTCCTAGTCCATATTAAGACCTTGTGTAAACGTATTTATCTACATATTATTTTGTTCATTCTGCATAATCATTCTATTTATATTTCCATATATAACCATACGCAGACAACTATCTACCTTTGCAACAATCTCTTATTCCTTCTTTCCTTCTATTTATTGATCTTGCAGCAAAACTTATACTGTAGAAACTCCTTATATACACACCATCTAACGTATATTGATCAACAGGAATTGTTCTATTTTTATTTATATAGTTGCTATTTTTTATCTTAACCGCTGGAGAAGGATTTTTAATATTCACCGGCCTTGGTTTACCTATTCTATTTTTAACTATCTTTGCTATAGACTCTTTAGTGTGGTGCCAACCGGCGTTATTTTTTGCACATTTTGCATTGTTATATTCAGGATTTAAATCTAAATATTTTTGTTCTATAAACAAAATAGTGTCTTTTACTGGTTCACAATATTCTAATATTGCAAATTGGAAAGAAGTCTGTCCATATTTATTAAAAGCAGATTGAAGGTGCTTATTACCATGTTTATCATGAAGTAATTTGCGTAAATGATCTTTTAACCTTCTTCTTACACAAAGTGAACTTCCAACATATGTTTTATTGTTTAGTATATTTTTAATTATATATACTCCAGATGTTGAAGGAATCGTTTGTATATTTTCTCTATTAAAATTTAAAAATTCGGTACTCATTATGGCCTATTCTAATTGTAAATATCTTGTCGTTCCCCTACTGTACTATAAAAAGTATCATGAGCATCTATTTCTGGATATAATTTTAACCAAGAGTTCTACACCGAGGCTAAATCATCCACAGTGGGCATCATAGCTTCTGCGTATGCCTACTTACGATAGAAGTTATATGAATTACGTATATCGTAGTAATCTCCCTAGCTTATTTGACCTTTTAATTTCTTAGGATACATAAGTTTCATAGTAATATACCAATACAAACATTCTTTATAAGACTCTAAATCTGGTATCATTGGCATACTATCTTCATCAGTATATATAGCATAATAGGATATTTTAACAAATCCTCTAGGCATACATGTATTAATATAACCAGGTTTAGTAGTATATTGTAATTCATTACTAAACATAGTACCATCTCTATGATCTACTACTCCAGGAACAAATTTACCATTTACTGTACCTACTGTCCATTGATTAAGTAATATACTTAATGTTTGCCGTAAGTTAGTGTCTTCATTTAACTTTTCTAATGCTTCTCTATCAGTATTTAAATTGAACATATTCTTTACTAATGGAAACATTGCAGTATCTGGAATTAACATACAAGGTTCATTACTACATTCACGGTCATGGAATACACCAAAACTAGAAGTAGCTTTTCTCATAGGCAACCATCCTCCTCCATTACAGAATGAAAATGCTACTTGACCTAATTTATACAAATCACAAGGTAAGGCAACCTAATGACATTCTATTGGTAGTATAGCTACCTTATGCTCATACTATTGTACAGCTCCTATCTTAAGTATTCCTTCCATAATCCATTCACGGATATCAGTAATTCTAATCTAATCTTCTTTAAGATCCAAATCAGCAATTACTTTAGCGACTACAGATGCAGAGCTAATCATTCGATTGTTTATCATTTTTCAGGATAATCTTTTAATCTATTAAAAATTATTTTGGCCAACTCTCGTTTATTATCTCGACATGCTATAAATTGATATTTACCTTTATTAGTTAGTAAGCATCCTTGTTTAGACCAGAAGAATCTATACTTCCATCCATTACTATGTTCATTAAGTAAATATACTGGTTTACCTATTTCTTTAGTGGCTTTCCAATCCCATCTAAGACTCTTACCAGAATATTCTTTAGGTTGATGCTTTATGATTTGTAAAGTGCCTAATCTACATGGTAACTTTACTTCTTTACATTCATACATTATTTCGTTTTTAATGTATTTAAAGTAATCAGTAACTATAGCTTTAAAAGTCTTTAAATCTACATCGTACTAAGTATTAGGTTCTATATACTCCTTATAGCTTATATAATAATCAGCAATAGTATAGCATTTTCTCTAATATTTTAATCTCTCTCTCATTTATTATTAACTCTATTCTGCGTATCATCGTGTGCATCATTACTATCATCACTAGGCATAGTAATCATAACAGATAATTCTCTTTGCATTATCATTTGTGTTATTACTGGTATCATTGCAGACGGTATAGGGAACTCACTATCTGGATCAAAACAAGCATTAAGTTCCGTAGGATCTTCAGCTATTACATCTACACTGATATACTCTAGCTGATTAGAATCACCATCTACATATATCCTATTGTTTTTAACCCACGCAATATAGTCTTTACATGTAGCTTTTCTATACTTCTATAATTTAGCTTTAGTACGACTACCTATCTAAATTATATTACCAAACATATCACGTACATTTATTACTCCAGGTCTATAGTTAAAGTCTATTAACTTAGGGAGTTCTTTATCTCCTACATAAGTAAAGTAACCTGGTACAGTTTCTTCACGATCTAAGTGAATAGGTTCTATAGTAGTAAGATATAATTCATTTATATCTCTTCCTTTATCTATGTCCTATTTAATTAACATAGCTCTGTAACCTATAATCCACTTTTCAATTTGTGCTCTACTTAAATGCTCAGACTCTGCAATATTATTATTACGAGCAATAAGTAGAATATTATCAATTAACTAGTTAAGTGTCATATCTTATTTCTAATAACGTTATAAAGCTTAAAACGCATTTTAAGGCGTTTAGAGACACTTTACGTATTGTAGCTTACAATCCCTTACCTTAACTAATAGCGTTTCTTACACAAGCTTAAAACAAAAAAAGGTTGATCTTATTGACCAACCTTATCCATAGCATTCTTCATATCCTAAGGGAGCATTTCCTTCATAGGTGGTGGAACCATCTAATTAGCTTTCCTTATTATATTCTTCAACTCACTAACTTCTTTCTATAGTTCTAATATTTTATCATTCTCTCTAGCTGGTTCATTATCTACTCCCAGCTTATCTAATAATACTTGACACTTAGCCATTTCTTCATCGCATTTAGCTATTGCCTCTTTTCTCTATTTATACGTATCATATTGATTACGTACTATATTTATAATTTCTTGTTTATCAGTAGATATAGTAAGACCTATAGAATTATCTGTTATAACTGATTTATTTTCAGGTATAGTAAATTTCTTAGTCTCTCCATTACACTATATAGTTATATCTACTACTTTCTTTCTGGGCTGATTAGGCATAGGGAACTATCCTGGTGGTAGTGGCTCATCATATATTGAACTTACTTGAGTAACAGAACCTTCATTATACTCAGTAGTTTTCTTGAATGTCCCAACCACTTCTATTATATATACCTTATCACCTATATTTAATTGATTGAATAACATAATAAGTTAGTTTTAAGGGGCTCATTTAGAGCCCCAATTTATATTAAGTTGCCGGTGTAGCCGGTACTACTATATGATTAATTACTTGGAAGATTCCGTCACATTTGTTATAGTATATAAGATATCTGTTACCAGTTGTAATTTCATTATTTGTCATTTGAGCTCCGGAACCATTTAATAGAGCTTTTGCTCCAGTAGATGTAATAACTGTAGTTGTATTATCAATCTGCCTATTAGTGAAACATGTAGGATCTAAGAATACTAAATCCGTAGGAGTAGCTGCACTAGCAGGAGTAGACGTTACATGTAGTATAAATAAACCTTGACAAGGGAGTTGTCTCCATAATCTAGGACATACACCATAAGTAACTGAAGTAGTCGTAGTATCGGTAGTAACATAGTTAGTTCTCAATACTGGAATACCAAAATTATCTACAGTTCTTACTCTACCTCTATTAAAAATGACAAAGACATTGATGAAGGTAAGATGTGGTATTACTATATTTATGTTATGTGTGATAAGATCAGACAAGCTGAAATGGAATGCTATGAGGAAGAAGTTGAAAAGCGTGACAAATACGAAGATGATGATGATGACGAATTTGAACGCATAGGCTTATTCCGTAGAGGTGGTAGAAGAGGTGGTATGATGCGTGGTGGTCGTAGAGTATATTCTACTAGTAGAGCTAGAGATTATGAAGACGATTATGAACGTATGCTCGAAAGAGAAAAAGAGTACGAACCTTATTCAGAATATGGACGTGGCAAAGCAGTTCGCTACGTTAGATATTAATAAAAATCAATTTTTAAATTAAATCAATTATGTTAGAAGATAGAATTATTGTGCAGGATCGTGGTATAGATGCTGGTCTTGCTGCTTTAATATAGAATGCTAATAAAGGTAATATGGATCCCGCTGCTTTAATGGCTATGATGAACAACAATGGCATGGGTGGTAATGGCGGCTGGTGGTGGATTTGGATCATCCTGATCTTCTTCTGCTGGGGTGGTTTTGGTGGTAATGGTTTTGGCGGACGTAACGCTGGTGCTCTTGCTACTGAACTGAACAATGACGCTAATACTAATCTGTTGATGCAGGCTATTAATGGTAATAAAGATGCCATCAATAACTTAGCTAGTACTTTGAATTGTGATATTAACTCTGTTCAGACAGCTCTTAACACTATCAATTCTGGAGTAAGCCAGATTTCTTGCGATACTAAATTGTCTAGCTGTGAAGTAATTAATGCTATTACTTCTGGTAATGCAAGCTTGGCTTCTCAGTTAGCTAGCTGCTGCTGCAATGTTAGAGAATCTATTAGCGGAGTAAATAACAACATCACTAAGATGGGTTATGAAAATCAGTTGGCTAACTACAACTAGACTAATATATTGCAAAATGCAATTACTAGTGGATTCAATTCTTTAATGGCTGATAATGCATCTAAGTTTAATATTGTAGGTGCTAAGATAGATGCGCAGACTCAAATTATCAATGATAAGTTCTGTCAGCTTGAGATGAGAGAAATGCAGAATAAGATTGACATTCTGCGTGATGAAAAACAAGCTTTACAGTTGTCTGCTTCTCAGCAAGCTCAAACTGCAAATATTGTTAATCAAATTCGTCCGTGTCCTGTTCCTGCTTACTTAACTTGCAATCCTTTCGGTTGTCAGGGTGGCTTGAATGATTATGGCTACGGCTACGGCTATGGTTATAATAACGGTTGCGGATGCGGTTGCTAATAAGAAAGGAGGCAGTTATGTTTTATCCTTTTTTAAACTACGATCCAAGCTTTTGCCAATTCAACAAAATGCTTAGTGCTGTTAGAGTTAGTAATATTTATAATTACTTTGTAATAATCAGAATAAACCATGTTAAGTGCTACGAACCAATCATAACGGTTAAATCTGTTGCCCAGACTTATACCATACTGATTAGCTAAGGTAGTGGTTTCCTCTATAGACCAATGTGGTCCACGAGTACCATCCTCATTTTCCATTTTACTTACAGCTTTACGGGCATGTTCCTCATTGAAGTGAGGACCGTGTTCTGCTTCGTAAGCCTTTACACGAAATATTCTATGCATATTATTATTGATTAATATTATTGAATATATTGATTATTGTTTAGGTAACTCAATTATACGAGTATCAGTTACCTTGATTATTGGGTTACTGTTAACTATCTGATATTTTTTGGTACGTATCTTCTTCCAATCGAAGTGAAAGAACCTAACGAAAGCATTACGATATTTGTTTTTATATTCTTTTTTCTCTTCTACAAACAAAATCTATTGATTCTTAATATCTAATGTGGCTTTAAGGATTGAGTCCTTTCTACTAACTATGATAGTTGTTAATGGATTAATTTTAAGTTCTTCGTCAAAATCTATTAACTTGTGTTTTATAATAGTTCTAACAGAATCTTTAATCTCAGTATTGATTACATTTACATCAGTTAGGTTCTTGTCTTTGATTTTAAGCTTTTTCTAAGCATCCTTAGCTTCTTTTAATAAACTATCATTACTAGTATTTAGTTCTTCTATAGTAAGCTATAGTACTCTGTTTAACTATTCTTTCTAGGATGCTAATTGCTCGTAAGCTCTAACATTGTTAGTTATTCTGTCAATCTCTTTATTCTTCTTTTGTAGCTAATGGTTCTAAACAAAAACAGTCGCAATAAGTAAACTAACTAAACCTACTGCGACTGCTCTGAAATTCCTTGTAAACCAATTAACTAACTAATTCAGTATTGGAATCATCTGGTAATTCTTTATCTAATGATATATCTAAATATTTCTCTCCTTTTGCTTTTATAACCTTTTTGAGGATTTTCCATATTTTCCATTTAGGATATAAGTCGCTAAATGATTCTAGTAACGACCAAAACTCAACTAAGGCTATCATTCCTGCTACTATTTCTACAGCGTGCAAGTTAATAGAGGTTACTACCAGCTAATCTATTATTGATGCACTAGTTATTGCTACTGCTGCATCTCTAGTCTTCCATATAGTTTTCCATGCTTTATGTGATTCAATCTTAGGATGCCCATATTTTTTAGAGACTTTATAACCATATATAGCATCAAGTAGTATCAATATACCGGCAGCAGTGATAGGAACCCATACAGGTGCGAATATAGAAAGTAGCCCAGTTATAACAGAAGCTACGCATTTATCCGCACTACTGAACATGTTCTTAAATATTGACATAGTATGTTCTCCTAATTGTTGGTAATTCATAGATAGTAGCTGATAATAAAAATCAAATAAGCCCTAACAGATTAAAAGGGGAGTAAAATCTGAGAGGGCTCGAAATTCCGTTTGAGATTATAATTATATAACGATAAGGTTTATTTAAGGTTTCCGTTTTGAAAATCTTCTTGCATAAACTAATAGCTCTTTATAGCGTAATATTTTCTTTAATAGATTAATACCATTACAATGTTTAAGCCAACCTATATGACTACACATTTCTTGTTTGTAATCTTCTACTGTAATGTGTTTCTTTCTGCCTAATCTAGCAGCTTTCCTACACATACTACGCTTAATATTCTTTCTTACTAAAGTATAGTCATGCCTTATTACATAACCTACAAATGATATTCCTCTATCTTCCACTTTAAATACCTGACAGTTATCTTTAAAAGATAATTTTAAAGTAGCTATATACTACTTCATCTCTTCAAATAAACTCCATAGGTATTCTTTATTATTATGCAATATTACTATATCATCTGCATATCTGAAATAATATTTAACCTATTTATCTTCTTTAAGCCAATGGTCAAAGTAAGTTAGATACAGATTAGCGAAGAACTAAGATAAGTAATTACCAATAGGCACACCTTCTGCTGAGTCTATTATCTCATCTAATAGCTATAATAACTTCTAATCCTTTATCTTCTTTCTTATTATACCTTTTAATACTTCGTGGTCTATACTAGGATAGAACTTTCTGATATCTAGCTTAAGACAATAAGTAGTATTATCTACATCTTTTAAAGCTTCTTTAACATTATGTAATGCTTCATGAATACCTCTGTGTTTAATACAGCTATAAGTGTCTTTAATAAAGATAGATACCCATATAGGTTCCATTATATTCATCACAGCATGATGTACTATTCTATCTGGATAATAAGGTAATCTGAATATTAATCTTTCTTTAGGTTCTCTAATTATAAATGTATTATATTCAGAAGTTTTATATGTACCGTTAATTAAATTCTGCTATAGTTTTTTAAGTAATTCTTCTTTATTCTAGTCAAACTCTTTGATATCTTTTCTACTAGATTTATTTCTTCTAGCTTTCTTATCTGCTAAATATAAATTGTCTAAGCTAACAATCTTATCGAATAAATTATTATATCTCTTCATAAATAATATTTTCTGAAATACCTTCGTGCATCTTCACTTTCGCTACCAATGCACTTAAGAAGCATGTCATATTTTACCAAGAGGTAAGGTTCAGCCCTTGATTTTTTGTCAGTTATAATTTTTTTAATGTATTTCAGTGTCCTGACATTCGCATTGGAATTGTCTAACTCATTGTTAGAATTCAAATTGAACAAACCTGCATTAGACTCATTGTCTGAGTTACTGCTGATTTACTCACGACTGCAACCTTTTATTGGTTAATTAAAACCAGTTTTCTTCAGATTCTATAGAATCCAATTGTTCATAATCCTCATCATTTAACTCTAATGTAGCTGGAGCAGCTGGCAATGCCGGTTCACCATAGAAGGTAATTCGAGTCCCGACATTCGCATAGGAAGCGCCCAACCCATCGTTAGAACGCAAAGCGAACAAACCCGCACCAGACCCATTGCCCGAGCTACCGCCGATTAGAAGAGTTCTAGATGTAGCTGTAGCACTAGTCCAGTGATAATCACAATAATAAGTTGTAGCACTAGCTCCATTTCCTACTACAGTTGGGAATAGATCTGCCTAATTATTATTAACGAGTTTTTTTACATATTGACCAGTAATTGTACTTTCTTTAAAGTCTTGTAATTCATAACCTGCTGCAATTAATTGCTCTGCAGTAGGATTGGTTCCTCCTTCAAATGTACCAAACTTAGTATAATCTTTGCAGATGTATACACTATTATCAGTACCAGCAACTACTACATCAATTACATTCTTCCACACATGACCAAATGGATTCTCAATACCACGGTATCTAGGAACATTAACTACCTTAGTACTAGTAGATGCGCCTTCTGCATTAGTGTTAGTATGAGTATATTCAATTATACCAGTACCATTACCTAACGAATTAGTAGTACCACAGGGTACAAATGACCATGTATCAGCACCATTTACCTTTATAGCTCCTGTAGTTACACCTTCACCTAAACCACCTTGATGATAACCTTCTGCAGTTAAATTAGCATTAAATGCTTTCTGGCTATTCAATGTAGCATATTCTACTACGAATAACCAAGTGAGATCTCTGTGAGCATCATAAGTATACATGTTCCAACCATCTCCGTTTGTTCTAGCATATGTTTGGAATGTTGTTCTATTTAGACTAACTTTTGGAAATTCGTTTGTTGTAGTTAAAATACTTCTTAGTTTATTTCCAGCATCAACTGTTGCTTCATAATTAGCAATGTATTTCTTATTAACCTTCACGAATCCAGGTAAGTTATATTCACTAATTCTTACTTCTACTTTATTATCTGGAGTAGCTATTAACAGACGATAATGTTCTGGTATCTCTACCATTCTGTTTCCACCAGCCCCAAGATCTACTGTAGAACCATCTTCGTATTTACTATGATTATTCGGATTTAAATATCGTATGGTGCTGCTCTAATCTATAGTACAGCTTTTCATCTTACTCTGGATAGGAAGAGTTCTGTGCATTTCCATATTACCAGTACGTACACCATCAGGACTAGAACTATTAGCTAAGTCAAACTTAACTCCATACCACAGTTCATTCTCATTTCTACTAAGCTTACCAATCTCCTCGTCTAAAGTAACTGCAGCACTTATAGCACTAGGACTACTAGCTAAGTAATTAGTACTTGATAAGTCAGGCATTTCATTACCTTCTGTTAAGCCTACTTTATCATTTACTTTAAGTATTGTACTTCTAAGCTCTGTAATATCTTGATTTAAAGCTGTTTCTAAACTATCAATGTTACCTTGCAGTTCTGTGTCCTTAGCTTTAAGTTCTTTCACTGCATTCTCTCTTGCAACTTTTTCATCATTAATTGCATCAGGAAGAGTTTCATTAATAGCTATTTTCTCAGCACCGGTCATTAAACCAGCAACAGTATTAGTAGCAGGAGTAATAGTAATATTAGATAAAGTAGACTCTATATACTTACCACCGCTCTTTTCTACTCCAGTAAGACTAATAGTGATATTATTAACATCAGTCTAGTCTAATTGGAATGTACTCAGCAAGTTATTAGGCATAGAGTTAACTACATTCTCCATAGCTTTACCCTTACCACCATCATAAGCAGTGCCAGTGATATCACCAATGATAATAGCATTAGAGTCAATGTGTATGAACTGTGAACCAGACCATCTAAACTGATAGCTTACTTCACCAGGAGTTACATTAACATAGATTTTATCTCTCTCACCTACAATAGGAGTTTCGTGTTCAGCATCTGCATATAACTGTATATTCTAAAGTACTCCAGTAGGAGATACAGTATAAGTAGCATACGCATCCATTACATCATCAACATATGAAGGCAATTGACTAGCAGGTACTTTACCATTGCCATCAAGTTCAGCAAGACCATTGGGTTGACCTTTTAATGCTTTGAAGTCCTATAAGTCTTCATTTACATCATCAATCTTAGTATCCAGTCTATCTACTTGAGCTTTTACAGCAGTATCACCTTTATTAATAGCATCTACTATACTACTACCTTTAAAGTAGTTATTGCTACTATTGTCAGGCAAAGATATAATGTCACTATTCTTATCATAGTTTAAACCAACAGATTGGACAATCTCTTTAATGTGAGTCCATTGGTCTACATTAGCATCTCTATTCAGTGGTATCCATTTCTTAAGATCAGGACTATATGACTTAATAACATTACCAGTACTGTCTGTTGCTAAGTCAATCCAGTAAGAAACCTCTTTAGGATTTGGAGCATACTTAGATGCTATGAAATTAGGATTTTCTTGTTTAACCATATTTGCAAATATTTAATAATTAAATAATCTCCTGTTCTGGAGTATCGTATTCTTTCTATCTCGTATATTCATCATTGAAATATACAATATTGTTTTCATTATGTTATTGGATTTAATACTACAACTTGACCAGCTTCAGTCTTATCAAAGTAATTAACTACAGCAAATTCCTCATCTGCTGCCTAACCGTCTCTACTGCTTACATAACTCCTAATAAACTGCTGACCTCTCTTTTCACTATTACCCGCTACATATCCATATCTGAATGCAGTACTTATACTATCGTTGTATATAGTGCCATTCTCATTCATAGCGATTACTTTAATCTATCCTTCCTCAGTCATAGTATCAGTATTCAGACATCTAACAGATCCTATTATTATATCTCCGTCTACATTAGTCTAATCATTCCATGTCTTATACTATTTACCATTAAATGTAACATAACCATTAACGGAAGTACTTAAAGTACCTTTATGTGTAAAGTCTCTCTATATCGTTAAATTGGGCATACCTTCTACGCTATCATCTACAGGATTAATTTTATACCATCTATCAACGTATTTAACAGCTTCTCCAACCCATATTTTATTAGGCATACCTTCTTCAGACACCCAACCATCTTTATCAGCGAATACAAATGATTGACCTGTTACTCCCATATCACTACCCTTCATTTGATATGCTTTTACTATAACTCCTCCTTTATAAGCAGTACATTCAACAGTCACAATACCGTCATTTTTATTTCCAAACCAGTTTCCTCTAAGCTATACAATTAACTATTCCGGCATAGTTAAACTAGGATCATTAGTATATACATCTTGTATGGATTTAATGTCTACCATTACACACTCTGCTCCAGATTGAGTGTTATCGCCTCCCCAGTATAAAAACGGTTGAGTTCTATTTTCAGACGAACCCCAACTCCATCCTACTATTTCACTAGGGATACTAGGAGCGTTAGTGATGTTAGTACCGGTATCAAAATCTCTACCGTTAGAATCAGTCCATATGAATCTCAACTATATACTATTGAAATCATAGAAGTAAGCTACATCATCCCTAGTAGGCCATATATGATTTACTCCATCAAATACATCAGATATATTAGTATTACCTACAGTTCTTTTTTGTAGGGGAACTGCTCGTTCCCCTGCTATACCTAACTCTAACATTACTCACTCTCCTCATCAATAATATTATACGTCATACCAGCTACTTTAGTAAGCTGATTATATTCAGCTTCAGTACCAGTCCATATAGGTAATGATATCTTACCGTTATTGGCACTAGGTAATGCTAAAGTAACGCCAGTACCTTTATTCATTGCTTGTTGTACTGGGTCTAATACAGATATCTTATTCTCACGAATCAGTTTATTTATTAACTGAGTAATATACTCTTCATCAAGCAACTCACCAACATTGCCAAGATTATTTTCAATACTAGTAATCTTATTGTTAATGCTAGTTATGTTCTACTCAATATCGTCTATACTAGATTCAAGATTAGTAATTCTATTATTAACCGTAGTTATCTTACTATCTAAGTTATTTATCTTACTAGTAAGTTCTGATATACTTTGGTTAACTTCATTCTTGAAATCCCCTATTGAAGATTCTATAGTAGCATCTATATAGTCTTTAATTCTATCATCATTAATTACTAAATCAACAATCTAGTTTATAGGAGCTTTATAGTTCTAATCCTTTTCAGCTACAACCATGTATTCACTACCTTCAAGATTGCGCTTGGATCCTAGCTCCAATATCTTTATGCCATCACATTTATTCATAACTATTACTCTTTAAAGAATCCACTAGGAGCACTTACTTTATTAAATACAACACTATCAGTAGTAGCTAACGATAATTGAGCTCTAGTAACTACATGAGGATTATCTCTTCTAGCTGCATGAGTATCAATAGCATTCTGTGCATTAGTAATTAACTGTTTAAGCTCATTAATTTGGGATTGCAAGTTATTATCTGCATTAGTTCTATTCTCAATCTCTTGATTAATTAATTCAGTAAGGTCAGTAACTTTACCATCTACGTAGGTCTTAAGTTCATTCTTAGCTTTAGTAATTTCACTATTTATATAGCTTCTTAAATCACTAATCTATTGGTCAATCTTACTATCTAACTCTTGAATATTCTGAGTTAATTCAGTAATCTTCTGTTGAATAGAACTTAAATCACTACCTACTATATTAGTTATATCTTGACGTATCTCTTCAATATTAGAATTGATATTAGTAATATCTTGGTTTATATCATCAATGTTATTATTGATATTTGTAATATCCTACTTGATATTATTAACATCGCCTTTGATATCATTAATCTCATTTCTAATATTGTTAATCTGAGTAGTTAACTCTTCTACTTTCTGATTAATATACTACCACAGTTTATTAACTTCCTCTTTAAGTTCATCTTTAAACTCAGCTAATTCATTTCTGATTTCAGTTATAGCTTCATTAATAAACTGTTCTATCTAGTCAAGAGCTCTATTAATATAATCAATGATAGCATCTACTTGCTTATCATTCAGATCTAGCATCTCCCATGTATTAGTATCATTACGATAGTATCTAATACAACCACCATAGTAATTAGAGGTAACGTCAATCCAATAATCTACTTCTAGAGGATTAGGCTACGTATCTGATGCTCTAAATCTAACTATCTCTCTCTGTAACATATATTATGCTTTAAATGTTGTTATTTTGTCTTCTGTTCCATCATCATATACATCAATATGAACCCAGGTAACATCTTCCTCTAAACGTACTTTACATGGTAATAACAAAGGTTTAGCCTTTATTATCTCTCTTACTTCTTCTGCAGTCTTACCTTCACAAGTAAAGTCAATAGCATTACCTGTTACATGTGCAGATACATATACGCTCTTCTTACCTTTTACTAAAGGACACATATTACAACGCATACCTCTTTGATGCATATTACCAATATTGATATGCATTGGCATTCGTAAAATATCAGTACGTAGACACAGTAATACATGTAGTAGCTATGTACTTAAGAACATCCATGACTATTCTCCAAATCTACTATATATGTGATTACATACTAATTCCTTTACATCAAAGTAAGGTTTAAGTTGTTTAATTATTTCTTCTCTCGGCATCATTGTTATTCATCATTAGGGCATCACCAACTAGATTGGCTGCTACGTTCATACCAAATTGTTTAGTATCATTATCTATCTCACTTACCTTTACGTTGATTTGAAGGAGCAGAAGATATATCTGCTCCAACAATTCTCTATCTGTCATATGTGCTAAATACGGATTCACGATATTGTATTACCTCTCTGTGTCACTAATATCTCAGCTGCTATTGGTGTATTTGTAATCTCTCTATAATTATAGCTAGTTGATGGGGCTGAAGTAACAAGTTGTAAAATGTATAATTTTTCATGATGATTTATACCATCAGACTTAGGAGCATTAACTTTCAATAAATCATACTAGTAACTTCCACCATTCTGTATATATTCATAACCAAACCAAGTTGTATTCATTGATGCGTTAGCAGTTACTTTTTTTACCTCACTAATAGCTCCGAAATTATAGGTATATGCATCATAGTCCGAATCTACAGTATGTACTTCAAACGTACTATCCCACTCATACTATTTTGTTGTTGGAGTGGTTACAAGTCCAAAGCTAATTTCATCAGGATAAGTATCACTTCCTCTAACATGAGAATAGTACGTTGCAACATATGCGTCACTACCTACTTGCATAATATCACAGATAATAGATTTGTTACTTTCATTTTGTGTTACAGTAACAAATGTCTATCTATTACTTTTATTATTAAAATTAGATGACAGTATAAATCTAAATTTACCCTCATTAGCAATAGAACTAGATACTTTAGTTACAGTTGCCCAAGAAGCGCAATCTCCTATACTAAAATCTACGTATTGTCTAGAACTAACGTCTTCTACTCCGTCCACATATTTAGATTTATAGCTAGCAAAAGTAACTGAAATGCCATCATACTCTTTCATACTTCTGATTGCAATTGATATATTGTCCCTAGCCCCATTATTAAATCCGAATTTATATCTCCATTCTACTGTTGCAGAATAAGCAGCTTGACTAACATTAATTCTCAAAGTCTTATTACTACCCGATTGCGTTAATACGATAGTACCACTTCTTGCAGATCCACTATTATCAGATGCACTAATAGTCACTTTACTACTAGTAGTAGAAGTAGCTATCCAGCTAGGTTTACTAGACACACTCCAAGATTGACTACTACCATTCTTAGTAGATACTACTGGTATATTAGCAGCAGTTCCATTAGTAGAGAAGTCCCACGGGAAGTTTGCAATAACATCTGAAGTACTGCCGTCATCCCAAGTGAATACATAATTATCAGCAGGTGGAGTATACCCTGTTTGGGTTAATTCAGCATAATCTCGTTTACCAGATTCATCCTAATCAAAATATACTTTTGCTGTTCTACCAGTAGTACTAGTAGTAGATTGTATAGTAAACGTAGAAGTACTCTTGTTAAATGAAGCCCATGAAGGTAATGTACTACTATCTATGCTATAATCTACATCATAAGTACTACTACCTACTGTCTTATATGAAGTAATAGTTACACTACCTGAACCACCACTAGAATCTACGCTAACCTTATACGGATTAACAGAGAAGGTATAAGTAGTAGAAGGCGTAGAACCACTTTGTGTAACTGTACAAGTAGCTGACTTGCCACCGTGAGTTGCTTTAATAGTTGCAGTTCTACTAGATGTAGATGTATTCTCTCCTAATGTTAAAGTACTAGGTGAAGAAGTACTGCTAAGACTACCTAAGTTAGTAGACAGTGTAGGATTGCCTGTTTCTTCAGTAACATCACCACTCTCCCAATATATAGTTCTCTTAGCACTAGCTGTAATAGTAGAAGTACCTCCACTACTAGATACACTAGTAGGATTAGCTGATACTGTTATTACCCATTCACCATATGAACTAATATCATCACCATTTTGTAGCAAACTGATAGTAACTGTCTTATTAGACTCATTCTGAGTTATAGTAACTGTACCTGTTCTATTTGAAGTAATTTCATTAGCAGAAGCGCTTACTGTAGTTCCACTTAAAGAGAATCCAGTACCAGATACAGTAGTAGACTTTAATGATACACTAGTATCACCGCTCTATTCTACTCCATCTAATACTTTTCTCTTATAAGAACTAACCGTAAAAGACTTGCTACCACCACCAGCTCCAAATGACATACTAGTAGGAGATACTGTTAAATAGTAATTCCAAGTCTCTACCTTCTTACGTATATCATCTATCTTTACACATTCATTAGCTCCATAAGTAGAAGCATTATCAATAACGATTAATGAATTAATAGCTAAAATCTAGGTCTTAGTAGGACATTCTGTCCCACTCTTACCTAGACTAAGCTTACTTAATATCATAGAATATGTTGCTATTTCATTACTCATGTTGCTTATTCTTTAAAGTTTCTATTTCAGCTTTAAGCTTTTCAATCTCATCCTTAAGCATCTTAACTCCTTCAATAGCTAATACACCTAACATTTCATACTCTACCTTCTTGACCTTAACATACTCTTTGCCATCTTTAGTGAATGATTCAAACTGTTCAGGATTCTTTACTTCAGTTTTAAGAGTATCACCTTCAGTTACTATATCCTCGAAACCTAATTCCTCTAAGTTCTATGCTACAGTACCTATTTGCTTCTAATCATTCATTATAAATGATACAGTAGGTATAGAGCATATCTAGTCTAGAGTATAGTCTAAAGGTTTAATATCTGATTTTAAACGAACGTCGGATTCTTTGAAGAACCCATTTGTTGCGGATACTTTACCAGAAGACGTAACATTACCTACCGATATGTTATCATAAGAGTATATAGCCTATTTAGGAGTTATAGTTACCAATCTGGTTACACCAGAAGTAGGCATATCTTCATTGGTAATAGTTTCAACCATGTTTCTATAGTCACTGCTATTACTATAATAAGCGTGTACTACAAAAGATTGGAATTGTCGTGTTTGTTTAAACCATAGATAGACCTAACCATTATAGTTAAATACCTTTATATCACCAAATCCAGCTCCGTTATTAACCCCAGAATACTATATTATTGAGTTTCCTGTATTATAATTATAGAACTATATTACTGTATCAAACGGAGGTGTAGTATAATAGGAATTACCGAATATTCTTACAGTAATCATTGCATCAACACTAGATGCATTTCTTAATTTTACCAAACATCCTTTATCATAGTTATATACCATTTTTGGTGAATAACGCTAATCTAACTCGTTAGCATAATTACCTTTATGAAGTAATTTATAATGAGTACCTCCATAATAGAAAGTTGCTCCTTCATCTAAACTATCTACTCTACCTAATGATATACACGGATGAGTTGATAGTTTATCATTATACAGATATGCACCTAATGAGTTAGTATATCCTACTTCTGCAGTTTGTGCTCCACTATTAACAAACTGTATATAACTAGAAACATCAGTTCCATGTAAAGTTAAAGGAGTTACTGATGAAGTTTGATTTATTGTTAACGTTCCAGTCATAGTATCACCAGCTTTCTTTACGAAAGCAGATGGACTAATACCACCAACTGTGTCAGCATTACCAGCATTAGCTGGTTTACCAACGCTTACAGTCTATGCACTACCTCCAGATGGAGTTACTGTGAAATTACCAGCAGAACCATTAGCAAATGTATAAGTAGTATTAGTATTCTATGCAGGTATACCTAATGCAGTTATATCAGCTTTAGTTACAGCAGTAACACTAGCTACATGACTAGTAGAATCAGTAGAGAACTTATAGAATCCAGATGCTTTACTAGGTGCAGAACCAGCAGGATGTACATAGTTATTATATGTAGCTCCTTTAGTTAAAGTAAGAGTATCACCACTAATAGATGCAGTAGTAACAGCATTACCAGAACCAGCTACAGTTACTTTACCAACCTTCTTAGCTAATTCTGTATTCATAGTAGACTACAGATTATTGATGTTAGTCTGTAACTGATTATCACCATCCTTTCTAGCTTGAATCTCTACATTCAGATCGTTAGTAATCTCAGACGAACTACTCTCAATAAGCTCTTCCAATCTATCTACTTCAGTAGTTACTCTATTATCTAGATTAGTAATTCTATTAGGTATATTAACGTCTAAGTTCTACTTATCAGTAGCTGTCATTACACCAGCTGCAGATTGAGTAGCAGCAGGTATAGTCTATGACTTAGTAATAGGATTCACATATGAATTACTAGCTGCAGATAAATCAGATTGCTTATAATTAATAGTTACGCTAGTTGCATTTCTAGATGTTGCATCTATACCAGTAACTAGGTTATTAGGTAGTGAATCGAGCTTATCGCCTGGATTCTCTATACTACCAAATTCATCATATAAATCATCTAATCTACCTTTATCTATTGCAGACATAGCACCCGCATTAGTAGTTGTAGCTGATGGTATATCTATATTATCATCCTGCAGAGGACCATAATTCAAACCATCTTTAGCTGCATACTTATAGTTAATCTTAACTAACTCACCAGTACTAGTAGTAGGAGTAAGATATGAAGTAAGCTTAGTAGGTATACTATTTAAAGCATCTCTATTAGCTTTACCTTTATCTCCAGGATATGCAGTACTAGAAGTTTCACCTAATGCTAAACTCTAACTAATCTCTAAGTATTGAGTACCGGTCCATCTATATGTTAAGTTAGTATCTTTAGCTACATATATTTTACCAGTTTCACCAGTCTAAGGGAATTGAGCCTTAGTAGAGTATTCTAATACATCATCTACATATGATGGTAATTGAGCTGCTGGAACTTTACCAGTTGAGTCTAATTCAGCTAAACCGCCTGGTTGACCTTTAGTACTAATAAAAGCATTTAAACTGTTAGTAATAGTAGTATCACCTGCTTTCCTATCTTCAATTTCTTTCTGTAAAGCATCTTCTAATGCATCAGTAACTCCATCAAACTTGTTCTCTATACGGTCTATCTCTGCTTCTCTATCAGCAATCTCCTTATCAATCTTATCATCAAGATCGTCTATTCTATTATTTATATTGGAGTCAGCTTCCTTTAGATCTTCAATCTGCCCAGGTATAGTAGTATTAAGTTCTACATAGTCTTCCTTACTCATTAGACCATCCATAGATGCAGTAGCATTAGCTATACGTATATCCATATAGATATTGTTACCACTCTTAATAGTATTCCATGATACACAAGGAGTACTATTCTGTCTAAAGGTAATACCGTTAGTTACTAAATCATAAGTAGATGTATTAGTACCATCTTTAAACTTAATGTTAGTTAATGCTAAATTACCTATATATACATACTGACCATTATCTGTAAGTACTTTAGTACCATCTCCAGTAGTCTTAATAACTGTAGTAGTATATTGTTCTTTACTATAGTTTAATGAACCATCTACAGTAATAGTATCAAATACTACTTGAGATATATTATCTGTACCTTCTTCTTTAATAAAATCAGGAGATTCAATGTATATAGTACCACCAACTATAGCTACTTCGGTTGCTAAGTCTAATCCATTTCTATTAGAATTAATAGTATAGATAAGCTTACCTTCCTCTATAGCTTGCTTTAATGCGTCATAATCTTCTTGACTTACTTTACCATCAACGATAGTAGGATCAAAGATATACATAGTCATATCTTTAAACTCTATCATTCGGATCTTACCATTTCTTTCACCATCTTGGAATGGAATCATTTCCTATCCTGTGACAGCAGTACGTTCTGAAGCTTGACTAATCTTTAAACCTTTAATTCTTGCTATCATTGTCAATCAAATTATTTTCTTTCTACTATTCTAACAGTACTACACCGTTATCTTCCCATAACCAAGGATCTGCATCCTCTGTCAACAATGCTAATACATAAGGATCATATAATCCTCTAAAGTATCCATTACCACAACCACACTTAATACAATACGGTTTGAGTTTCATAGGTATACCACTATATAACTATGGTTTAACCTAATGTAAGTATCTCTTTAGTATTTCAGAATCTATAGGAGTAGTAACACTAGATGTGTTACTAAACTCCAATAAATCTGTTAATTCATTGTATACTATGGTTGCTACAACATCTCTATTGTTCCTAAGTATATTAGTTTTAAGTATAGAGTTTGTTTTACTGTTTATATATTCTTTTGCTTTATCCATAGTAGTTTAATTAAGCTTCACCAACACAAATCCCGCCTATAAAACGCAAACCATTTTTAGTACCAGTCCATCCAATATACGTACCGCTAGAGTTAGTTACTATAATCATACTTTTCATAATATCTATATGAGTATTTACACCGTCAGATACAGTTACTCCTAGTGGAGATATGTACGCTTTATTACCCTAAGAATCATAAGCGGTTACTGAAATAGCGTCTGATGCATTATCGTCTAAAGCTTTTATCTCTATTCTAGACGAATCTATGCCAGTAGGATTCTTTAATACTATGGAAGAAGTAGTATTATCATAAGTAATAACTATATTATCAAGAGTGCTGTTCTTTAATGAGAAACTACCACTATTAATAATAGCATGCTCATCGCTTGTATTTCCTATAGTTATACTGTCATTTAATTTTAAACTACCGCCAGAGCTTACATCAAACCAACTAGTGAACGGAGCTTGAGCCTAACCTAAGTGCATTCCATTTGAATCTAACTTAAACTAATAGTCGTTAGTAAGTTGAGATATGTTACTCTTTTTTATATAAGTACCTACTGTAGACAATCCACCAGTATTGTTAATCATACTTAATCCGCTACCGTCTAGCGTAAGCTTAGTATCAGATGTAGTTAACTACAACTAACTATTCTCAGAATCAGCAGCTAAGTGTATACCTCCAGCTCCAAAGTAAGCTTCACCATTCTCAAAGTCTAACAAGAAATTAGGTCTAAATGAATTAGAGGTATTCATAGGATCTGAAGTATTAATCAAATGATACTCAGAACTATCACCACCACTAGCATTCTTACCCCTTTGTGAGAACATTAGGTTGTTATTAAATACAGCTCCACCTACTAATGAATTAGGTGCAATAAGTAAATCAGTATAAATTGCCTCATAATTCTCTAATACAGTCCATGCGCTAGATGTATCTGTAGCAGGAGATTCATTATTCTGTTGAGTACCAATCCACGTCATTACTGATTTTAAGAAATAGTAGTTACCATCGCTGGTATCATATACGTAAGGAGCTTTTTCTCCATCATTAATATATGGAGTACTAGTACTATATATACCAGCTGGATATGCTATAGGTTGTGAACCTACTGGATCTGGAGTAATTATACCGCCCATAGGATTAGGTTTAGACCATGCAGTTTCCATCTCATTGTCAATGACTCTACATTGAATAAACCATATATAATTATACTCATCTCCACTGGTAAGCTCAGGAACATCCATAGACCAACCTGTAGGATTTCTTTTCCATTTCATAGAATTACTCCAAGTTTCACCAGTATAAGTAGTTTCAGTACCTTTACAGTATCTAACTTCATAGCCTACTCCAGGAATACCAGAACCACCATTATCACCAGTCATACCAGTCATATAATATGGATCACACCATTCTTCTATCATAGTATTATCACTGCCATTGATATAAGCGAAAGTAGCCCATAATACTTTGCCACTACTTAAAGCAGGTGCTGTAGAACTCCATCCTGATGGATAGCGAGAAGACTAGTCTAATGAAGGAGCTATTTCCCAACTGTTATTTCTAGCAAATCTGTATTCATAGTAGTTACCATCCATGCCTTGAACCTTACCGACATTTACCCAGTCACTACCATTCCATACCCATAAGAAGCCATCAATAACCCAACCGTCTCCTATTTCATTACCACTAGTTGGAAGATCATCTGTAGAATCTAAAGTGCCTTTAATGATAACCCCCTGCCCGGTTACTTTTACTACAGCTCCCCATTCTATTACAGAACCTGTTTCACCTTGAACTAATGCTACAGATTTCCACCATATACCAGTAGACATATCAGGAGTAAGTACCCAACCATCACCAGGATTATATGGGTCATTACTAGTAGGCTTCTCAGGTTGAGTCTAGCTCTATTTAAATGCTTCTACTTGATAATTGAAGTTATTACCATCAAGACCAGGTACACCTGTAATTAAATAAGGACCTTGCCAACCTCTTTCATCCTCAGGTAAATTTTCATCTATTACTAACTAGTTGTCAAAAGTAACAAGAGCTTGAATACCCCATATAGCTTCTTTACCAGTAGCAGTAGGCATACCTACACCCCAGATACTACCAGGATTAATATTCAATCTATCTGGATCTCTAGGTTTAACATCGCTACCAGATGTCTTAGTATACATTACTCTAAGATGATTACCATCTTGACCATTATCTCCGAATTTAGCCCATAATGCTGGAGAACTAAAGTTACCCCATTTATGTGTGTTACCTTTATACTTTCTTTGACTAACCCATTCGTATTGGAATTCTTGTGTTACTCCCTTAGGATCATCTGTCCAAGGTTGTTCACCAGGAGCTGATTGAGGTATATATTCATCCTGATCTGGATTGTTATCTGTAATCTCTTGAGGAGAAGCAGGTAATTTAGTACGCTGATATATATACTCTACTCCATCACCGTCTTTACCATTTACTCCCCATTTAGACCAAATAGTAGGATCACTCCACTCACTCCAACTACCATCAGTTTGTAAGTTATGTGAACAAACCCATTCACATTGATATTGTTCGCTAATACCTGTAGGATGATCAGTCCACCCTTGTCTAATAGCTTCAGTCTGGCTGTTACCTGTAGGTTTAGTAGGTGTAACTAAACTAGTTACAGTAAGCTTATACACGAATTCAATATTACTACCATCAGCTCCATCATGTCCATCTGCACCTGTAAGTCTTACAGGTGTACTCCAAGGCACTACTATTGTACCTTTACTAGAGAATGTAGCGGTAGACATCCATACATAGCCATTAGGATTACTATCACTACCAGACCATCCTTCAGGATATGTAATAGTATTAGTATCGTAATCCCAGCTACCTCCTACAGGAGTATCGGGTCTTTGTATAGTTTTAGTAGATTTGTATGCTATTACTACTCTAGTGGTATCTCCGTCTATACCTGGTACACCATCAATACCATCCTTACCATCTTTACCATCTTTACCATCTTTACCGTCCTTACCTGCATCTCCTGTTCTACCTGCTGGTATACCAAATGAGAATAAGAACTTATCTTTATCTAAAGATACAGATGCAGTAGGTGTACTTGATTCATATACATCCTTAATTGCAGCTTTAAACTTAGAATTACCTATAACTATATCAGCTACAGATTCAAGCGGTAATTTATAGTTATTGTCTTTTTCTGCAGTAACAATGTATTCACTACCTGTAGCTTCAAGCTTCTCTTCTAAGTCCAATATCTTTACACCATCACATTTTTGTATCATATCTGTTTATTTTATAATTTACAATAACCATTACTGCAATTTCCTGTACTGCAAGTATTATTAGAACAAGAGTAACAAATACCACTAAATAAAGTAGCAGAGTTACGCTCTTTCTCTAAATGAAGACACTTATCGTTTTCTGTATTGAAACAATCACCTTTCTGAGTAAGAATAGCATTGTTACAGCAAGTACTAGCTGCACATTTTGGTTTAATAGATATCTCAAGTAATCTACAGATATCTACATATAATTGTAAAGCATCACGATAGTAATCGGATGCTAAAGCATACTCAAGCAACTATCTCTTAAAGACTACTAGCATTATATTCTGCATAGTCTAATCATCTAAACAAGTTGAACAGTGAGTATGTAATTTCCTAATCTCTGCCATATATACAATTGAAGGATTGTAGTATATGCCATGAAAATGTATTTCTTCCTATTCCGTAAAACATCTCAAAGTAACATACTTCATATTCCAATCTAATTCTAGAATATCGTCATTAGTTACAGTTACATTATTATCGGAATCTACTGTAATATTCTCAGAAAAGCTAATGTTATGTATAGGACTGTCTTCAAGTATGTTCTTTAAATTCCATACTTCATCTATATAAACTTCCTTACTATAGCTACTAAGGTCTACTTCAGTCTCTATCTTAAAGGTCAGTTTATCACCATCTATTTGTATATTTGTTAATTTGTCCATATATCAACAATAAAAAAAGTGGAGAGTGGAATATTCCACAACTCCACTTCTGTAGTTTGTAAAAGGAATCTTATCCCAAATTCAATCTCTCTAACGTGGATTAGGCAATTGTCTTACCAGCAATAAATGACTGAATACCTTTATCTACAATAGAATCAACTAAACTAGGACAATAAACTTCCGTAGTCAACGGAGTAGTCTTGATGTACTGATTATCATTGCTCAAGTACAGGTTATCGTTTTCGATGATAGCATAGTCATATTCTGCATCTTCTACTACTTTACGAACCTGTTCAACAATAGGATATGCACCAGTAAATACATGACCTTTATAACCCATATTACGTACTTCTGCATCACGTACTTGCTTCCAATAACCCTTACCAGGATTACCTGCAGTCTTTTCAATCTTAGCACCAGCAACGGCTTTAGGCTGATTAGCAAGCAATGCACCAGGAATAGTCTCATACAGAGAAGCTTCCATAGATACAACGCTATATTCATTTAAAGAATAAACGCCTTCATTATCATCTTTCGGCATAGCAGTCAAAGTCAGAACTGCAGCAGAAGCAGAAGCCTGTACTCTACGATTCTTATGAGCATTGATCTTCTTCAAGAAAGCAGCAACCAAATCTCCAGCATCTGTAGTGTCAGCATATACTTCATAGGTATGAGTAAACTGGAAGTTGTTTACTTCAAAATCCTTATAAACAATACGCAAAACGTAACGATTACCAGCAATAATAGTAGCGTTAGTTAAAGTGATTACAATCTTTTCTTCAACAGGAGCTACGTATTCGCCAATTACTGCAGACGGTTTAGAAGCTTTCTGAATTTCAGTAGAGAAATCAATATTAGCTTTCTGTGCTACTGTACCATCAGGCATAGTAACATTCATCTTTTCACCTGCTACACCTACATACAGAGAGTTAGCATTTACTGCATCAGCAGCAGTTTTAATAAGAGCCTTATTCTCATCGAACAAAGCAACATCACCAACAGCTAAAGCATCTACTGTAGTGTAAGAAACTGGAGCTTGTTTTCCAATCAGAACTGAGTGTACTGAAGTTATCATATTAAATGTTTGTTTTTAAATTAGACATTAGCGCTTAGTCTATTCGCTTACTTTCTACTTTCATTATTTCAGATTTCCACGTTGGTAAGCGCCTTAATTATTCGTCCTAAGATTTCTTAGAACTAGTATTAGGTATAGTTTGCACTATCATTTGAACTGCTAGATCTACTATATCCTAATGAGTGTTTTCTGGAAGATCTGTATATTCTTTAGTAAGATCACTTACATTACCCAGATCTTTTGCTTTTCTTAAATAGGTAAGCTAATATGAACTTATATCATAATTACCATCAGTATATAATACAATTTTATTGTCAGTATATACTCTAATAGGTTTTGCTTGATTATAACGCAATTTATGATCTGATAGACTATTACTTAGTCTAGAGCTTACTGTCTCTATTGTAGCCTCTATTACATCAGACTCATGAGTAATTAAGTTATTACATTTATTATCCTTTATACTTATGTATACATTTTCACCAAGTGCAAACATATAATCTTCAGGATAATTGGCTTCCCATTTGTTACCTAACTTACTAAAATTATAAGTAGTATAATCTTTAGTATTTACTAAAGTACGTATGTTATCAGTGATCTCTTGATTCCTCTAGAATACTCTAAAGTTCTATTTAACATATTCGTCTTTAGCTCTATTTATAAAATGAAACAAAGTATCTGAAGGAAACTTAATAGCTTCATTATAACTAGGTATGATATTATTTAGCTGCCTCTCTACGTTAATCTAAAAACTCCTCTCTGTCATAATTATTCAGATACTTGGTTTAACTAAAACTTAGAAGATTGTCTTTGAGATTCTATATTCTCTAAAGCAATTACTACAGCTCTATTAATAATCTCATACATGACATCTTCAGGAAAATCTAATTCTTGTTCAGGTTTAGTGTAGTCAAACTTAGTTGGTTTCTTAACATAAGTTAGATCTACTCTATAGAACTCTGTATTATCTTCTACTCTTGGAGCATACATAGGATCCTGCATTAAAACAGGATCTACGTATACTAAGAGTTTATTATTTTCTAAAGTAGCTACTGGATTCTCTACCCAAGGTATATTATTATAAGTCTGCTTAAAAGGCTTTACTAACTCATGGCTAGTAAGTACACAGTTAGTCTAGAATTGTCCATACTTAAGTAATACACTAAGTATAGTCATTCTATTATCTTCATCACGAACATCTTCTAATGCATACTCATTATAGTCTGTATGTACAGCATGAAGGTTAACATCTGTAGCTATTAACTTCTCTATTTCAGATAAGTTAGATACAGAACCTTCTAAACCTACTCTTAATGCATTGTTACCAGTAATCTTATTACTTAAGATTTCTAACTATGCTTGATTAAGAAATAAGTCTACTTCTTCATCTAAGAATGCTGGGCATCCACCATAAGCAACACCTTCTGCATTCTTATCCAGAACTACCTTGAAAATTATATGAGAATCTTTATTAGTCATTACTTAGATTTAATTTCATTGAGTATTGCTAATTTAATATCTTGATTCTTTTTATCTTGTAAATAAGCAATAACATCATCGATACCATTACCAATCAAATCTGTACCAAAGAAATATTGAGTACGATTCTTTCTAATAATGTTTTTAGCAATAGCTTCTTCAATAACAAAGTTAATTTCTTTATTTGGGTTTTCTACCCATTTTAGCATAAACTTTTCAGGAGAAGTCTCAACTTGTTCTGTAAGTTTAGCTTCAACTAATTCATTTGACATTGTATCTGATTTCATACCATACAGACGTAAGCACTTACGCATATCTTCAATAGACATTTTATCGAGCTCACGATAAGCTTCACGTTTAACTTTGTTAACACGATTAGCCTGTTCAGCTTCTGCATCTTTATTAATCAGTACATAATCTTTAGAAGGATTCATATTAGACAAGCCGTCTGCTACTCTTTTATGACCTTTAAGAAACAAATATTGCAATTCATCTAAAGGTTTTTCAGTATCAAGAATCAAATCTCTCTTACCGATTTTAACTGCAAATGTAGTCCAAAAGTCACTATTAGGAGCTAATTCACCTTCTTCTTTATTCAAGGCTTTTTCCAATCTACGAGCATCTTCAGAGCTCAAGCCAGTATAGATATTACCAGATCTAGTCCAGTACGGACCCACATAATCATATGTTGTAGGCCATTTAGTAAGTCCTGTCCAAGGATTTACTTTCATTATTCTAACGATTACTTCCATAATACTTTGTATTAGATTTATCCTGTTATTAAGCGGCGGAATTCAAAGAATAATTATTATATTCTTCTAATGTTATCTTTCTTATATAAACATTTTGTTTCTTCCACAATTTCGGAATATCTGGTTCACTGTATGTCCTAACTAAAGTTATAGTAGTATTATAAAACCTAGCACAATCAGCTTTAGATCTAAACACATTGATAACGTTGTTATCCACATCTAGTATGGCTACAGGTTGTTGACATTTTTCAACTAAATTCATTATATGATTATGCAACTTATCTGTAGTCTTACCTTTTCGTGTTTCTGACATCTTCTTTTTAGTTTCTTCAGATGCTTTTCTTCCAATAGCTTTTTGACGAATTTTATCTTTAGTTTCTTCAGAGTGCATTCTACCAAATGTTCCATCTCCGCCTTCTGTTAAGTTATAACCTTTTTCTCTATTCATAGAGTCGTATTGTTTAATCCAATACTTTTCTTTTTCTTTCAACTCTTCGTACGTATCAGCAAAATCAATTATTTCTAATGTAAAATTTTCTTCTCCATATTTAGCCATTGAACGATGAATAGGAGCAGGTTCGCCGATGCGAGCTTCATACCAATGATGGCGATATCTCACACCAGCGCCCTGATTAGTTATTCCTATATAAACTTTTCCAGTAATCTTGTTAGTAATTTTATATACGTCATTGCTTTTCATACAATATATCTTTGTTTGGTATATTATATATAACGTACAAAATACAAAAAAGTTACTCGAAAATTAGTTAAATTTTATTTAATTGATGCTCGACTTACTCTAAAATGAGCTCTCCGCAAGCTCTGGGGTCGCGGAGCATAATACCCATTTCCCCAAGGAAGAATACGGTATAACCATCCTTACCATTAGATCTCAAGGTATCCTTAGACTTAGCATAACCAGACGGAGCAACAGCACCACCAGTATACCAAGTAACGAATTCACGATCCTTACGAACTACCTTAACAATGTTAGCTTCGCCATCACGACGACCAAGATCCAAGAAAGTCATACGATATGATTCCTTCGGTTTCAAGGTTACAGGATGCAACTCACGATTGTAAGTAGGATCATCATACAACGGGAAATATTTCAAAGTCAGCTCGATGCCATTAGTCATCTTATAAGTCTTGAACTGACCACCAAAAGTCAAGTTATCACCAGAACCAGTTACAAATACTGTATCCATTAAGTTCATAGTAGCTACCTTTTCTTTTAAGATACGGTCAAATTCACGCATACCCATTTCACCAGTCAAGGCAACAAACTTACGTTCGTTAGTACCCAGACAGTTATAAGACAGGTCAAACAAGAAGTCTTCCAACATCTCACCAGTCAAGTGAGTGTAGTAACGTCTATTAGACGGAGCAATCTGTTCCAACAGACCAGCACCAATAAATACTGGACGACCGTTAGTACCCTTCAGATTACAAGAACCATCTCTGTTAACATTAGTCTTCATATAAACGAGCATACGTTCACATCTCTTGTACCATTCACGTAAAGCTTTCCATTCCTGATAATCAGCCCACAGATAAGAAGTCTTGCCAGTAGCAGGATCCTTCAAAGCAATTGCCATTACTGTAGAATAAGCTGAACCAGTAATATCATAGTTAACACGAATAGTGGTAAGATAGTTGCGCATCTTGAAGTGAGTGTTGTAGTTCAGGATATCACCCTCTTCACTGTATTCTTCGTATGCAGAAGCAAGACGAGATACTTGTTTTCCAGCTTCAAGATATTCAGAAGGAATATAAGAAGTAGGCTGACCATCTGCTACAAAGCAGGTATATACCCACAGATTACCGTCTTGATAAGGAGCACCTGATACACGTACTTGGAACTCTCTGTTATCAAATTCGAGAATAGCACCAGGACCAAACCAATTATCTTCACATTATATTCAACGTAATTCGTTAAATTACATTCGCTTAAAACGGTTTGTTATTTTAAGCTGCTTACACTTTCATGTAAGATTAGACTATATCTTCATCCTTTAATGGATGTTCCGCATTTCGCTTCACTTGAAGCTACGAGATCGCTCTCTAGTCGTTGAACCTTCAAATCCTGAATATCTACTCTTAAGTTCTTAAATATACCTGATTTAATATATTTTCCAGTATTTGCATTTGCTCTTAATGCTTTTAAACTATCTTGAGATACTCCAAAATGTCTAGCAACATTCTTCATACCTATAATAGTAAATGATTCTCCATTAAAAACATTTGTAAATACAAAAGCTTTTCTAAGAGGTTTATCTCCTTTAAATCTATTTTGAATTTTGGAGTATAATATATTATCGTCATGTGAAATCCATTCAAGATTCTCTAAACAATTATTCGTTCTGTTAAAATCTTTATGATTTACTTCTGATAAATTATCTGGATTATCTAAATACGTCATAGCTACTAATTTGTGAACTCTGAAGTAATAAGACTTTCCGTTTCCTCTTAAAGCCACTTTCAAATAGCCATCTTTAGTTTTAGATGGATTAAAGAACTTATTAGTTTTAGTTGAATACACATCACCTTGTTTTGATATTAAATAATCTTCAAAACCAGGTATTGGTTTCATATCAGTAATTTGCTTGGCTGCTGATTGTCCATTTTTATTATTATTCATAATTCTATATATTTATATTTTACTCTATGGTTTAAATATCTTTAGGAGTTTCCAGCAATTAACGGAATTATTCGATTGAAGTTTCCTTCAAAAGGACCTGTTTTAGTTTATAACTAAGTTAAGCCACAACATAATAGGAGTGTTACCCAAACCTGCAGTAGAAGTAGCAGTAATAGCTGCGCCATTCCATTTAGCGTCTCTAATTGTTACGGCTCTGTCATTATCAACCATTACAGACCATTCAAAAGAAGGCTGATCAATTGTCATTACATTGCCAAGACCACCTGTCAACATATCCAAAGAAGTGCTATAACCACTATCTTTTGTACCAAATACGTAAGACAAGATAGTAGACACCTGATACGGATTCTGCTGAGAAGCTACTGAAATCTTAGCAGTATCAATCAAGTCGGAGAACCACTTTCCTTTGTATAATTGAAGGTTATTAAGAATATTGTTATCCATAAAAATACTAGTAATTTAATTTTTTAATTATTTAATTTTATTATGCGACACGTAGTTGTCGTGCGAAAGCATCCCAGATAGATGAGTTGCTATCGTTATTTATCACTTGCCTTTTAGATTTCTTAGATACTCCACTATTTCTAGAAAGTGTATTCTTGAAATTATCAATAGCATCTTTTTTACCTTTCTTCTTAGCTATATCAATTAAGGTATCACCTTTCATTGTAAAGTAAGCAGAAGTGATTAAATTCTTAAGGCTTTTAGCATAATCTTTCTAGTATCTAGTAATGCCATCTGCATCCGGTTTGAATATGTATTCCAACAGGGCTTTCTTATCCTTCTCAGGAATATCAATTCCATAGATACTATCCATGCCTTTTATTTCTGTGACAACGTTATTAAAGAAGTCACGTTGTTGCTTTTCAGCCTCTCTAGCCTATTTTTCCTGGTTGGCTAATAGCTCTTCTTTACGTGCAACTTTAATGTCTCTAAGAGCCTCTAAAGCATCTGTAGCCTCATCCTCCAGTAAGCCAGCTTCTTCATATTTGTTAAGTTTCTTTTCAATTTGTTTTGAAGTAAAGCCTTTCTCTTTTAGAAATTCTTTAATAACTAGTTTTTGATTTACTTCATCATCTTCTATCTCGATATTGTCAATATCAAGATCAGCATCAATACTAAAATAATCTTTAAGCTTACCTCCATTATGAACAAATTTATCAAGCTTTTCTACTTCCTCACTAGCATACTGAGGAGTAGAATTTTCTTCTATTACTTCCTTAAAGTAATCAATCAGATCTTCAGCAGTTCTAGGCTTTTCATCATCTTCTACGTCATCCCATCCTAATTGTGAAGCTAATGAATCAAAGAATCCTACGATTATTTCTTCATCGCTTGTATCATTTCCACCATCGGTATTATCACTATTAGATTCTTGTTCCCCACCCTCATCCTCATCTTCATTAGTTTCTGTATTTTCAGATTTGGATTTCTTTTGAGTTTTAGTAGTTTTTTTAGGTTTAGATGTAACATCTTCATCTTCCTCTTCAGAATCTTCATCTTCAAGCTCATCATCTTCTACTTTGTTAGTTTTCTTAGGTTTAGGATTACGTAATGCCTCTAACTCTTCATCAGTTAGTTCTTCTGCTGCTGCATCAATTACGTCAGTATCGTTATCTTCTGTTTTAGTCTTAGTACCTACATGAGGGTTTAAGGTATCTAATATAGCCTCAAAACCATTCAATGTGTTCTTTGCTTCCATAATTATATATAATTAGATTTATTTTTTAATAGTTTTTAGTAGCTCCTAACTCGTAACATCTTTTTATTAAAAATTCAATCACTTCATGAGCTTCTTCTTGTGTAAAATATTTTTTATCTTCAAACAATTTAATAGAGTTTATCTAGTCTTCCGATAAAATATCTTCTATATTATAAGAATCCTATGATGGAGGCATTATAACATCTGGTAAATAATAATACGAATGTTCATCTATATACTTATCTAAAGTATTGACTCCCGTTACATAAGTATGTAATTTATTATTAATTTCTGCTCTCATTGTTTGTAAAATATTTATTTGCTCCTATAGCTCCAACTCCAAGAAGAGGAACTGTATTAAACCATTTAGTATACGACTTTAAAGATTTAAATTGATCACTAGCCTTCTTAACAGAATCCATACCTTTTGGTAATTTATCTAATGCTGTCTTTATTAAAGAAGGAGTAACAACCTAATCTCTAGTATCTATCATTTTATTAGCGTACATAAATTCTCTTAATTGATTCACATATGCTTTCTATTCTGTAGGACTAGAAAAATACTTACTAACAGAATCAGAATATGGTTTAATAGCTGATCTCATCCACTTGTACATATTACTAGAGCCTACTGCATCTGGAGATTGATTTTTTAAAAAGTCACTAAAGTGATTAATTTCGTGTGTAGTGCCACCATAAGGAACTCCTCTATCTATATTAAACATATAATCATATTCACCAATTTTAGGAAAATCTCCTCCTTCCTTATGTCTAGTAGTAGCAGATCCTTGCGTTTGCATTTTACCTCTAGCTTCTCCTAAAGACAGACTTCCTTTAGCTTTTGGTAATAATTCTGGTGATTCGTTATATGTATTGATTATATCTGCATATACAGAAATATAGTCATCTCCATATTTATTCTTTACTTGCTGCGCTCTTCTCATATAAGAAGGATCATCCATTAATCTCTCCGCTATATTATATGTCTCGTTATTTAAACGGGTAGCCATTCTTGCTTCTTTATTTTGCGCTCTAAGTATTCTATCTATCTAATCTGTTCCAGTTCTACGTACTGTAGGTGTAGCTCTTTTTATCGCATTAGGAACGAATGGTATTACAGTAAGAGCAGCTAATCCAGCACCTAACCAATCTCTATTCTTTACTGCATCATAAGTATCTTTAGCTGATATAGCATCACCAATAGGAGTCATATTAGCAGCATCTTCAAGACTGAACACAGGTTTTAAACCTTCTTCTAAAGGTCTACCACTACTACTTCTACCCGTAGCCTGATAGAATCTTTCCTTCTCAGGATCACCTACCTCACCGCCATCTGCAAATGTTTCTACTTTCCAATCCCAATAGCCTTTACCGGGATTATTCTCCCGGTAAGACTTTAGGTTTTGCATTCTCTATTTAAATGCTTGTCTATCCATATTAGTACTTACATGTTTCTAAGTACATCTTTAATAGATTAACTAAACTTTCAGGATCTGAGGAATGCGCTCTAAGACATATCATTGGTTTTTCATCTGTTTCACAAAACTTATCGTGTAATAATAAATAATAAGTTAAAGCACTACCATCTATATCACTAGTGCACCACCAATAACATCTATAATTTTCATTCAGATCTTCAGGATATTTCTACTAAAGATATTTTAATATTTCTTCTCTATCCATAATCTTTCAATTATTTCTTTCCGCCTTTGCCCTTCTTAGAGCTACCAGACTTTTTACCTCCACATGCCATAATTAATTCCTCCTATTATTTAATTGTTTTAAGATACTGTTTCCAATTCTTCTTATTAGCCTTATAAGTCTTCTTTCTGTCTTTAATCTTGTACTTATCAAGATCCTCAGGCTTACGTGTTTTCAGATAATCAAAGTTATCGTCATTAGCATAAGCTTCCATCTCATAAGGAATAGTATAGTAAGCACTAGATGCGGGATAGATTATAGGGTTACCTTTAATCCATTCCCATACATAAGACCAATAATAACTTATCCATCTCTTCTTATCTTTAGCTTCATAAAGATGAATATTTTCGTGATTCCAAGTAGTAGGTTTAATCTGAGATTCAGGTTTTCTACTTAACAAGTAACCACACCAGCTCATTGCAGAATAACCACTAAATGGATAGTGGTCCATGTGTTTATACTCTACTTTGTCTGCTTTTACTTTAGTGAACAACTGTTTAATTATCCACCATGTTTCTTTAAACCAATTCATAATTATTTACTCTTTTTAGCTTCTGCGTTAGTTTTATTTTTAAGAGCTGTTTTAGCTTTTAATCTTTCTCTCTCCATTGCTGCTTTATCTTTAGCTGCTTGCAACTTCATTTCGTGATCCATTCTTTCTCTTTCAAGCTGATTCTTCTTATCTTCTATCTCTTTCTTCATCTTCTGCTCTCTAATCTTAGCATTGAATTCAAATTGTTTAGAAGCTTCATCAGATGCTTGCTTACGTTCAGCTAATGCCTAATTAGCTATCTCAATAGGATCAGGTATATTATTTTGATTCTAATCCATATTCTCAGCACCTCTATAAGCATTAAGTTGAGCTACAGTAATCTTAGTAGCATTATCTTGATCTATCTTATACTTCTCAAGATCCATCTCTGCCTCTTTAATCATAAGCTCTTCTTCCTTGATCTCATTTTGCATTTGAATAGCTTGCTGCTCACGTTCTGCTTGAGCTTGTTCCATAGCTTGTTGTTGCTCCATACGTTTCTGCTCAATTTCCTCTAATCTAGACTTAATCATACTAATATTATCCATAGTAATGATTTCGGCTATATCGAGTAAGCTAGCTCCATTCTGCATAGCAGGTTGCATAAGTTGTTTAAGAGCTTCTACTTGTTGTTGATTCTTAGTAGTATCATCAATGAATATATCCATATCTTCATAGAAGAACTCATCAGAAAGAGTTACAAATGCTCTAGTAGCATCATCAAGAATGTAATGCAAGCATCTTTTATTATCTTTCCACGCTACTTTGGAAGTATCTAATAACATAGTAAGAGCTTCTTTCTTTACTTGATTATGAACCCAGAACCAAGGTTCAGTAATATGAGCTGACTATACTATAGATCTCTCTACATTACCTACTAATTCATTAGATGCAACAGAACCTTCACGCTATTTACTTACTCCTGATATTTCTGATACCATAGCTTCAATCTTATCCATAAGATTAATGTACTAATCAATAGTATTAGCCATAGTAAGATCTAATGAAGTAAATTGATTGAACTGAGATGTCTTACCGCCTTCTCTACCAGGTATATCCCATCCTTCTTCGTATGGGTTAATAAATGCTACGCCAAGAGCACCTAAGTAATGCATCCATTTATTCACATCTATACCCATAGATTTAGGTATCTGAGTAACATCAATAACAGGCACTTTACCTTTATCTCTAGCCATAGCAAGTTCTAGTCTGTACCACAGTACAATATACATATACTGCAACGGTTTCATCATACTTACCAAAGATCTAGGAGCACTATTAGTATTATTGTATACAACTCCTGTATAAGGTAATTTTTGAGAGTTAAGATTATCAGCAGATATGTGTTGGTATTCTAGTGGCTATATACCTATATATAAATCTTCTCCAACTCTATAACCTTCCCATACCTCTATAATCCAAGTCCATTCAACGTTCAACTCCATACCAGTAACCTTGTAGGACTCGTCTACTTGTAACTCATCAATTTCTCCAGTATTAGGATCTTGATAAGTAACGAAACCTATTTTCTTAAATGACTTCCAACAGCAATGCCAAACATTAATGTTATCAGATCCTTCAAATGGATTTGAAGTTAACCCATTAATAGTTCTTGTCTTTAAGTGAGGGTAATCCATAGATGTCTTACGTACTTCAGGATTAATACCTCCCCTGCTTACATCATCTACCATTTCAAGCAATTCATTTAATTGCTTTTCTGTCATCTTATCATAGAATCTATCATAAATTTCTGTAGCTGACATAATCATCTTACGGCAGCACCAATCAGAGTCATGAATGAATTCTAAGTCTGCACTCTAGTCATAACTAAAGTAAAGAGGATTAACTCGTTCTAAATAAGGATTACCATTTATAATACCAACATAGTATATTTCTTCTCCAGCTATCAACGCATCCTTCCAACCTTTATAAAACTCATGAACTACATTAAGTTTATTCTTAAGATAGTTGAGACTATGGTATGCTGTTACTTCTGCTATGTCCTTATAATCCTTACTTAGATATTTCTATATCTTTTCTGGAGGTAATATTTCACCATTCTATAATGCTTGTTGATATCTCTAAGCCTCTTCAGGACCTAATTGACTCATAATAGTAGCCATTACATAATCTTCCAGCATTTGTTTAGCAGTATCTTGTACTTCACTAGTAGCTATATCACTAGTACGTACTACTCTAAAATTAAATGGTCTTTTCGTTTCTTCGCCTAATAGTAAGTCTATTTTAGGTTTAATTATGTTATAATCCTATGCTGTAGCAGGGAATCCATCTTTCTATTTAAAAGGATTTGTAACGTACAAAAGATCTTTCTCATTATAGATACTATTGTATAGATCATAGTAAGTCTACATCTCCTCATATCTAGTACGCCCATTTCTACCACCTCCACTAGTAAAGCCTGACTTACCTATTATATAGTCAACGCAGGCCTCTTTCCAATCTTTAGTCTTTTTAGACATAGGAAGTTTTTGCACAGGAAATGAACCAATATTTCTACTTATCATATTCTGTTAATTAAATGTATATACATCGTCATCGACTTGACTGAAGTTATCGTCATAACTCCAGCTACTATAAGTAAAGAGAGGGCCGTCGAATAATAATCTCTCTCTGTTAGTTTTCTTCTTCTCTTTTACAACTACATTATATAGCTGTTCACGATAAATCATTACCTGCATCAACGCCATCACACGGTCAAAGTTACCTATATCATTATAACCTATAAGCTCTTCTAATAGCGGTTCTGATAATATATCGTGTAGGTTTTTATGTCCTGGAGATTTCTCATCATTTAACCAATCTTTGATGAGCCCTTCACCCCATTGTTTAATTTGTTTATTCATGTGACAACCTTTCTTTCGTTGTACCTTAGAATTGCTGATGATATCAGATATAATATCTGGCTAATCAGCCAAAAGATAGTCACAATGCTTAGCAGTAAAGTATGGAAACAAACCTTTACGCTCATTTTCATACATAATTCTGCCATTATAATAAACTGCGAGTTTACGTAAGTTTTCATAATATTCCTCTGCTGTAGCAGGTCTTCCTGTATACTCAGCTACTATTATATCGTAGTAGTTTTCAAAGTTCTAAAATCTCTTATATACAAAAGTAGAGCCTAATGAATTAGTACCTGATTGATCATGATCGTAAGGGTCTACTCCAAGTATATATAAACCAATAGGAGCATCCTTTACAGGGTGTTCCCATATAACTATAGAACCAGTAGGGTCATCCTCTTTAGATAAAGGATAATGAGTAATATCGCCTTGTTTTTTTATTACCCATTTAAGACTACCATCTGATTCCCACACTAAATCACCTATCTATTTGTGATTTGATAATTTCTTATTCGTACGTATTTTAGCTAGTTGTTCTTGTAGCTCTTTCTTAGGGAATATATTACCATTAAATTCTAGGCATGCTTCAGCTGGAGTAATACAACGTTCCGCTACATAACGGTCTACTGCTACAGAACTAGTGGCATTCTCTATTACGTCTTTACGCTATTGTAATACATATTCTAAAGCTTTATGTCTTATAGTATTACCATCATTATCCATATACATACGATTTCCCTATTCATCTCGTATGTCCATGTTTGTATACTGAGGTATGAAGAAACCACATTTAGTATCTCCTACATTCTCATCCCATATGTTATCAAGCTCTAAACAGTTATAACCTTTAGGCTTATAAAACATGTCTTTAAGAGTAAAGAAGTTAGAATCTTCATCCCCACCAGTACCAAATGCTATCATAGTAGCAAATGCTCTACCGTCATTCTCTACAGAGGGTCTAGCAATTTGCCATGCTGCACCTAATTCTTTAAATGAACCAGCTTCTTCAAATAGAATAAGGTTAGCTTTTTTACCACGTACTACATCAGGATTGTCTTTCAAAGTAACCCCAATAATTTCAGATTTATAACCTACTTCTATTTGATTACCGTATTCATCCTTCATACTTACTGCAGCACGTTTACGTAACTAAGTATTTACAGCTCTTTTCTTACCCCATGCAGTATGTTCATCTATAAAGTCTAAGTAGTCCCAAGCTTTAGTAAGGATACCATCATCTGTTAAATATTGCTTATTTGAAGCATATACATATGATTTAGAGTTAGGTATAAGATAGTAATTACGACATAACATAGCTGCTCCTTTATAACTATTGTGTGTTGGAATAAAATCTTTAGTTATATACAGATGATTTTCATTATCTATGCATAAACATCTCTATTGTTCATACTATCCTGTAGCTCTAATAGCTTTTATACCTATTCCATTATAATTGTACTTTCTATTCTTACGTATTTTTTCTAATTTTCTAGGTAATTTGAATATGTCTTCTTCTGTAGTAATACAAAGTTCCCAGTGTGGTAATGTATCAGATTTGTATCCATTGCTGAATTCAACTCCTATTTTTCCTTCTATCTTTTTTGATTTGTGAACTCGTATGCCTAAACTTCTAAGTACAAATACAAGATCATCTATTAGTTTTTCAGAAGTAGAAACAAAGGTAGCGGCTCCGTTAGTAATACTTCCATCCGTATCCATTAAACCTCTTACTAATTCTAATCTATTCTCTACAGAAGAAAATTTATAATTTTCAGGTATAAATTTATCGTAAGACTTAACTTTTACTCCTAAGTCTTTTAATTGTCTATTTAATTCATTATAACCTTTCTTGTTAGAAAGAATAGTATATTTAAACTCTGCCCATTGATCTTTCTTTATTGTATAATCTGGTAATCTTCTAGATAGTTCCTCTACTACAAACTAGTCATTTGTAGCAAATTGAACTTGTGTTCCACATATGTAACCGTCTCCTAATAATACCCCTAATACATAGGGATCTACTGTTACTGAGCGTTCTTCAAAATGTAAAGGGTTTAATTTTGGTACTTTATATGGGTAATGTTCTTTACCTGTACTTCCTTGAGTAAGCTTACGTTTGGCGTATTCTTTTGTAGGCATAATATAGAACTTCTTTCCATTTCTGCATGTAGCCCATAAATGATTAGCCCCACAACGTACTACTCTGCCATCCTAAAATTCTACCTCATATACTTCCTGTACTCCTTGTTCTACTATATCTCCAATACGTACAGGTTGCCCATTAGGGTTCATAACGTAGTCTCCTACTTTAAGAGAACCCATCGTAACAAATCCTGTCGGAGTTAATACTTCCTCAGAATAAGGTTGCTCGTAACCTTTACGTCTAGACTTAAGTACACATAAATGTTTGCCTTGTTTATGGGCTTCATTTACGGCATTAAAATAGTAATAATCATAGTCCCAGAAATCAGGAAATGTAACCAACTATTCCGATACTACTTCTCCATTTACTATGCTATTTACAGTACGATTAATAGGGCAATAATTTAAATAAAAATAGTTATACCCACTAATGAAATCACCATCATCAGCTGTATAACCATTAATACAACGTTCCTTCTCCTCTGTCCAGAAACGCATATATTCTGCCGTACCTTTAGGGTGTGGACAGTATTGACCTGTTCTAATATATGTAAGAGCAGGCTATCTGAACTTATTACTATTTACTATCTTCTTATTAAAGTCTACCATATTATATATTTAAAAGGGGCGCGTTTCACAACGAACCCCTTCTATTCAGATAATAATTTATAACTTAAATTCTTTTAATTATGAAAAATTTACTGGGGAAATTTCTGTAGCTGTAACCTAGTTTCTTGAGCTATGGTTTTATACGCCTTATATTTAGTACTCCCCACCTGGGCTAACATTACCCCAGACTACCTGTTCACGATAACTACCTATCCAACAAGTTTCCTTCTGCTATTATAGTTTCAAAGGACTAGTTATGTAACTTTCGATGGCAATTTGCACAAAGCACTATGCATTTATTAATCTCATTAATAACTCTGTTTAAATTTTCAGTTTTTATTAGATCGGATACATTACCTTCCTTATTGCCTAAATGATGAAAATCTAAACAAGCTATATTAGTTTCACCACAGATAATACATCCTTTAGATTTAATGTTATTAACGATTGATAGTATTTTTTGTCGTTTTAATTTGGAGGTTCTTCTATAGTTAGTTTTGTTTCTTTGATAATAGTTAGAACACATCTATTTATGACAATCTCTACATTCACTTTGTAATCCATCTTTTTTGAGTTTATTTTTATTAAACTCACTTATAGGTTTTTCTAAACCGCACTTCGTACATATTTTTGTTTTCATAAATATATTGTTTGTGCGCATCTCTAACCTACGCTGTTGGTCGCCCCGCTCTCGTGCCAACCGGAGACCTTCTGTTTTAGAGACAGATGTGCAGAGTCGCTACACCACAGGGCAATATCACGTGGATATTCTTACCCTCCACGTAAGGGCCCCTTAAGGGTTAAATTAATGATATCTATAAATTTAAAACCAGCTCTTGATACGCTTAGCTATTCTTTTATACCAAGGTTTTACTTGCAATCTAGCTGCTTCACATTCAGCAATTGCTTCCTCAACAGTTTTGGTATCATCAGTTAAATCTACGATAATTGTAGGCATTTTTGTATTTTTATCCATAATCTCAATTTTGTATTATTAAACGTTGTTGTTATTTTTTAGTGTTTATCAAATGTTATACTCTAACATTTTGATTAGGAAGTTCAAATAGATTAATCTTAGCGTCACCTTTTACTTTGCTAGTTTCAAGCTCACCAGACTTAACGGCTTTCTCTAAGTAATCTAGAGTAACAAATGTATCTTTTACTTTAGCAAATCCTGCATAATACTTTTCTATTTTCTTTTCATCAAGTTCCTCTAACAAAGAATCTTTATAGTATTTATTGAAAGTATCTAGCTTTAATCTGATACTATCTAGCATATCTAAAGTACGAGTATGCTGCAGCCTAATAAAGCTATCTTCTGCTTTCTGTTCATCTTCAGTAAGCTCATAATCTGTATTTCCTAAGAATTCTTCTTTTAGTTTACTTTCTATTTGATCGTATGGAATACTCAGTACATAAGGACTATCCCATTTATTCTTAAATACTATATAACTAAGTATTGCCGTAGCATGCTGTTTATCAGCTTTATCTGATTCCCATATTTTCTTAAAAGCAGGTATAGCTAAAGCGTTTTCATGTATTACTACTTTTCCTCCTATTATATCAAATAGTTTCATAATTAATCTATTCTATAATCAGTATAATATTCTTTTTGCAATCTTGCTAATATTACTCTAGCTTGTTTCTCTGAACAGTTAGGATTTGTGTATTCAGGATTATTCTGATACTTGTTTATCACTGTCTGATAATACGCTATCTCCTGTTCTAGACTTTCCTTTGTTATATTCATAAATAGTTTCTTCTACTAAGTCTTTTAATCTATCTCTATAGGAACACAGTTTTGCTATAGTTTCTTCATTAGAACTATATAAATTACGATCTGTAATTATCCCTTTAACTATATTTCTGTTATTATCTTCTATAATGGCTCCAGTTTCATCTTCGCTTAACCAATAAGCGAAATTTGTTCTTTTAGCTAGCTCTCTAGATAGTTCTCTAATTAAAAGAGATATTTCTTTCTTTAAATCACTAATAGCATCAAGTTCAGCTCTTCTATCTAATTCTTCTTTGGAAGAAAGTTGTATCTTATCAAGTATGTCATTACAACTATTTATTTTTTCTTCAATACGCTCATCTAGAGCTTTAGATAAATCTTCAACAGTTGCTTTTCTAAAAGTGTGCTTACTTATCCACAACATTGCTATTGCATTCCAAGCAACTTGAGCTAAGTGATGACAACCAGTATCTTCATCAATAGTATTACCCTTCTCATACTCAAGTAAGTGTCTTAGCATGGCAGCTTTATAGCGTTGGTAACCATTATCTAAGTTCTGCCAATTATTATCACCATACTTGATAGAACCGGCTGTGTATACTTTTACAATGTCTTCAATTTCTTCTAGGGGCAACAGATCCCATCTTAATTTCTTGTCTAAGAAATCATTCTTCTTTCCTTCCATCCTCTTTGTTTCTTAAATAATCTATCATAAATTGACCTACTTTACCTGCTATCCAACCTAGCAAATAAGCATAAGGTTCATTACCTTGATCATATCCTTGTCCTATTCCTCCTATTATATCCCATATTACATCGGTGGCGTGTGTAGATTCATGAGCAGCTACTTCTATAGCTGTACCATCTAATTTATCTGGAGCTTCTATAAGTATAAGTACTCCTTTATCTTCGGTTCTCTTGTCTCTTACTATAAATGTAACTCCATCTGCACTGACCGGACTAATAGGGGAACCATTATTCTCTTTATTTAGTAAATCTTTAATAGTAGGATAGAACAAGAACTTTCTCTTCATCTCTTCAAAACAATCTATAGTAGAAATATATAGATCTACAGGATATATATCAAGACAGTATTTCCTAATCATCTTTTATTATTTTATATATATTAGCAATCGCTCTATTACTAAGTAAGTACACATACAAAAATACTTCATCTGACAATCTATAAGTTGAATCAGGGGTAATGATTTCATTGCTACCTTCTTTAATTTGTATTGTACATTCATCTTTCTGACCTATTGGATAAGACATTTTGTAATATATCATGAGCTCTACTAATTCTGTTAGAATGTCATTTTGTGGTATCTTTGTTATCCGTATCTTCTTTCTTTCGCTCATATACCTTCTTAATCTTGATTTTACCTAAGTAAGTAAATAGCATAGGTCTTTCATCACCTTCTGTTATTCTTCTATTAGCGAACATAAAAGGATGATTACATATAACCTTTATTACCTAACTAGGAAGTTGATATTTATTACTTAGTTCAGAATATATACTCATTCCAGTTTTTTTCATTTGATAACTCTCTAATATTATAATATTTGCTATTCAAGAAAGCTTGTAAATCATTAGTATTATCTGAAAATGTATTAGTTCTAATAACATTAATTGCTGCAAATAGATCTTCAATTTTTATACCTTCTTCTGAACTTGTAGCAATATCACCATTAAATTCTAGAATCTTTTCTAATGTACTAATCTCTTTCTTACTATAGTTCTTTTTAGGTTCAGCAATAATAACGTCTGTATTTTTACTAAACACATTTACTAAATCACACGAATCTTTAAAGATAACAAAATGATTATAAGGTAATACTTTCTTGCTTAGCTTAGCCCAAAATCTCTTAAACCAATTATACTTTTTACATAATAAGACACAACCTGGTTTAAGTGTTACATATTGTATATTCATATTATTCTTTCTCCAATCTAAGTACGATAGTTAGCTGAACTCTATCTCCTATTATTTCAGGTATTAATGCAGGATTAACCATCCATTCATCATCAGCTTTACCTTTTATTATCAGACCTTTATCTCTTAATTTCCCTATGTATCTACTTAAGTTATCACTAGTAATGCCTGTTGCAGCTTTTAGATAACGTCTGTTTTCGGTACTTATTACATTCTTGCTGTACCCAGGGAGCTTAGGAGTATTAATATCTATATCAATTAATAAAACCATCAAGTCTTGCTCCCTAGTGGTCAGCTAAAGTACACCATCAAGTGATTTGAGGAATTCTCTGTAAAGATCTGTTTTCTTAACAGTCTTTACTAATTTATTCATTGATAATTTCCTTTACCTTTTTAAGAATTTGATTCATATTGAAATATACTGTATCTGCTTCAACCTTAACGCAAGTAGGAATCTCTTGATTATTATAGGCTTCTACTAAAGCATCATGGTCTTTCTTATATTGAGCTTCTAGTGTATCTACTAAATCAGATAATGCACACAATTTATCAATTGCAGAAAGCTCTTCATTTTCATCTTCGATGACTAACAGATTACCTGATTCTACAAACTCTTCTGCCGTTTCCTCATCCATACAAATATAACGTGAACACTTCTCACTATCATTTTCAGTTGTCATACTGAATTCATACAAATTAGTGTCTTCATTATAAGTAAGCATATCACCTTTTTGTGCAGATGCAAATTCTTTAATTACCTTATAGTTCTTCATAATAATTATTATTTAGTTGTTTAATAGTTGTTACATATATCTAAACGGTAAATGTTAAAATAGTATCTATTCTTTAACATTTGTTAACTTATATTTAAGTAATGACATGAAAAAAGGCTAGATCCGCAGACCTAGCCCCACAACAACTATTAATACGCATTAATATTTAGTCTTTTCTTGCTATAATATCATAAGGTTTAACTAACTGACTATCCTTAAATAAGTCAAAGTCTTTAGCAAACTTCTTATTAAATACTATTGTATCTCCTACTTTAAAGTCTGTTATATTTAGACTTTCTGGAATAGCAAGTACAATTCCTAATCTCCACTCTGACTCTACTTCTTTTACTTCAGTCTTAGTCTCAAACTTCTCATAACCATCAACATCTTTTTCACCTGTACCAACTGCTTCGGTTATTTCTTTCTTTAGCTTAATAGGTTCAAGAGGTTTAACTAACACATCTTTCAGAGGAGTATAACCAATTCCATTAATTACTGTTTCTAGTACTTTATCTTCCATAATATTCTTATTTATATTCTATAACGTATTATTTGTTGTTTTGTTTCTTTAATCTCAATATATTTCCGCCATTAGAACAGCAGTATCTCCTAGCTAAAGTAGGACAATTTTTATCTAAGTAATAGCATCCATCACAACTACCTATAGGATTAGACTCTACTATAAACTATTTGTTATCTATTGTTACTGGTATTCTATTCTTTACTATCTTTGCTAATTCCTAGTCGTTCAAAGTCATTACATTATTCTTTATTCTTTTTTATCTTTTTTAAGTATAAATCCTTGAGTACATAATGAAGTAATCCTAGAAGGACAATAGCAATTGTATAAATCACAACCTTGACACATACCTTTTATTTCATTCTCTACTAAAGTATAAGGCTTATTACCAAAATATACTTTCTTACCTAAGTAAGCGACTTCCTTAACTTGTTGTTGTTTATTCATAATATAAATATCTAAAGTAGGAGACTATAATCAGTCTATACTGTCTTAGACTGTCTTTAACTGTTATAGACAGTAACGTATAAACTCTTATAAAAGTTTCTTTTATGATAAGCTTTTTAACATTTGTTAAGAACAATTATAGCTATTTAATAGCTAATTTTTAACATTATTTATGAATTAATTTATATAATTCATCAGCTAACTTCTTAGCATCTGGGTGAGCTTTACTACTACAACGTAATGAGAAGAAATGTTCCCAATCTGATTCAAATCCTGTCATTACTAATTCTGTCTTAGTTGCATTAGGTAGTACTCCACGAGCTTCTTGAGGCTTTAAACCTTTGTTTATTAGCAGTCTGTATTGCATCCCTGCATTGTTCAAGCACCATAAAAAGTTATCTGCTACACCATTATCTGAAGGCAATTGAATCTTCATATTATCAATATCACACCAATCTCCATCCCAGTAAGTATAATCGCCGGTAGGTATATTTAACCAAGTAGGTCTAATAAAAGTAAGTTCGTTATTAAATTTATCCTTATTGTAGTTACAATATCTTTGAGACTCCTGGGCAAAGCTAAATACTCTATGTCTAACAAATTCATGGCTTACTCCTCTATCACATATGAATTTAGCTGTAATGCGCTTCTCATGATGTTCTGTAGGCTCTACTTGATAGCATAATAGTTCTTTCAAGTTATTTTCCACTAATACTCTAAGATTGGTAGTAATATATGCTTTGTAACTGATCGTGTAATTACCTTCTGTGAGTACTTCGTAAGGTACTAAATTTACCTTAGTATATGGGTTACTTTGTATCTTACTGAGATTCGGGTCTTCTCCATCTATAGTAAGATAAATAGTACCATGCTCTAACATAGCCCCATGACCAAGCTTAATCATACGATCTACAAACTCTTTAGCGCTATTCTCTGTTATCTTATCTTCAGACTTATAACAAGTTCTACCTGCTAATTCTATCATCTTATAAGGATCTTTTTCCTCAATAATCTGTACACTGGATTCTATTAATTTCATATTATTTCTTTTTAGTAGTCTTTCTTATGTATGTAATAAATCTTATATGTGGTACTCCTAGTTTAGACGGTTTTTTATATGTAATATAAACTGAGGATGTGTAGTTTAACAGGTTATATGAATATTTAAACATATTAACCATGCATACTATTATTTGTTTATTTTCTGATAGTCTAGTAATAGATAAGTGACGCTGTTTAAATCTAAACATGAAGTGGTAAGTACTATGAATTATATTTTCTACTTGTTTTGTGTTAGTATTATATACCCAGTAGTGAACTCCATTCCAGTTATATTGACTAGCTATTAATATATACATAACACCTTTAGTACGCACTTTTAATACTAAAAATTTAGTATTATTAATCTGTATTTCTTGTTGCCTATTTAGATTATCTATCATAGGCTCAATATATTCTATATAATAATCTATGCTATGTTTCATATTATCTATAACGCAAATATTAAGAATAATTACAGATATTTAACATAATTTAAACATATTTTAAAAATAAAATATAAAAATATTTTATAAAAATTTTTTGAGAACATAATATATCTGCGTGTGAGAAGTAGCAAAGATTCACTCCCCTCTATTAAGTATCGGCAGGGAACACCCCGTACTAATTTGGTATTGGCGTTCCCTTTTATCGTGTATTGTGTAATTCTTAAAATTGTGTAATTATGAAATGTAATGTAACAAGTTTTGTTAAGGTTGAGAGAGAGAACGAAATGCCGTACTTTATTATTAAAGCAACGGGAGTTGAGGGTGACGAGAGTGCAAACGTAGTAGATGAGGACGGATGTATTAATCCATTCGCCATGATGTCAAGGCGTTTTAACTTTACAAAAACACTATTTCCGTCAACGGACAAACAAGTAGAGCAATTAGAAAAACTTTATGAAGTGGACGAAGACGGGAAAGTGGTTAAGGGTGCGCCAATACGGTTAATGTCGGTTTCTTGGGCAACGGGAACAGAATTCTATATTAAAAAAGAGGGTTCTGTTACGGGAGTCTATGAAACAGAGGAGGAAGTAACGGAAAAGGTTGTTCGTAATGGCAAAACCATTGAAGTGACTAAAACGAAGTACATACCGAAAGTGTTTAAAAGTGTTAATTTAACACTGTTTGAAAATGCTGACGGTACATGTGCTGAGAACGGTGGAAATGCTGATGCCTTATGCAAAAGGACTTTTGAAAGGGGACTTGAATCCGGTGCTTATATTCCATGCGAAACCGCAACCGACATTACCGAGGTAATCGCTTAATATATGGCGGTTTTCATCCAACAAGCACTGCCTACTGTTATGTAGGCTCTGCTTGCTTTGCAAATCAACATTTATTATCAACATAACAACTTTGCCTATGTATTCATTAATACACGGACTATTGAACATTCTATCTATCCTATTTTGTTATTACATTATAGGAGGGATTAATGGTTTAATCTTTTATCTCATCTTTAATGTGTTTCACATTCTATATCTTACTTTAAGATTAGATGATGAGTAAGAGAACAAAAGTAAGTATTTTATCACACCTACCTGACTAGAATTCAGGAGTGGACGGCCTCTAATAAATAACTTACTAAAAAACTCAATAACTTCGGAGTAGCGTGAGCTACGGAGTTGTGTAACAATCCCAAGACATTGAGGGCACCAGTTTCTTATGTAAATCTAAAGGTTGTGGACTATCCACGTAAATACTTAGCTAATCCAAGCCAGATTAGAGAATTCCTTTAGTCTTAAGTTTTAGGTGTAAAATGCAACTTAATCATTAACTAAATAAATAATCATATGGATAGAGACACAGAATTAGGTATGTTATCAGTAATAATCACAATGATAGTATTATATCTATCTATATGGTTATTCAACTAAGATATACAGATTTATTCGCAAAGTAATTATTCTATGAAATGCAAATTATCCTCATATGTTGTGAAACATAATTTAACCACGTTAAAGTATAATAATATAAGTTAGGTATGCCCTTATAAAGACTTAGGTAGCGCTAAGGACTATATTATTATACTTTCTTCTTAATGCAGCCAGTGGTCAGTGACAAGCCTGAATAATCCTAATTGGTGAATGCAGAGTCAAGAAGTAACTATTCCGCCTTTATATGCACAATAAAGGTTAAAGATTGAATAGTAATCCACGTGGTAGAGTCACTATACGAGGTTCAGTATAGTGGTGCAACTCTCATTAATGGAACCAGCCTAAATCAAGTATAGGGTATTAGGTAACTGCTTCCAGTAATAGTAGTGCTTGACAGTCTGACACTAACTGAACAATAAGTGTCAATACTTTAGTATCTAACTATTATAGCAACACAATGCTATATGAAAACTCGTGTATGATGTATATCTCCTTAATTAGGGCGTTACGACGTTCTAGAAACGTAGTATGAAGGCGCAGAGGCGTTAGAACTAAAGTATTTTTTAATAGAGTAAGAGGAAAAATTAGCATATAGATAGGATAATGCGCTTACTCTATTATTTTTATTGCATTAACTAACAAATAAATCAATTATATGGAAACAAAAGTAACACTACTTATTATTTATCTATTATTAGGTATACTTGGTTCTATACTTTTTCTTATAAATATATATAAAACGTATAAAGAACTATCACTAAGCGATATAATAGTATTCTTAGTAGTTTCCCTCACAGGCCCAATTACTCTATTATGTTTATTAATAAAATATCTTGATAGATTTAAAATACTAAAAAAGTAACTAACAAATAATATCAAATTATGAAGAAAATAACTTGTATTCAGAATTATGTAATAGACAAGCTTATTGAAGACGAGAAATTGTCTACAAATAGTCTATTAGATGCAGTTTCTAAAGTATGTTCAGAAGAACAATTTAATAACATACTATCTATTCTTATTGAAACACCTATTCCTTGTACAGACGTACCTAAATTAGAGCGTAAGGAAGACTCGGAGAATGAAACAAACTTAGTAAGAATAAGTATGTTTATACCTGAAAAAACTAGCACTAAGGCTAAAATAGAAATAATAAAAATACTAAAAGAACAATTCAACTTTAGTCTTAATCAAACTAAAGAATATGTAGATAGTTGTATAGGAAAATATAATACATTACCTAAAGCTGTTACGCAAGCAGAAATAGATGAAGTTATAGAAAAATTAGAACCTTACAATGTAATTGTATCTACAGCAGGGTTTTATCAATGAGTTAATGCAGTAAATATTACTGCATCTTTAAGGTGAGAATCCTTAACAATCCTGTGGGGCTTATATCTCAGCACTTATTACCACCCTGAGGGGTGGCAGATAAAATTCATTATTGATAGTATGTTATACTAGTCACTGACTAAGTAAGGTATATTACATTATTAATAATGTGACTGAGTATTAGTGCAGACGTTAAAATCAGGAACAGCTACATCATTACTAACAATATTATCGGTCACAAGTCTAACAATAATATAATGTAGCCAAGTTTGCCCGTCCTTAGATTTACAGTATCAGCCATTTGTTTATTTAATCATTGTTTCATTCTTAATTCACAGATTGATTAATTAAGCATAACAGTAAGCGTACTGTTGTCAGTATATTTATATGTGAATATAGATATACTGATTGCACTCATTAAGGCAGCCTTCACGTGGCGAGTGTGTTAAGTAGTAGGTTAAATAAATCTTCCAGTTTGTACCTATGAAAACTAATGCCTTTTATAATTAGTAATTAACATTAAAATCAATTTAATATGAAAGAAGAAAAACTTACAAGATTAAAAATTCTAAGAGTAATGTCATATGATCTCTTACATTTCCTTATAAGGGAAAAAATACTTAGTGTATTCCTAACTGAATGCTTAAATAATAGCTATTCTTGGGTTCTTAAAAGGAGAATAGAACAAGGAATATTTCAAAATCGAAGTATTACATTACATAATATGTACGAATTTGAAAATTATTTTACATTTAGTGTGTCTACTACTTTTACTGAAAGTGCTTGGTGGAGATATGCATTTAAATATAGGGAGGAGTATTCATGGAAAGTCTAAATAGTATTACTAAATATATAGTAAATATTATAATATTTGTGCTTATAATTATATGGGTAGCTAATAGACTATCTAATACACATGTTAATACTGCTACAGAATTTTTAGATAATTATAAGAATTGTGTAATAGTAAGAAAAGATAAGAGCACAAATAACTATATACTCACTATTAAAAATCCTTATACTCAAGATATTAGGTATCGAATTACTAATGTAACTGTTCCTTCTGGATTATGGTATAATTATTCTATAGGAGATACCATTGGTAAGAAAAAGCAGATATATTTTAATCAATAAAAGTATGAAAAGAGAAGAAATTAAATCTTACAAAGATGCTTGTAAAGTAATAGGTAGAAAGCCTAGGACTTATAAAGATAAGCATTTGAATCTGTATGAACAGCTTAGTACAATTATAGCTGCTCTAAATTTCATTAGTAATGATAATAAACCTTGGATGCCTAAGTTCGATTATTACTATATCTATTCTTGGTTAAATAGGAAAGCTGGATATAATAAAACTGCGGGTTTGTTCCATTTGTATTCTAGCGATGGGTTGGACTATTCCTATGCGAATGTCGGGACTTCTCTGAAGATAAAAGAAAGAGAGGATGGAAATTACATAATAGAAAACTTTAAAGAACTACTCCAAGATTGGTTTTGGGGAGATTAATTACTAATTTTAAAACATTATCAAAATGGAAAATGAAATGATGGCGAGACCCGAACCGCCAAGAAGAACTGTTTGGGTAATAGTAGCAATCATTGCCTTAATAGGCATGTTTGGAGCAATGATTTACGCAGAGCGTGAAAACATTGCCAATTTCTTAAATGGTGTAAACCAAGAAGAAGTACAAGAAGATCCTCAAGTTATCATTGAGGAACCTGTAACAACAATACAGGATATTCTCGACATGAGAGAGCAAATGAGAGAAGATCGAAGAGTTGATAGCGTATTTTTAGCTATGCCAAAGGTAGTATTAATTGATATTTTGATGCAGCATGGTACATCATTGTCTATAAAAGACATGATTTACATATATGAATCAAACACATCAACGTATAATACAGTGTTATCTGGAGCAAGAGCTCAAAAATATCTTGATGACTCTATACAAACTCATGTTATATCGACGGTTGTAAATGACTCTATTCAGAATTAAAACCAAACCTTCTTTCTGTTTTAAATGAATATTAGAGTCTAGTATACTCAGTCTGTGAAGATAGAGTATACGTCCTCAGAAAATGACAAACATGTGGGGCGTAAGTATATACAGCAAGGTTATCGTTTATCCTCATTTATACAGGTTAATTGCGCAACTGTAAAAAACGAGATTGATAGAATAAATGGTATATATGATCGTGCGGACGTTAAAACCATGTACTCCAATAAGATTTAGTTTGACAGCTATTTCTGCTTATGAGTTAAAACTATAGTGAGAGTCATAGTAAGTAACGATTGTAGTCGTTCATCTTTGTCTTATAACAAATGCTATAAACTAGGTTGACACTAACTTAATTAAATCCTGAGTGTCCAGGCGTCATTATTAATCAATTTAAACGTTTAAATTATGGGAATATTATCAAAATTAACCAGAGCAATGCGTATTAGAAAAATACGCAGAGAAGCTAGGCAAAAAGCTTATGAAGCATTGTGCCTGTCACCATTAAAATACTCTAGAGCAATTGCTGAAATAGATTGTATTATTGATGGTCACAAATGGAGTAGTGAATTTGATCCTAAAAAGGAAATAGCTAAAGGCACTACTAAGAGAGTATATTGCAAACATTGTGGAGTATATTATCATACTCACACTTATAAAGAAGACTTATAGTTATTTAATCAATAAAACTTAAACAAATGAAACTTTTAATTATTGGATTTAAAGATGGAGTTAATGATGAACTCATCGAAAGTGGTGTACTTGCTCTTCAAGGTATAATGGGTATAGATGTTAAAGCTACTATCTATACTGAAGATGAATTTCTACCTACTAACAAAAATAAGAAATCTATTCGTAAGAGCGATTTTATGATTGCTATAGAAAAGATTATTGAGGTATGTGGAGAAGAATCAGATAGTATAGCTTTCCGCAGTTCTTTTTATACTCTTGTCTTGAAAGGAGTAATAGAGAGACCTATTCTTGAAGTACTATCATATGGTCCTAAAACTAACAGAGATCTTGAATTCCTTTCTAAAAGAAAAGAAATGGAAAATATTGTAGAATATGCTCGCGTAGCTTTATCAATGATTTCATAATGGGAAAGACATTCAAAGATAGTAATTACACCATAAAATATGGTAATACTAAAAAAACAAGATCGCATAGAGCTAAATTACAGCCTTATGATCGCAAATCTAGAGATTATGAAATTGATAAGTAATCAAAAGCTTAAAGCAACAGTAAACAATCTTTTAAAGAACGATTGTCCGTTACAATGTAATAAAAAACATTGTGATGTATGTCAATTTAGAAATGACAAATCTGAATCGATTCCAACAATAACTACCAATACTCCTTCGCCAGAGGTATATGGTAGAGATATGTATTATTAACCCTAAACAAGTTAGTATGGTGCAGTCAACCCAGAACTACTATTATCAACCAGATCCCTAATGGAAGCTTAGTAATAACTAAGCTACTAAGCAAGAGTACAATGGACTATACAACGGTCAACCAGTATCTAATATTGGTCTAAGATGAAGGAAAAGGGTTGCCTATGAATAAGAGATACGAATAAGTAGGATAGTAGTTTTTAAAGAAATTAAAGAAATTGACTGTTAGGTCTATCGAATCATCGTTGGAAACGTGGGTTCGATACCCACCATCTCCACTATATTATTTAAACGGGGATGAATGGCTTTGACCGCGATAGTGAAGATAGAATAGGTCAATAAGCAGATAACTGGCAATACAAGTTATATTATGAACTACAGCCGTATTGCGGCGTAAGTTCAAACGGCTAAGCTAATGTCGTAGAAAGCTGGAGTAAGGATAGTACTCAGATGGTAGAGCGGTGAGATAGTATCAAAAGCTGGTATCGGAGGTTCGAATCCTCCCCTTACTACAAACTTAATTATCAAAATTATGAGAACAGTAAAACAAATTAAAGCAACAAAAAGAAACTTCTCTATTTTGTATCTTACTAGTGTTCTAACAATGTTAGATCGTATAGATTCTTGGACAAGAAACTATTCTATAAAAGGAGCTATAAACATGATTAGAAACGCTACTAAATATGCTATATTAGAAATAAGAGATACAAATTATGAACATTCTTTTTATGGACCTCAAACAGATGTAAAGTATGAGTGTAAAGAAAGCAATCAATGATTTAATCCCACCTGAATGGGATTATGTTCTTAGAAAGAACAAAGTTCTAACAAAGTTCATAGATTATATGTATGAATTTTGCGTACCAACTTACTGGAGAAATAATAAGTATCATAGAAAAGCAGTTGAAAGAATTCGATTTAAATTCAGTCGAGGAATTCTAGATTGCATTGATGCTATAAATACTCCAGAAGGATATCATTTTTGGAAGAAAATTGAATTAGAAATAGAAACATATAAAGAGCAAATACGATGAATAAAATTGAAATCATTCCTTGGGTTAAGTTTAATGATTCGGGAGTAAAACAAGAAATCGAAAAACTTGCAGAAAAGTCTACATCTAAAATGGATTTTCTTTCAAGAGTAAAAGATCAGTATAATTTATCATTATCTGATGCTAAAATTGTTGCAGACAAATTCTTTAAAAAGGAGGTATAAATGTTAGAACTTAAAAGAGCTGGCTTATATATAGCCAATGGAAAAAACACAAGTGTTTTAGTAAGAGTTGCTGGTGAATATCCTTATTTACGAGTAATTAGTGGCGTTCTATTGAACGATATGGAGAAAGATGGTACAGTTACTGTCTTAAAAGAAGATGATCCTGAATTGCAGGATATAGTATGTAATCCAAAGAACTATATCTTTGATCTTCCATCTGTAAGTAGTTCTATTAAGAATGAAAACGGATTAAAGACTACTGAGAAAAAGTCTATTGAGTTTACAAATGAGCAATTTGATGAGTGGGTTAATAAATATATTAGCTTTACTAAAATGTACCCAGAACAGTACAATGTCAAAGCTCAAGTAATGATTATCAGTGCAGGATTTAGCATATCTCAAGCTGATCTTATCATTCAACAAATTCAAACAAGACTTCGTTTACGTGGTATTATGTAAAGTATTATGAAAGCATTTGAGTATTTACAAAAAAATATTAAGAAAGAATATTCTTTCTATCCTGGTACAGTTATATCTTTAACTACTAAAGATGCGGTTACTCCATTTAAGCTTAATGGAAAGGAATATTGTACTGGAAGAACTAAAATAGGTAATCAGTATTATAATTTTCTAAAAGATGAATCTAGTGATGGTGCAATCTTTAGTGGATTACCTGATAGTATATATAAAAGAATAGAATATCCTATGCTTAATACAATAGCACAAAGAATCCAAGACAAAATTATGGTATTTGCTGTCAGCCATGCAGAAATGCAACAAACTAAAACTGAGTTAGTTCAGTTAAGAATAGCAAATAGTATGATTATGAATCTCAAATGTCTTAGTTCAGATGATAGAATTCTCTGGGCTAATTGGATAAAAGAACTTTACTGGGAGAGAAAAAAGATACTACACAGATGGTATCTAGAATATGTTTTACCATTTTAATTACTGAATAAGGATTAAAGTCATTGGGTTGGCTTTAGTCCACTAAAATCTAGCGAACTATGAAAGAAGAAGAAAAGCTTCTTGTAGAGCAAGCTAGAGATGGTTCCGAAAGAGCTTTTAGTACGCTTTATAATACCTATAAAAAGACTGTTTGGTATACTGCTTTTAAAGTGGTAAACAACGCAGATGCAGCAGATGATATAACATCCCAAGTATTTACTAAAGTATATTTAAAGCTTAAATCTTATACACATCACTTATCATTTGAGATGTGGTTAAAAACTATTACAGTTAATACTGCAATAGATTATATAAGAAGGAACAAAAAAGAGCAATTAAATAACTATATTGATGAAGAAGACTCTACAATTCAATTAAATGGATTAGAACATAGTCCAGAAGATAATCTTATATTTCAACAGAATATAAACATTGTTATGGATTGTATACCTCGTCTTAAGAAGAAATATAGGGATTTAATTTATGCTCGGTTAGATGGGAAATCCTATCAACAAATTTCAGAAGAGCTTGCTATTCCAGAAGCGACTGTAAAGACGTGTTTGAATAAAGCAAGACAAAGACTGAGAGAGATGTTTAACAAATATTAACCAATACTTACAAATTATGGCAAATTCATTTGGTCTACTGTGTCTTGCAGTAGTAATTGGATTCATTGCTTCTATAGTAATGAAGGATGCCAAAGCTTTCGGCAAATTAATGGCCATTATGCTGATAAGCTTGCTTGTAGGTGCAGGAGTAAAAGAGTTAGTAGATATTACTAACGATGACATTACTTCTGAGAAAACTGCAGTAGTTTCTACAGAATCTACTCCCATGCACAGTAGTATTTCTCCTTTTGTATTGGAGGATACTGTTGCTATTCCAGATTGTGCAAGTAAGGAAATAGTAGAGCGTGACAGTGTAGAAATTGAAGCAGAAGGAGTACCTACAAAACAGAGAGTGAAAAGTAGTTATATAGATGATTCATGAGAGTACATTACTCTTAATATTATTTATATATATCTACAAGTATTTAATCTAATTAACGCGTAAGGAGCGCATCATTATCAAAATGGCAAAGAATAATAAAAATGCAATTAAAACTGCAAAGAAACAAACTAAGACTGCAGAGGAAAAAGTAAAGACTCAAGCAGCAGAAGCTGCAGTTGAAGCGCCGAAAGCAGAGGAAACTAAGGTTGAAGAGCCTACTCCTACTCCTGTAGAAGAGAAAAAGGAGGAAATTACTAGTCCAAATGGAGAGGTAATCGATCCAGAAGTAGTTGAAGAGACTAGTACTGAAGAACCTAAGCATACTACTCCAGTAGTAAATGCACCAAAAGTGACATCTTTAGGTGCTGCACTTTCTTCAGCTGGAGGTTCTACAGACCGTATTGACAAGAATCATGCAATTGACCTTGCAAAGATGGTATATCAGGAGTATGTAAATAATCCGGATACTCCTAGTAGTATTCGACAGACTGCTAAAAAGCAATTTGATGTAATGACTGGAGTTGCTTTGCTTCAGTATTTTACTCAGCTAGAGGAAGACTTTGAGAATCTAGGAGTACGCATTAAACCACATATGCGTGAACAAGCAGAAAATGTTCTTACGAATTATCTTGGAGTTAAAGTAAAGACTACTGCTCAGGATGATGGTCAATTGCTGCTTCAGTTTGAAGAAATTCCAACTGAAACTCGTAAGACAGCTGCACAGGACAATAAGGCTAAGGAAAAACCTATACCGGAACCAAGTCCTGAACTTCCTGAGAAAGAGAAACTAGAAGCATTACGTACAATTTTTGCCCAAACTAATAAGGGTGGAATTGGAGGTAATCTCTTGAGTGGTATTGAATGGGCACGTAAAGCATTCTCATTTGCTGCTGAAGAGAAGAAATCTGTTATCTTTGCAAATATCCTTCACAAGGGTACTGAAGCTACCATGATTAACTGCCTACGTGGTATGGTTAATGGTAAGATGGGAGCTGAGCATAGTATTCTTGGAGCTCATGCATTATTGAAAGCTTGGTGTCCTACATTGAGTGAACAAGAAGTTGCAGAATTGACCGCAGTACTTATGTCTGCTGCTTCTAAGAAGAAAGTTGATGATTGGAACGAGAAGGGTGGTTCATCTCATGGAAAGCCAACTTATGACGGAGAACTTACTGTAGTAAATCGTCAAATTTTGGCAGCAAATGCAGGAAATGTAATTGATGCTATCTTAAAGGGTAACATTGAAGACGTTGCTGTAAAAGTTCCAGATAGTCAGCTTGACATGATTGTTCATCCGAATTCTATCCGTAAAACGCTTATTGCAGCATATGGAGATTCTGAAAATATCCTAAAAGACAAGTTAAAAGAACTTGTTCAGTATTATGCTAAGCCTATTATGCGTTTGTCTTCATATGTAGACAAGTCAGCATATGCTGAAGCTAAAAAGTAATCAATATGAAGCGTTTTAATATGTTAGTCACACTAGTAATGGTGTGCCTAGGAGGATTTATAGGATTTGATCCTAATTCTCCGTCTCAAACTGCAAATGCTGAAGAAACTCGAATTCGTTGGGTAGACGTACCTAAAACGCCAGTAGACGTACTAGGCTTGAATGAAGAGAAATCTATCAACATTGACTTGCAGGAAAAGACTGTATTATTTAATGGAGACGTTGATAATACTACTGTGACAATTAAAACGGATGTTGAGACACGTCCAGAGTATATAACTAAGGTAGTAGAAAAGGTAGTATATTTACCTGAAGATATTGCCTATAGAAGCAAATTTTTTAATCGTTTAAAGCCGATTAATAAAGAACTGCCAGTGAAAAATTGGTAACTGCCAAAGAGAAACGCAGACCGCTACTAGAACTATACAAGCGGTATACAAGAGCTATAAGTATAAATATTCATTATTTGAGCCTAACTAAGCCGTGTAATGTGAGTAATACAGGATACTGAAATGTATTAAATAAAAGCTAACACTTTTATTTATACTATAGTATGATAACTTGTTGTGTTATAAAATTACTCTATAACTGAAGAAGCAACAGGAAAATGGGAGAGCGTGCATAACCCATAAGCGAGAACCGTACTGGTGGCTAAAAGACGCAGATGTGGAAGGAGCAGCTATCGCATCTAAACAAAGCAAGGGGTATCGTTCACCTCTATACACATTCGTTGACCAATATCACTGGTGAAATCACGAAGGAATGTGAACACGTGCTGTTTATACGTTGTCATCTTAACTGAGAATCGACTAGCATTCTAGGGTGTCTCCAAAACCCCCTTGGCCCACTACTTAAGTGTGTACGAGCCTAAAGAATATTGCCTTAGTGTTCTATATTATATCTAAAGATCTTCTGTTGTATAGAAGTGTAAAATTCAATTGGGAATCGGGAAAATCGATGGCAAGATTAGTACTTGGATATGGTATATATGAAGGAGGAGGATAATATAATAATGAGCAGAAATTAATTAAGACATGGCTGAGTGGCTATGATCCGTATAATATCTTTTTGTATGAGAGTTATATGACAGATTAACCGGATTGGGTGCAAAACCCTTACGCAATACAGTGAACGTTAGAGTTAGCTGTTTGGGAGAAATCCCTATGGAAAGTAAATTGCGTGTCTTACAGCTTAAGAGATTTCATAATATAGTTGCAATTACTATAGTGTTTAGAAATAAGCATAATGAGGTTTAGGTTATTATATTATAAAGTGACTTGTTAGTAATGTCACTATAAAGCTTAGTGTGCTTTGCACCGAGTAATAAACTAACTAGCGCTTGAAGTCCGCGAAAAGACTATTAGTAGTTGAATATATGATCGATATAAGTATATTCATGGGAAACAAAGGAAGGTGGAACTGAGCCCACCCATAAAACTCAGACAAAGTAAGTGAGGTATCTTTAACCAAGATTCGCTAGAAATAATTAGGTAAGAGCTATGCACTCCAGCATAGAGCAGGATCTTACAATGCGTCTTAAGAGGCCGACACGAAGTAGAATGGAAGTAATCTACGTATTGCCTTGGTTAGTTAATGTTGTATAAGATGTTATATACTTTAGTAAGTCTAATCAATGAGTGCCTACGCTGAAACGAACAGCTAAAACAAATAAGGAGAGTGTAAACATGTTTAATTTTTAAAACAATAGGGAAGTTCAATGGTAGTACCTTGACAAAGTATGAGCCACCCCGCTATTGAAGTAACTTGCTACATGAAATTCTGTAAACTAATGTGCGCAACACATTAGCTAAGGAGATCGCTGAGACGGCTGGTACGCTTCTCATTAGAGTGTACTAAAACGTTGTTGAATGGTTGGAAATACCATGAGTAGAAAATAGTAACCTGAGATTTATCGCAATGTCAGAAGTGAAATGTCCAAAAGTGGGTGCTGCGAAACATCAGCAGCTTTTGTAAATCAGTAGTTTTAGTAACGTTTCTCAACAGAAACGACCCTCATTCGCCGAGTCTATTTAAGATAAGAATGTTGTAATAGCTTATATGCCCGTAGATAGTATCGTACTATTGATGATGGAGCTCTCTACATCTTTGCATCAAATCGCGTTGTAGAGTACGGCAAACAAAGGGAAACGGTAGGTGTTACGAGTCCCCTTTAAGTACAATCTCGAAACCCAAAATTGCAAATATTAACAGATATTAGCAGAAAATATTATGTTTTAAAAAAGTAGAAATAAATAAGTGAAGAACGGCTGACTTATCTGTCTAATAAGTAAAGTCCTACGGGGAATGCCGAGTAGTGAAATATCGCTACGTTCTAGTAATGAGTTTTATTATACTTTGACTTATTTTACAGTATTAACAAATTTTATCAGAATTTTAACTAACGTTGTATTACCATATGCATCATTGAGATTGATTAACCTCATTCAAAGCTTTTTAAAGCGTATCCTTTAGGTACAGGATAAGGTTAGAATAAAAGGTAATACATTAATTTTTAATTTTATTTATTAACTGATTAATTTCTCGTTAAAGAAATCAATCTTAAAATCAAAAAGGAGAAATAAATATGAACGAAATGAATGCAGTGATCAATCCTGAATTGATCGGTAAAAACAGAGCTATTCTTGAATCTTGGAACTTAATTGGTAAAAAGATTTTTGTTGTTCGGCGGGAGCCAGCAGATCTTATGTTCAATGACCGTAAACGGGACGGTGATCCAACTTTGACAATGAAACCAATCATGAAGTACATTATTGAAGGTACTAATATCTTCGGTGTGCGGTTAGTTCCACTTCCTGATAAGACTACTCTTGTAGTGGAGTTAAACAACAATCCAACTCTGCAGTTTAAGATTGGACCTGCTAAATTCCGTGAAGTTACTATGGAAACTATCACAGAAGCAGTAGAAAACAATGAGAAGAATTCTTCTCTTGGCCGGGAACCGATTTTGTTCGACGATTTGATCTCTCTTACTGAGCAGGTTAATAAGTTGAATGCTCTAGAGAAAGCAAAAGCTGAGGCTATTGCAGAAGATATGCTTAATCAGGCTAAGTTGTTAAGCGATCTTAATGACATTCATTTGACGGAGTGTGATAAGTATTATACTGAACTTGGCACTCCTATTACGAAATAATTTGAGCTATGTCAAAAGTAAGACTAATCTCCAAATCTCGAGAAGACTTACTAAAGCTTTTATTAAAAGATAATCGTATTAGTAGCATTGTTCTTTTGAATAATGAGATTCCAGAATCAATTGTTATCAATGACGATGGGTCGGTAACATTTGGTAGAACACCAAAACATTGGTGGAATAAAATTTTTCGAGATTACACAACCCTGTCCTTTACAGATTTGTGTTTTAAAATGCTTAATGCATTTTCACGGTATTTACCAAAAGATAGTAATTTACCACGAATTCTGACAGAAGAAATCATTACTAATGCTATTAATAAGCAACAGTATGATTTTGTTATTGATCGATTTGTTATGTATGCTTTTCTAGGTGTAACAGAAGGTGACTACAAATTGAGTATCCTACAGCTGATAGATGAGAACCCGCAGCAACAGCAAAAAAATGATTGTGGTCGAAAAAAACGTTTCCGGGGTGAAGGTATTGCATATCTTGATCTTGGAGGAGGACAAATTCCAATTGGAGTACGTCTAGAAGAAGATTAATTATTCATGAATAAGTATTAGCAGATGGACGCTTATTCATACTTTGGATTGAATAGATTTGTTTAATAAAGTAGTACAAAGTATAACTAAGTTAGTAGATTAGATGTAAATATCTACTTACTATAGTTATATAGAGAATGAAAACATTAAACATTTATATATAAAACCGTAGAGCCCAAGACGATGGGTCGGGCATCTTGGTTTTATGGCCTTGTGGCGAAATTGGTAAACGCGTCGGACTTAAAATCCGATGATCAGAAATGGTCTTGAGGGTTCGATTCCCTCCTTGGCTACACAGGTAAGCGATTTCTAATATACGATATTTAAATCAAGTATTAACTAAATAATATCAACTATATATGAAATCAATTACAAAAACTATTAAGCCGAACATGTTAATCGATAAGCGTGATAAATTAACTAATGAAATTTCTCGTTATTGGAAAATTATAGCAACAGAGAATGTACTTAAGAAAGGTTTAACACGCAATTATGACCTAAAATCTCTATTAATTCATATTAGAGCAACATATGATGAATTAGTGATTGTTAAATTACGTATTCAGTGTGCAAATATGGGTATTAAGTTAAAGGATTTATCCAGTAATGCAAATATTATTAATATCTATAAGCTATCTGCTTTAAATGAGTATATGGTTAAGTTAGATGAAATGATGAAGCATCACACAATTAATCCTGTACTTAAAGCTAAACGAGGGAAGAAAGGTTTAGCAGTAAATGAGGAACTTACGTATAACTATTTACGTGCTAAGAAGAATGAATGTTCGTTACCATTAAATGAATTACGAAAGAAAATTGCAGAATTTAATGACAATACTGATTTGAATGAGGAGGAAATTCCTTTATTCTTAGCAGCATAAGAAATCATATTTCTAAAATTTAAGAAAATAATAAAGTAATCTTAAAGGGATAGATAAGTAACAATTGGCGGTAATACGTCGAATGCGAGGTGTGTCGGAGGCATCTATCCCTTATTTTTTAATCTTTAAAAACAATAACATTATGAATAAGACTGATCAACAGAAAAATAATAAGTATATCAATTACTGGACAGAGAATGGTAAATCTTCTAAAGAAATTAATAAAGCAATGAAGATTACAGTTACAACTACTTATAAGGATAGTAAAGGAAATTTACGTACTCGTATAACACATCGTCATCCTAAGTTAAGTGATTTGACGTTTGAATCTTTACTAGCAAAAAGTTTTGCTCTTACAAAGGAGCAAAAAGAGGAAAGATTCAATAATGCTAAATATAGTGATAAACATGATAAGTTAGTATCTAACCTATATGGAAAGATAAATAATATCTTTAAGAAGCAAGCAGAAAAAGCAGCACATGAGGATAAAATTAACAATATTATGTTTAACAAAAAAGTACATACTTTAGTAAGTAAGCAGAGAATTAAAGGTGAATATCCTAATTTGCTTATTATACAAAGAAAGAATAGTAAAGGTTTACCATATGATTTTAGTATAAATCCATCTCGTAAAACATTAGAAGAACTTCGTAAAGACGGAGAAGAACTAAATAATACATTTAGTAAAACTATGCGAGATTATTGTGGTATCGAAATTTGGGAAAAGTCTCGATATGAACTAAAAGGAACCGGTGTTCCAACGAATTATCGTTATTGTATCTTTAAAAATAAAGAAATTACTAAAAGTGCAGCATAATGAGAAAAATTGATAAATTAGATGTTATACATATCAAAAAGAAAGCTGATACGTATATTAAAAAGAACACTGAAATTAGAGAAGGACAAGCTTTATTTTGCGCTTCTTATGATTTGTTCCCTAAATCAACAGATAAATTATCTGGAACACCATGTGATTGTTTTTATGAAGATAGCAGAATGCCTATCTTTTTAGAAGAATTACAAAAATTAGACGCTGAATAGCATCTTCGGTCCTATAGCTCAATTGGATAGAGCAACAGACTTCTAATCTGTAGGTTTTGCGTTCGAGTCGCAATAGGATCACTAACTAAACTTTAATGATATGCAAATACGTGGAAAAGCGGTATTTGTATTCGATATCGAAGTATTTCAAAATATCTTTCATTGTTCTGTAAAAGATACAGAAACAAATACTATTTATAAATTTGAAATATCAGAAAGAAAAAATCAACTAAGAGAATTAGTTAAATTCTTTAAACAGGTAAATAAGTGTATTACTTGGGGAGAATATTATACTACAACTAGACAAATAGAATCTAATATTATATTCTGTGGTTATAACAATTTACATTATGATAATCCAATAATCAATTATATAATTGAATATGAAGATACTTTAATGAATCATAATGTGTTTACTATTTGTAGTTCTATATTTAACCTAAGTAAGACTATTACTACTTCTAAGGAAGATAATATAGATACGTGGAAGCATTGGAAGTATCAAATATGGTTTGATACTTTTGATATTCTTACTATGTTATATTCTAATAAACTTAGAGTAGGCTTAAAGGAAATTCAAGTAACAATGCAATATCCTAATGTACAGGAATTTGTATGTGATTGGACTAAACCTCTTCCTTTAGAAGATTTTGACTCTATGATAGATTACAATATCAATGATATTGAATCCACTTCAGAATTATTAAATAGATGTAAGGATGCAGTTGATTTACGTATAGCTATTGAAGATGAATACGGAGTAAGAGTACTTAGTAAGGATGGTGTAAATATTGGAATGAAGATTTTAACTCAGAAATATCTTGAAAAGACAGGTTTAACCTGGTGGGATATAGAAGGCTTAAGATCTCCAATGGATTATATTCCTTTAAAGGATATAATATTACCATTTATTAAGTATGATAGTCCTATTCTAAATAGGGTACTAGAAGATATGAAAAGTCAAGTAGTATCTCCAGGTAGAAAAGGATATGAAAATAACTTTGTATTTGCAGGCTTACGTTATACTGTAGGAGTAGGAGGAATTCATTCTAAGAATGATCCTGAAATAATTATTCCTAAAGAAGATGAAATGCTTATAGACATCGATGTCGCATCTCTATACCCAAGTATGTTAATTGAATATGGATTCTATCCTAAACATTTAGGACCTGAATTCTTAGAAGTATATTCTCAAATTAAAAATGAGAGAATAGAAGCAAAACATAATGGAGATAAGGTAAAGAATGAGACATTAAAGTTAGCTCTAAATGGTTTATCAGGAAATCTACAAAATGAACATAATTTCTGTTATAGTCCTGAAGCTGTAATGAAAATTAGAATTAATGGACAGTTATTATTACTTATGTTAGCTGAGAAGTTAACACAAGTAGGATGCCGAATCATCCAAGCTAATACAGATGGTTTATTTGTATTACTTAAGAAAGATAACTATCAACAGATTAACACTATTTGTAGAAATTGGGAACAACTTACTAAACTTACTCTTGAAGAAGAACGTTTTGAAGCTATGTACCAATATGCTATTAATGATTATATAGCAGTAACTACATTATATCCTGATATGAAGAAAAGATTTTTATCAGGAGAAACAATAATAAGAAAATCTACAAAGAAACCTTATACCTGTATTGAAGAAATACAAGAAGATTTCATAAAAACAAAAGGAATGTTCATTACTAAAGTATTGTTAGGCAAAGGATTATCTGCAAAGATAATTCCTGAGGCTATAATAAAGTACTTTGTAGATGGTATACCGGTTGAACAAACTATTAAAGAATGTAAAGATATTAAGAAATTCTTAATGTCCGAAAAGACTGGTAAACAATGGCATGTTGAATATATGAATAAAGAGCAACAGAGAACTAATCGTTTCTATGCATCTACTAATGGTGGATATTTATGGAAATGGAAAGATACTGGTCATAAAGAAGGTGAAATTATAACATATATTGAGCCATACGTAGGAGAACATAAATATAAAGCTTCTGCAAGACAGTATCAGAATATGCTTACTGCATCTGGTGTTACTCTTTTAAATAAATTTGACGATAAACCAATAGAAGAGCGTAAAATTAATTATAGATATTATCTTAGAGAAGCTCTTAAGATAATTGAAGAATTACAACCAAGACAATTAGAACTGTTTTAACAGAATCTAACATATCGTATCAAATTCTTATAAAATTGTCATAAACTTTAATGCTTATGATACTAGAATTAGATACATCTCTATTAAACAAATTTAGTATATCAATTAATCAATTAGTATTTATTAGCCTTGTATTGAATGATAATCAAATAAATAATCAAGACATTCATGAACTTCTCAGCCGAGTTAATGAAGAAGAAATACAAGACTTAATTCAACGTAACATTATCGTAGTTACTATTTCTGACGATAATAAAATTTATAGTCCTTCAAAAGAACTACTTGATTTCATTAAAAAGAATGAACAGAGTATGTTTGACGAGTTCTATGAAGTATTTCCTATTTATGTAACAAGACCAGATGGAACTAGAGGTTTTCTTAGGTCTAACGTAAATAAATGTAGAAAAGAATATAACCGTATTATCGGTAAGTCTAAAGCTATGCATGAGCATATTCTATCCTGTTTAAGATATGAGATAGATGATAAGTTGCAGACAGGTAAAATAGGTTATATGAAAACTATGTGGAAATGGCTTACTCAACATGAGTGGGAATGTTACGAAGAGCAAATAAATGAACAACAAAATGCAGAATTATATGGAGCAACAGTTATTTAAGACACTACCGTATAAGACTATTGCTGAAGTAACTAATGAATCTGTTAGTTATATTCAAGCAAGAAAGGATAGAACTATTATTCCTCTTAAAACAAGATGGAAAAAGTTCAATAGAGTTTGTTGTGGAGGATTAGAACCAAACATGATTTTAACAATTGCAGGAGGTTCTGGATCTGGTAAATCAGCATTTGCAAATACGCTTGAAACTGATTTAATTGATCTTAATACAGATCAAGAAATTGTAATTTTAGATTTTTCGTTTGAGATGCTTAGTTATAGACAAATAGGTCGAAAACTGAGTAATCGATTAAGACGCACTACCTCGGAATTATATAGTGCAGAAGACAGTATAGATGATGCTACATTTACTAAAGTAAAGGAAGAAGCAGAACGTATTAAGAAGTATCAGATATATTATATAGATACTCCTAGCACTGTCGAAAATATCGAAAAAACTATAGATTATTTCCACGAAACAATAGCCAAAGATAAATGGTTAATTGTTATCCTAGACCATGCTTTATTAGTTGAAGGAGATACGGAACGTGGAACAATAGTAGATTTACAGAAAATGTTTATTCGTAAAAAGAAATTATCTAATACGAGTATTATACAGATTTCACAGATGAATCGAAATATTGAATTGCCTGATCGTATAAATAATCCATCTATGCATTTTCCGTTGCGTAGTGATTTAGCTGCATCAGATGCTATATTCCAAGCAAGTGACTATGTGATAGCATTATCACGTCCAGAATTACTTAATATTCAAAGTTATGGAGTCAATCGCTTACCTGTGAAGAATAAGGTGTATCTACATTTTCTTAAAGTAAGAGATGCTGGAGAACCTTGTATATTAGAGTTTGACAATGAACTTAAGTATGGTAATCTGATAGAAACTGAAGGAAATACTACTATGCAGCAAAATGTAGTATTTAACAATAAAAATAGGCTGAAATTATGAAAAAGACTTTTACAATAACTACCCCGAATGCAAAATGTGATCCGACTGGTGAATATAAGAATTATCTTTTGAAGCGTTTGCTTACTAGTTATCCAGAATTAGTTATTGACGGTATTGATACTAAGGAAACTCCGTTTAGTTATCAGTACATTGGCCCGAACAACAAGATACGTTTTGGTGCTGATTTATTTTCAAAGTGTGACGTTGCTAAGTATGTGGATTGCAAATATTGCCCATATGCTACACCATATTATCCTGCTGAAAAAGTAGAAAATTATAATTTAGCAACACAGTTTGCTCTTGCAATGAAACGTTTAGACGATTATGCAAAAGCAAAACGTAATTATAAACCTCTGTACGATTTTCGATTAGCAGATGGAACTCCTGTTAAGGAGTATGGAAATTTCATCCAGGTTGGTTATAAACTAATTCCGAAGTACGATCTTAGTTATTTTAACACAATCAACGATGAAGAAAAAACTATCATTAATAACATTATTATTATGATTAATAATACTGAAATTAATGCAGAACTTAATATCTAATAACTTTTACTTTACATAATACAAATTTTAACATAATTTATCATAGACTATCATATCAAGTAAAGTAGTATAACCTATTTAATATGTTAATACTACCAACTGAAAAAAATATACCAAAAGTACAAAATCCTAGATTTTTAATACTTTTTGGAAAACCTAAAGCTGGTAAAACAACATTACTTTCTATGCTTGAAGGATGTCTTATAATAGACTTAGAAGGAGGTTCAGAATTTCTTGAAGCTCTTTCTATTCAAGCAAGAAGTGTAAGTGATTTAGGAGAAATTGCTAACCTAATACGTCAAAAAATTACTGAGACAGGTAAGAAGCCTTATAAGTATATTGCAATTGATAATGCAACACGCTTAGAAGAGATATGTTTACCATATGCTGCTACACTTTATAGGCAAACTCCTATGGGGAAAACCTTTAAAGGAGATGATGTAAGACAGCTTCCCAACGGATCTGGATATCTATATCTTCGAGAAGCAGTAAAGAAAGTAATTTTTATGTTTAAAGAGTTATGCGATAACTTTATTCTTATTGGTCATACTAAAGATAAGATGATTAATAAGGATGGTGAAGAGCTTACAGAAATGGCAATAGATTTAGTTGGAAGACTAGGTGATATTGTTTGTGGTGAAGCAGATGCTGTAGGTTATGTCTATCGAAAAAAGAATGAAACTCATATTTCATTTGAAGGTGGAGATAACTCAGTACGCGAAGCAAGAGCTCCTCATTTAAGAGGAAAAAACATAGTAATTGCAGAAAGTAATGAAAACAATGAGATTACTACTCATTGGGAAAGAATTTATTTACCAGAATAAAAAGATTAAGATATGTATAGTAAAGAAAGAGCACAACAGATAACAAAAAATGACGTTAGATTTATTCCTGCAGGCATTCATGAGAATGTACAATTAAAAAGTGCACGTTTAGCAGAATCTCCTACAGGTAATAAGTTTCTTGAAATTGTCTTTGAAAAAGATGGGGCAACCTTAACTCAGACTGAGTGGAAACCTACGAAGTTTGAAGGTATGGACGAAGCAGCATTACAGAAGAAAGAAGATACTCAATTTTCTCGTATGATGCAAATTTTGCTTTGTTTTTATAAAGATGAACAATTGATTTTCAATGGTTCTACATTTGAAGAGTTTGCTACGGAAGTAGTTAACTATTTAAATAATGCAGATAAGTCTAAGTTAGTAAGAGTAAAGATTGTATATAACAATAAAGGATATACTACTTTGCCTTCATATGCAAAATATACATTTATTGAGCCTATGATCTTACCCGATGGTATGACTTCTGCAATTGCTAAATTAGGTATTGACAATTTTGAAAAGCCTATTGTAGCAGATGTAGAAACTCCTGTAGATACACTTGATAGTGTAATTAAGAATGAAACAACTTCATTTAATACAGGTAATTTAAACGATTTGCCATTTTAATAAATAAGGTTTAAATTAAATGCCTACGCTAGGCTAATATAGCGATACGAGAGTGTGAGTAGAGTCTAACGAAAGCACTCTCGTTTATTTTATGTCTAATTAAAAATCAATTTAAAATGCGTTTATCAAAATTCATAAACAAACATTTCTTTAATAAAGACATAGATACAGTAGATCCTAACTACACGATTGAAAATATCAATGTAGATAAAAAGCGTGACGAGCTTAAAGAAGGGGATGTAATCTATGCTGCCATTTCTACTACGATTAAAGAAAATGGTAAGAAAAAAAGATTGAATCAACGAAAGGATCTTTATATGCTTAAAGATTCCTATGGTAAATTTACTTTCGTCGACTATCTTGGTAATGAATATAAAACCTCTCTTACAGGTATTAAAATTATTAATAGTTTAAGTAAGAAACTTAAAGAACAAGAAATAAATAATTTATTAGATACTTATGAAAGAGACCTAAAAGAAGCAGAAAGACTAAAGTATCTAGAGGAAAGTAAAAGTTTAGGATTCAATTTTACTGACCTAGAGCCAGAAGAGAAGTTACGTAGAACTGTCAAAGCTGGCATAAAGAATATATGGATGGTTGGTCCTGCCGGTTGCGGTAAGAGTACTATGGCTAGAAATATAGCAGAAGAGATGGAAATTCCATATCTATGTATTAGCTGTGGTATAGGGACATCAGCTACCGAGTTTATTGGTTATAAGTATCCGACGCGTGAATCTACTCGATTTGGAGAGTATTATGCGAAACCATCTATTATATTGATTGACGAGATAACGGCATTAGATCCAGCAGTTGCGCAAATTCTTAATGCAGCGTTAGCAAATGATGAAATTGAGACTACTACGGGCTTAGTTCATCGACATCCGAACTGTATTATTATTGCCACAAGTAATACATTTGGGTTTGGGTGTGATCGTCAATATGTGGCAAATAACCAATTAGATGCGTCTACTATAGACCGTTTTATTGGCGGTATTGTAGAAGTTACGTATTCTGCTAAGTATGAAAGTCAGTATGATTCTGAAGTAGTAGATTATATAAATACTTTACGTAGATTTGCTAAAGAAACAAATTTACGTAAGGTAATATCTACTCGTATGGTTCAAGCTGGTCATACTCTTAAGTATAATCACTTTATGGATTGGAAACAAAGACTAATTATAAATTGGTCTGAAAATGAGAGAAAGACATTAGAACAATGGTTGGAGTCTAGTGATGAAACTCCTGCGAAAAAAAAATCTAGTTAGTTATGAAAGAATTATTATATAATTATGATAGCATTACAGATTTTTACAATGATGCAATTACTCCTACTCCAGAAGGAAATTCTAATGATCTTAACACTCATTTAAAAACTGAAGAAAAAGATTTTAGAGGATTATCTATAGATGATATACAAAAGAGTAAGTATTGCTATCTTAAAGGTTTAGATGGTCTTAAAGAAATAGAATTAAATGTTGATTTAGGAGGTTCTAAACGTAGTTATACTTATGACGAGTTTGATGGAGATGACATGAATTATGATAGATTACTTGAAGGTTTTCCAGCAATGAGAAAACGAGTAAAAACTCATGGAATAGGAAGTGGACGTCTTATAAACGTATATGTAGTAATATCTGAAAATTGCAACATAGGTTATAAAGAAATGCTTAATAAAGCCTATACAGCTATACAAATTGTAGATATGCTTGAAAATATAGGATATAGAGTTGCAATATATGCATGTGATTCTACCAGAGATGCTTATGGTAGCTGGAGAGAAGAAACAGGTGTAATATATGAAGTACGTGTATGTTTAAAGAAACATGAAGATTCTATGAATAAAGGATTAATATTAAATGGTATTAGTCCTTGGTTTTTTCGTTATTATATGTTTGCTCATCAAAAAGGTCATTACAAAAATGGCTGGGGAATGGGGCATGCTATACCACTTAATATAGAGCAAACAAAAGAAAATATAGTAATTAATCATGGTCAGTGTTTATCTAAAGAATCTGCTGATGCAAAATTGAAACAAATTGAAGAATTATTCAAGGTAGATTAGAAACGTTAAGCCATAAAGAGCTATTATACTATTCCTAAAGTATAATGATGAGATGTAATGAATGATAGGTGTAAGTCCTATGATACATATTTATCTTGACAGTTTAGGGAAAATTATAGTCTTTAATATTTTTTAAAGAATTTTATTGTTCTCTGCTTAACTATATGAGAATTCGAGCCTGAGTTGATGGTCAAGTCGCTCTTGAATATAGAACCAAGGGTTTTCTTTATTTTTAGTTAATCTATGCAAACATAGAACTGTAAAAAATAATTTATTATATTAACAAACAATGACAAATTTTATCCTATAGTGTGAGAGCCTATAGGATATACGGAATGTTCTTTAGAAAAGGAAAGATACTAATGTAGTGGGTTCGATTCCCACACATTCCACAATAAAAATCATATATTATGTATGACAAAAGAAGGGTTAAAACCCCTACTAATATTACTTTAGATTATATCTTATCTAAAGTAACGGAGTATGATATATATACTCACTATCTTGGACAATTTAAAGTAGGCGCTATTTATAATAGTCCATTCCGTAAGGATAATAATCCTTCTTTTGGAATATACTATAGTAAGCGTACAAAACAACTTTTGTTCAAAGATCATGGAACGGGAGAATGTGGTAATATAGTTAAATTTGTATCATTATACACAGGTTTAACAAATTATAACGATATACTACAAGATATAGTAGATAAGTTAAATATTACTACTTCAACTAAGCTCGATAGCTCTAAGCAATACATACCTTCTTCTGAGACTGTAATTGGTGTAGTAAGACAAAACTTTACTCTAACAGACATCAATTACTGGTCTCAGTTTCATATTTCAAAGGAAACATTAAAGAAATATAACGTTAATAGTATTAAATATTATTTATGCAATGGTATAGTTAAAGGCATTTATAAACCTGAAAATCCTATGTATGCTTATAAAGTATATAATAACTTTAAGATATATAGGCCATTAGCAGATAAATATACTAAATGGAGAAACAATCTTACAGAGTATGATATACAAGGTTATGCTCAATTACCTAAAAAAGGTGATATACTCTTTATTACTAAGAGTATGAAAGATGTAATGTGTCTTTACGAAATGGGTTATACGGCAATATCGCCTTCTTCAGAAAGTACATTTATTCCATTAGATATATTAGAACAGCTTAAGAGACGTTTTAAGCATATTATAATACTATTTGATAGAGATACAGCTGGAGCAAAAAATAGTCGTAAATTAAGCCTTAAACATGGCTTAGATGCAATGTTTGTCCATAAGAAGTTTAATGCAAAAGATATATCCGATGCAGTTAAATTAAATGGATTTGATGAAGTTAAAAAGTGGTTAAATGAAACGATTAACAAAGAAAAAAGGTTAGAAGAAAGTACGAAATGCAACTCCAAATGAATATGATGGAATTAAATTTCGTAGTAAACTTGAAACTTATACATATAAAAAGCTGAAAGAAGCTAATATTCCAGCACAATATGAAGCAATACATTTTGAACTTATACCTAAGTTTGAATACAATGGTGAAAAGGTAAGAGCTATGACTTACTTACCTGATTTTGTTGGTAAAAATTTCATAATTGAATGTAAAGGACTAATGGGTGATTCATTTCCATTACGCTGGAAGATTTTTAAATATACTCTTATGAAGAGTAAAGCGAACTATAAGTTATACTTAGTTCGTAACCAAAAACAAGTCGATTCTATGATCGATGAATTAAAAACTAAAAAATAACAGATTATGTCAGAATTTATAAAAGCAGGTAATAAGATCCTTAATAAACCTAATGGTTTTGATTATGATTTAATAAATGGAAAAGTTTATAATCTTAAGTATGAACGATATGGAGTTGGTTCATATTTTGAAGAAGATGGATCTTTAAATTTACCAAAAAAAGTATATACTACAAAGGATGATGACATTTTCATCAAACGAGTAAATACTTACTTTGAAAAGACATCAAAGCTGTCCACTGGCGTTATGCTTAGTGGTGTTAAAGGTACTGGTAAAACCGTAATGGCAAAAGTAATTGCTAAAAATTCTAAATTACCAGTCATTGTAGTAGATGAAGATTTTCCTACTAGTCAAATTAATGACTTCTTTCGTAAGTTTAGTACTCCCGTAGCCGTTATTTTCGACGAGGTAGATAAGCATTGGGATACAGAAGACTTATTAGGTTGGCTTGATGGAGTACAAACAAATGCTAAGAAATTAGTATTATTTACATGTAATAATGAAGATCGAGTTAACGAGTATCTTAAAGATCGTTGTTCCCGTGTACGTTATACTCGTCACTTTGAAGCAAACGATAATGTTCGATTCTTGAAAGAAATTCTTAAGGATAAGGGTATTGCTAATGAAGAAATTGATCCTACTTATAATTTCATTGTTAATAACTTTAATTTATTATCTATCGATAATATTTTATCATTTATAGATGAAAAATTAATGTTTCCTGAATTATCTAATGAACATATTCTTAAGGATATGAACATTAGTACAGATTCTGATTTAAAAATTAATAAAGAATCTATAAATAATGAAATTAATGAAGAAGATAATAATGAGGAAAATGATGATGAGTATGATGATGAATATGACGAGGATGAAATGATGGGAATGTTATTATCATCTAAAATATTATTAAATTAAAAAAATAGGCTAGCAGAAATGCTAGCCTTTACTATCCTATGAAAATATGTGGATTAAGCGATATACATGGACAATTTAGAGATATACCAGAATGTGATGTGTTATGTATCACCGGAGATATAATTAATTTAAATGATCAAAGGTCTATAGATGCATCACGACATTGGTGGTATACTAGATTTACTAAATGGGTAAATAGATTACCTTGTAAGAAAGTAATAATTACTCCAGGTAATCATGATTTCTTTTTAGAAGATGCTTATAATAAGTATTATTATGATGAATTAAAACAGGATTTATCAGCAAGAACTAATGACAAATTAGTTATATTAATAAATGAACAATATGAGTATGAAGGTATAAAGTTTTATGGTTGTCCCTATATCAATCCGATAATGTTCCAAGAAGGAAGATGGGCATTTGAAGATAAAGGTATAATGCCAGGAGAAATAGATCCTGATACTGGAGAAGAAAACCAAACAGGAGAAATAATAAGCCATTATAACAAAATACCTCAAGATATAGATATATTACTTACTCATGATAATCCATTTAAAAATGGATTATTAAGTAATGCTCCAAGACCTAAGTTAGCTCATCTATATGGACACTGGCATGATGGAAGAGATTTACGAGAGGTAGGATATTATAATTGTTCATTATTAGACGATAATTATAATGTTAAAAAGAATTTTAAACCCGTAATAATAGATATAATGAAAGAGCAAGAAAAGATAAGTTTTTTAGATTCTCTATCTTTATTAATTGAACCTTTCTACAAATTAAAAGGAGAAAAACCTTTATCTTTAGAAGATATAAAGGAATTCTTTAATATGCAAAAGGAGTTTTATAAAACGCAATTAGAAGATATAATTGCAGAAGATGAAATTCCTTGGGATACTAACTTAGAAATAGAAGAAGAAAATGATGAAGATTGATATTCCATATTATGAAGATAATACAAGAATATCAAATTCTGCTATCGGTTGGTTTCTAAAAAAGGGTCCTAAGTACTTACGAGATATGCTAGACGGTAAGGAAAAAGGACTAGAATTACCTCAGTTAGAAAGAGGTACTATGATACATGAATATATACTTCAACCAGAAGAATTCTGGAAAGACTATGAAATATTAGACTTTGAAATACCTAAGGTAAAACAGCAGAAAGATTTATGTGAGAGATATTCTCAATTAAAACTAACTGATCCTTTAGAAAACGAAGTATCTCTTCTATTAAAGTCTTATAGATCTGCTTATAGTAATAATAAAGGAGCAGCTCAACAAATAAGTGAGGCTAGAGGTATCGTAGATAAATATGATAGCTATATTAAATATCTGCAAATAGGAAGTACAAAGAAAGTAATATCATTTGCAGATTTACACATGCTAGAAACTATAAAGAAAAATATTGAGGATCATATTGCAGCTAATAGATTGCTGTACGATGTTCCTACTACATATACCTGTCATAATGAATTTCATATTAATTGGGAACTTTATGGAATAAAGTGTAAATCTTTATTAGATAGAGTAATGTTTGACCACGTTAATAAGAAAATTATTCTGATAGACCTAAAGACAACGAGTGATGTCTACAATTTTGCTCATTCTGTAGAAACATTTGATTACTACAGACAGATAGCTTTTTACCTTTGTGCTATTACTTGGTATATGATAGAAGAGCTAAATTTAAATCCTGATGATTATGATTTAGAAGCTTATATTATTGCAGTACAAACAAATGGTAATAATGAAGTTAGAGTATTTAATATGTTTAACGAAGAGGAGTTACTCAATCGAAAAAATATTATTGCAAAAACATTAACAGAAATATCATATCATATCAATTCCGGTAATTGGGAACATACTCGTAAATATTACGAAAATGATGGAATTGAAGAACTTAGAACCTAAGACATTAAATGATTTTTTAATTGCAATAGCTATGGATTCATGCGAAGAAGTATTTGAAGTAGATGAAAACATAGTTTGCAATGAAGAAGTTGAACTTTGATAAATATAATAAAGGGTTGCGTTATTATGCAACCCTATTTAAAATAAATCCAATAGTATTCACTTCAGATTTATTTATAGATATTACTATAGATAAAGAGTTTTTAATACTTCAATATAAAACATATCCTAAGTATTATATAGTAAGAAGAATTCAGGAAAATGAATTTTTCTATAATGATATAATAAAAGATGATATAGTTTGCTATAGATTTAGGTTAAAAACTAATGACCAAAAAGCTGATTTCAGTATAATGCAAACTAATGGTACGCAATTTTGTACTAAAGAATTTATATTAAGTATGGCAATACTTTGGAAAGATTATCTAGATAGTTCATTTTATGATACTATATTTTAAGAATTACTCTACACAAAAAAGGCAGGCTTTGTGAAAAGCTTGCCTTTAATTTTTTAATCACCAATAATCTAAGTATCATAGTATCTACGCTTACTTGGAATATCATTTAATTCAATTAGATTTTTGAATGGAGTTATTTTCCATACATTTCTTTCTAATTGAGTTTTACCTCTATAAGCACCTCTAGTTATTATTTTACCCTATTTACTCTTTTCTCCTCTTATATTTGATAATATCAAATCGTAAGGATAAGAAATTACAGACCCAACGTTATCCAATAATGAGTATAGCGGGGTAGGTGTTTTAATAGTGCTATATATATCTACTAGGTTATACGGAGCAGTAGTTTCAAAAGCAGTTCTAGCCATTACATAAGCAAATAAGTTAAGAAGTATATTTCTCTTATCTTTATCTGCCTCTTCTTTTAGAATATTCCTTATTAAAGGATATAAACACATACACAATGCTGCTTCTATCTTCAACTTCTTAATATTAGTTCTATCTAACTCGCTTGAAAAACCTTTATTAAGAAAAGTCTATTTTAAAACAGTAGTAATAAGGTCTGCTCCTGATTTGTCTTTCCAAGTTTGAGCAAATACTCTAAGTGGAGTTTTAAGTATAGCTTCTACTTCTCTTTGAGTTTGATAATCCCATTGTCTATCCATAGTAAAACTCTATTGAAGAATAATAGGGATATATTGTCTATGCATCATACACATTGCACCAAATACATTAGCGCTCATCTAGGCTTTCTGTAAAGGACTTAATTGACCATCTGCAGAACCGGCTAACTATCTGGCAGCATTACCGATAGTAAACTTAGCTTTATCTACAGCTTGTTGATATTCTGGAGAAATAGCAACTATTTTACCAGCACTAAATTTAGTTAAAGCTTTAAATGATTTAGCTTTATTCCATCTCTACTAGGTTTCATCTGTTCTACCATATTTATTATAAAACATTTCGTGATGCATGAATTGTCCATCAATGTATTTATAATCGTACATTACACTATTTAGTATTTGACCTTTTATAAAATAATCAGATACTGAGTATAATCCAAAAGCCCACTACTTCTAAATGACATTTATAAATTTAGGTCTATTAGTATTAGTAAACAAACTATCCATAGTAGAACCAACCTCAAAGTAATCCATATAAGCCATCTATTCGCTCTTATATGTTCTGCTACCAACACTTAAACCGTGTCTAAACAAATCGAATACTACATCTTTAAATGCACTTACTGCATTACCAAAAGTATAATATCTACCGGTCAAAGAATTGACAAGATGAGCATGAGCAGCAGTAAAGAAACCAGTAAACGCACAAGCAAAGTTTAAACCAAGATTTCGTAATGTACCATAACCAGTAATAGTTTTTAACAGTTTGGTTATACTTATCTCTCTGTCTTTAATAGATATAGATAAAGCATTAGTCTTAACATCATATAGATTCATGTTAATAAACTTTTCTGCAAACTTATATATATTAGTATCAGTTCCAAGTTTAGGTTCTTGTTTACCAGTAAATATTCTCTTAATAGAACCTATAGTACTAGTACCAGTGTACTTTCTCTATGATAAAAATGACTTTATATTTTCTACCTCACCTTTCACTTCATTCTTCTGTTTGAAGTTTTCTGCCATTTTAAAATACTGAATAACAGAACCTACCATATCTGCTGATATAGTAGCTGGATCGTCTAGCTGTTTAGTAAAGTATTGAGGAATAAGAGCTAAAGAAGTACCATCAGGAGACGTTAAAACCTTTTTATTTATACCAACATCATCATTCTTTACAGTAGCAGCATCTAATAAATAGTTACCTATAGCAGCAAATGGATTAAACCCTGATGCTTTGAGATGTTTATACAAACTACCTGATATTTGAGGTAATCTATACTTGTTTAAATACTCTAGATTATTTAATTTACTATTAGATTCATCCATTGTGTCTATTAAAGCTTTTCTAAGTTCAGATAACGCTTTATTAGACATTACTTCATTGTATGCCTTACTGTTATCATATATCTACCTTTTAGGCTGATAATACTCGTCATTATCCTATTTGTAGTTCTTATTAACAAACGGAGACTCTGAAGATAATTCAGATAAATTAGAAGAAGGAATAACCTGTATATACTTACTATCTTTAGGAGCAATCTTTGTATACCAAGATTTAGGAGCAGTTCCAGTAGATGTGTTATAAGTATTCGTTAAATAGAATACCTCTGAACTACCAGGAACTTCTTGGTCTTTTGCCAGTGCTGCTGCTTCATCTCTCTTATAAGCTTCAGTAGCTACTACTCTAGCTATCTTACTAAACTCAGTCTTTGATCTCTTTTTTTTAGATGACTTTCTTATATTATTCATCTTAATCTCTAACTAATCTAGCAATCTCTTAGTAGAATTAGGCATTAGTTTAGGATTTACTTCACCAGTACGGTTATCTCTAAACATATTTAAGATAGCTCTCTTCTATCTATTATATTCAGCATATGCTTCGCCATAATCAGCTCTATCTAAGTTAGCTAATTGTTCGTAAAACTCTTCAGTATATACTACTCTGGTATTACGATCCATCCATTTTTTAAATTCATGCTTACTTAGACT